CCTGAAATTGTATATCACGGTGGTGACAAAAAAATTACCAAATTGGATCCTGATTCTATTAGAGGTGGGTTAAGAGCTAATTTAGGTTGGGGTACATATTTTTCATCGAGCGTATATAAAGCTAAAGACTACGGTAAAGAAATTACTAAATTAGATATATCTAATCTTAATATTTTAGATTTAAATGATAAGATAGATGAAACATTAGTAAATAATATCGAACAAATAGCAAAAGAAACCATGGATATTAATATCCATTTAGGTTCTATGTATGATTTTATTGCTGATATTTTTAAAAAATTGATTGGTCGTGAATCTATATGGTATGGGTGGAGAATATTTAGTAATAAAATAAGCTGGGATACAGATAAACTTTGGTCGGAGCTTATTTTAAAGTTAGGTTATGATGGTATGCAGCAAGGACATTATGAATATGTAATATTCAATTTTGAAAAGGCAAATCAATATCTTATCGATGATACAACCGAATTGAATGATATGGATGAAGCAAAGAAAACGGATTATTCAAAGGAGAAATCCCAGGGTTTACATGGTTGGTTTTCAAGAAAAGGTGGCGGAGGATCAAAAGGTTGGGTTGATTGTAATACATGCAAAACTAATCCATCTGGAAGAAAGACCTGCAAAGCCTGTGGTAGAAAACCTGGAGAGAATAGAAAATATCCAGCTTGCAGACCAACACCAGCATCTTGTGGTACGCCTAAAAAGGGTAGCAAATGGGGTAAGAAATCTAATGAGTCTTTGAATGAGTCTTTGGATAGAATGAAAGATATGATTAATTATTGATATCTATTGATATTTCTTTTAATCAAATCTGGATATTTTTTATAATTTATTTTTTCACTATATAAATCAAAGATTATTTCTTTGATCCAAATATTTTCTTCCCACTTATAACACACAAATCTTATAGTTGTTGGTTTAATATTTTTATTATAACTATCATTATAATGAATGTAATATTTTTGACCATTTGGATGTTCATTAATCTCTATTTCAAAATCATCCAATTTAAATACAAGACGGTTATAAGCACCATAACGAATACCGTCTTGTCCGTTACAAAGTTCACTATCGAAATCATTTTCAACATAAACAATAATGTATTCTAAATCCAATCCAAGTTGTTTGGATAGTAGATTAGTTGGTGTTAACTCTGTTAATTGTATTGATTTTTTATTATGCAAATCAACGATAATATCCTCATAACAATAGAATCTTTTATCATCAGAGTATAATACCTCACCAGTATGGCGTATACCTAATAAATTGAAAATTTTGATATTGGACATTTATGTAATGTTATTGATAATTGCTTAGTCTTTTGCTAATTTTTTCCCTATCAGCCTCTTCTCGAAGTATTTTCTTATTATCTTCAAATAATTTGACCAATTCTAAAAATTGTTCATGTGTTATTTCTTCTTTAATTGAACCGCAAGATATATAATATTTCTTAACCACGAAATTTGCAACATAGTTAAATGTATATTCGATTTCTTTCTTAAAGAAAGGGAATTTTTTATCTATGGTAAATTTAGCATCAAATGGTTTACTCTCGTTAACTTTAAAGGCATCAAATATATTGATTGGCGGCTGATCTTCAAAATTTATTTCTAAACAAGACTCTGGTGATAATCTTTTAGATAAATCAAATGTCTTTCTGATTGATTGATACATTTTAGATTTTAAATCTAAGATATATTTGTTTTTAATAGTTGGTTGAATAGAATCAAAATCTATATCACATCTAATCGCATCTGAACCGTAATCATCTACAAAATAACGTTTAATAGATTTCTTTTTTGATTTTGATAAATAAAAATCTTTATCGTTTAAGCAAAATTTTACCAATTTTAATAAATCTGACATATTATTATATTTTATATTAATTAATAAGTGATGTGAAGGTTAGATATCCAAATAAGAATATACAAACAAAAAACATTATATATAATAATGCAAGTGGCAAGTCTTCAAGCCAGAATCGAGATTTTCTCATATGGAACCATTTTTTTCGTTATAAAATTTAATAAAGGCATTAACACCATGATAGGCATTTTCCAAGAAAGAATCATAAAAATCTGAATCAATTATCATTTTCCAGTTTGATGAATATACTTGGAATTGTCGCTTTGATATAGTTGGATGATAACCAAGTGATTCAATTTTTTCTAATACAGTAAATAATAGATTCCAATCCTTATGTACAGGATATGTTTCATCAAAATTATCAAGAAGGGTATCATCGGTGATGTAACCCATAAATTTGGCAATAAGTTTATTTTTGTTCATTTTTAATGATTTAAAAAATCGTTTGTTTCATCCTCAGTTAAAAAGATATTAAGATAAGGTTCAATTGCTTGGGCATATTCGGTGAAGTCTTTAAAGTCTGATTTATCAATCTTTCCAAGATTATAATAATCCAAATCTGTTGTATAATCAACTGGTGTGAAACCACAACCGATCCAATCAGGAGTTGCCAAAAGGCAAAAACCTGGAGCGCCATTGCACCACCAGGTCATAACACCATTGAAGTCCATATAACATTCCCAACCTTTATAGGTTGCTTTTACGAATGTATCTAACCAAGTTTCGGTTGTTGTATTGTTTGATATGTTCATAAGATTTTGTTTGAGAACATAAAGATATGAAACAATTTTGGAACAACCAAATTTATTTTTCAAGAGCAGCAATCTTTGCTTTTATTTCATGCCACTCCTTTTGTATTTTATTGGTTTCATCAATAAGTTTCAATAATCGTGGGTGATTACCACCCATGAACATAGCAATATCCTTTTGAAATTTAAAGTTTTCCCAATAATTACCAGCAAGAATAATCTCAGCCTCTTTTAATGTTTGAAGTTCTGTCATGATTAAACGAAGTTGACCATTTTACAGCAGGTATCGAAATCAAATTCCCTTAGCATTTTATTTGCTTTTGAAAGGTATTCATTGCGAGAATAACCTGGGTTGTCCCATGATTCATAAAACCAACCGCATTGGTCTTCGTGTGCAAAATGACATTGTTTTGAATGAAGCAGGTCAGCCAGACGTTGAGCTGGGCTTAACTTTTTAACGTATTCAAGTTGTTCTAAGAGTTCTTTTTTCTTAGCTTCCAATTCTTGGATTTGTTTATTAATTGATTCTAATGTCATATTATTTATTATTAAATTAATTTAACTTTTTCGCCATATTCAGTGAGTGAATAATCAATATCGGATATTAGATTCCTGAAAATCAATGTGCATATTAATGGTTCAATCAAAGTATGAATTTTTTTACCAATTCTGATATGGTAGGTGACTTTATCAAAATCATCTTGCCAAATGAAACTACCGTTGCGCATTGCTTCAATAATATTCTTTTGATATATTGGCAACTCTGTTGGTATCTTTGGATCGTTTCCGAATCGTTGTAGTTTATTAAATTCCATATCTTTTAAAATGCTATTGGTAATTCATTCCAGTTTGTTGTATATGCAGGTGAAACAAAATCACGTCTTGTTTTAGTATTAATGTTAATCATACAAACCTTTTGGTTGGTACACGTTTATGAATATCAGACGATGTTTTTTGTCTAAGTGGTTTCCTGGCCTTTTCTTCCATTTCAATATTGCGTTCCCACATGGCATTTTGTTTGCGCATAACTTTTAAAAAGTAATCTCTGCGCTTTTCATATTCTGTTGCGTTCATAATACAAAGATATGGAAACTAATTTAACTTTCCAAAAGTTTTAATGCCAATCTAAATAATTTTGAATCTGGATTGCCATAAAAATCCCATGGATCGTAAATACCTAATGTTAAAACATATAACATTGCCTCAAAAACAAATCAAACAAATAGTATCAAGCCAAGCAATCTTTTAAACCAACGGAATAAAAATATCATAAATTATATAATTTTTAGAACTTAGAATAAGTTCATTGGTGATGTATGTATCTAAAATATATTACTGTTAATACTAACAATAAATTTATAAATATTCCGAATAATGTGGTATAATATGCCCATTTTTGGTCTTTACAACACACCCTATAAAAGTTTGCCCAAAGTATAAGAGCTATGGTAACAAATATCCAACCTTGCAAGGATTGCCCATTTGCACTGTGTTCTGTCCACATTCTATGTATCTGGGATATGTTTGCACCCTCCAATAAAAAAACCGTAATAACAGGCGTTTTATCGACAATATTTTGATTGTTAATTATATTCATATAGTTGAGAATGATAGGTATATCGCTAACGCAATAACTATAAGGATAATCAAACCAATCGGCAAATCCTCATTCCAAAATTTTTTATCACTCATTAATATACCATTTAAAGGTAAAAAAAACCACCACCATTAGAACTGAATAAGGAAACAAAGCCGCCTTGAGGAACATATAATTCATCGCCAAAAAATCCACGAAGTAGTTCTGGTGTGAATGATATTAACATCGCCAAAGCGAATAAGGTAATGATTCTTAATGAGAGCCATTCCCAATCTGTAATTATTTTTTTCATATTATTTATTTAATCTGTAATTATCGTAAACTTTTGATATTATATTATATGTCCATTTGAACCAAATAATTAAAATCCGCAATAGTAAAACACCTACCATTATTAACTCAGATATTAAAAGATGATAAATAAACATCCAACCAAGAAATGTGAGTATTGAACATGTTAATATTAACAATAAAAATGTTAATAAACCTTTAAAAATTTTGTGTTTCATATATATTTTTATTAATGATAATCTGGTTCGTTATTTTCAACTTCACTATTTATTTCATTTATCCACTTATTGAAGGGTATAATAAATTTATCTTCAACCAAAAGAACGATATAATAAATTCCAGCAAAAGCCAAACCTATCAAACCAATTGGCGTTAAAAAAATCCATGGTTGGTTTTTGAAATTATTAGACCTACTTAATATATCAAAAGCGAAAGCAAAAGCGAAAGCATAAGCAAGAATGGACGAAAAAATACAATAAGGATAAATATAATCCTTAATTGTTAGAAATAAAATTAAGTTTACAACAACATAAATGATATTCCAAAATATAGCACTTATTCTCATATATTATTTATTTAAATATTTCGTATTTTGTTTTGATGATAGTTTTTATCTCAAGCAATCTGGAACCAGTTTGTTGATGAAAACTTTTATTTGCAAGAGCTTTGAACTCATTAGCCCATATGTGTTCCAATTCCTCTTTGGTATTAGCTGTCTTAACCAATTGCTCAATCATATCAGCCTCTCTATAAAACTTTTGAGCATAACGACCAAGAGATAACAACATTGTTCCCAAACTACCCATAACAGTACCTAATGTAAGATAAAAAGCAATTGGGTCTTTAAGATGATTTGATAGTTTATCAGCATTTGATGTAGATAAAAGATTATCCATACTTGTCCATATTAAAAAGAACATAATTGTACATACAATACAAAAAATAACCCATACTTTGAATAGGTGAAGATTTTCAAAAAAGTGATCAAAATAATTGTTTATCTTTTTCATAAATCAAAGATATGCTATGTTTTTATAAAAAACGAATATTTCTTTTAGTAATAGATAACTTTCTTATTCCCAAACAGGTGTGTCACGAACATTATTTGGTAATGAATCAGGGATTTTGCTATGGTCAAGTATTACCAATGAGTCAATATTTTTTTTATAATATTGATCCGCATCTTTATGTGTATTGCATGATGTAAAAATCACAGTCCAAATGAATATTAACATAATAAGGAGGACTAAAGCTAATGTATTTTGTTTCATATATTTTATTTTTGATTATAATACTAATAAATCTACGCTGAATATTCTATCTTCATCAGTACCGATTGTTTTTATCTGAACCTTTTCCAGTTGAAAATCGTTCACAACACATACTTGATTGAAATCATTTAAGATTGCTTCTATTTGCAATTCTACAGCTATTTTAGCTTGTTGAAATTCTTTAACTGTCATAGCACAAAATTAATATAAATAAAATTACTAAACAAATATTTATTAATTTAATATTTGATGCGTAAGTTTATTCCAATCTTTAGATTTGATAAGTGTTTCATGAAAAGCGTATCTTATTTTCATGTTATTAACTTTACCAGTATCTTTAAGTTTATTATAATCGATTTTAAGCAATTTGCAGACCTTTCTGAGGCCTCTGGTTGCTTGTGGGTAACTTATGTTACGAAAATCTTTCCATGACTTGTAATGGCTTTCTAATTTGATTCCCTTTGCCGTTAAGTCAAAGCAGTATTTGTAAATAGCCATGGCTAAATCGATGTTTGTTTCCAACTCATCAGCATTTTTGGGCATACCAAAGAAACGAAACTCAATTGTACCGAATTCTGGTCTTACAGTTATTGCCCATTTCTTTATATCAATACTAAGATTGGCGCTACGCATCAAACCATCTTTTTTTATTTGAACAATATCTTTATTCAATGAATTATTGATAATGTTATTGATGGCATTTAAATTATCGTTTGGATCATTAAATGTCCATGGAATCCATGGATTATTGATTATAAAGGTATTGAGATTATGAACAAATAATGAAAATGGAGCAAAAAATACTGAAGAGGTTGGTTCCGAACCCATGCCCAATTTATTTAATGTTTCATCGGTGTGATTAAATATCTTTTTAAGCCACAAATTCAATTCTACACCATATCCTAACTTAGTGAATATACCAGTATAGTCTATATGAATATGTCCGCCCCCTTCAAAATTATTATTAAATGAACGACTTGATTCTATATAACCATATTCATCCATTAATTTTGATAACTTGGTGAATTGATCAAGCAATAATTTTTTATTCACAACCTTAACAGTTGGAATTTCAATATTATATGGGTCAACATCAATCTCTCTGAATTGGTCAAGCTTAGCAAATTTGGTCATGAACTTTTTATTCTTAGTAAGTTCAGTTTTGTCTAAGTAAGATCCGTTGTCATCAATATTTTTTTGACGTTCCTTATTCTTTAATCTCCAGGTTGATTCAAAACCAAACCTAATATTTTTTGGATATTCAATTAACATAAAATCGTTTTGTCGTACAAAGATACAACAAAACGAATTAGCAACAAAATAAAATTTGGGATATTTTATTTTTTGATGTTTTTATTTTTTTCAGTGTTTAGGGCTATCTTATCAAGATTATCGATAATCCATCTTAACATCTCAAGCTGGTTATCGCCATCCATATAAATTTTATATGCGGCTGGGAACCTTATCTTAAAGTTCTCAATTGTTTTCTGCGTTTGATCCATATAATGTTAATGTGTTATTAGTACCATTAGTATAATAATAAAAGTTATATATATCATTATGAATTGATATAGGTTTTTTATCGCATTTGGCTTTATTCTTAATTGGGTTGATGATTCTGTAAATAAAATCAAGCTTCTGAGTTTTATCCGAAGCCTTTTTCATTGCTGTCTCATAAAATTCACTGCCAACATTTGTTCCTAACCATTGCAACATACTCATTGCGACCTTTATCTCATTGTTGGTCAAATAACCCCTGGGATGATTAATGATTTTATTGAGTGTGTGTTTCGATTTAAATTGATTATTAAATTCATCAACCAAATAATGTTCTGGTATATGCCATATTTGACCATATTCATCCTTCATTTCAAGTCTATTGGTATTGAAACCAACAAATTTCCATTTTTTCTGATTCATATACTAAAAATTAAAATCAAAACAATCGTTTATACTATCAGCATCACCTGGCATTAATCCCCACTCATCATCATCACGATCACCACCAGGATGATGTTTACATAAAACGGTTTCATCAAGATGGGATTTGAATTGCTTTGCCCATTTATTGAAAGCAAAATCTGGAACATGCATAATCTTGCCGCCACCAATATAAGTTAATGATGCATATGTTTTTTCATCATGTGTCATTTCTTCTGGCACATCAATATTTTCCAATTCTTCACCATCATTCTTTAACATACGATAATGTTCTCTTGTGATATCATTGGACATCTTCTTGAGGTCTTTGGATAAATTAAAACCTTTGTCATGGAGCCAATAGATATATGATCTATCTTCATGAAGTGTTTCAGCCATTGTTTTATCCTTATGTTTACCAAACCATAATTTGGTTTCTGGTTCAAGACGAACCCTGAAATTAAGCAGAAATTCTTCATCCCTATCTTTTGGAATGAAGACTTCACCACTATCGATATCCAAATACTTGTTATCTTTGTATATTAAATGTCCCATATTATTTAACTAAGACTTCTGTGTCAACAACATACATTTTCCAATCAGGTTTATTCTCCTTATAATACTTCTCAATCTTGGTCATGGCTTCTTGTCCACTTTCCGCTTCGACTGGGTGTATTTTTATTCTTTCCTGGCCATATAAATGACCGTGAAGTGTTGGATGAATAAACTTTTTCTTGGCCATTACTTGAACAATATATAATTCTGGCATTACTTATATAATTTATGCGGTCTACCTTGTACCTTTTTTTTATGATTTATGAGAAACTCAGTGTAGGACATATCCATATGTTTCTTTAATTTACGGATAATAGTTAGAACATTTTTGATCTCTGTTTGGTTTTTATTTCTATTAACCATAAGTTCACTCAAATATTCATTTTCGCTTTTCATCTTTGACTTGATATAATTCTTATATGAATTGAATGACTTTTGAGGGTTATTCATATTAATATGAGATTTATATGTAACAGGATTATTATACTCTGGTTTAAATCGCATGATCATTGCGGTTTCAATTGCTCTGGATAAATCAGAATTACCGATTATTGCATATTCACATTTATTCCAATGTTTCTTGTTGTTTGGATTATATGAAGAATGTGTTCTAATTCTTTTTTTAAGATTCTCACTGAAACCAATATAAACGATTTTATTGTTTCTCATGAGCCAATACACACCACAGTTTTGTGGGTTCGTTTTCCATAATATATGCTGGATATCAATACGCCTGTATTGTTCGAATTTAATCCTTTTGGAGCCAACATGCTCTTTTGTTAATTTTTTTATCATTATTTTAATAAGTTTTTGACTCCTTCAACAATTTGATTGAAATGTTGCAAATGATCATGGTTCATATACCAAATGAGCATGATGATTGATAATGCCCATAAGACATTACCTGGGGTTACATATTTTTTCATTAATCAAAAAATTTTTTAAGGTAACTAAAAAAACCCCATATGAATACGCATGTAACAGCTGCAACACAAATAACAACTGTACAAGCCACAGCTGGGTGTAAATGGCTCAATGATTCTATTTCGTTCATATTAATATTTTTTTGACAAGTTTTCAATATCATTTATATCATCATTGCTTAATTGGTAGTAAGCTCTTGATAACCTCATTAGTGCCTGATTGAAATAGGAATACCCTGGGGTATCATTACCATTTACTCTACTGAAAAAATGAATTGTATTATCATTTTCAGATTTATATTGTCTTAATACATCCATGATATCTTCATCATTCATATTATCAATTAAGACTTTAAGAAGTTCTTCTTTATCGCTACGGCTACAATTATATACAATATCATCCGCATCAATATCAACATCTATACTTATACTCATATTATTTATTTTTTAGTGCGTTTTCAAATTCTGATGTTAAAAATTCCAAATCAAAGGATGGGTTATATATAACAATAATTTCATATTTTTCGTAAATCCAGTCACATGCCAAACTCCACTCTGGAGCGGATATTCTTGTAGGCATGGTGTTGTGGTTTTTACCATATGGTTCAGCCAAAACAAATGTTGGTATATTGGAATGTTTTGTTTCATCTTCTATACTGACCTTGTAATGATATCTACATTGTTTATCAAAACCTTTATTTTTTAATAAAAGTGCGAGATTATATGGTACCCATATTTGTTTTTCGTTATTCTTCTTCGTTTTCATTAATTTTATCTTTAAATTTATCACATAATTCTTCAAGAGTATCTGCTAATTTCTCTTGTTCTTCTTCGCTTAGCGAATGAAAGATATCTACTAAAGTGTCACAATAATATTGTACAACAACATAATTTATATTTAAAGGCATAATCTATTTTTCAATTTTTGTGTAACCAGAATTAATAATTACGATTTCATCAGCAAGATAAACATATGGTTTACTTTTTGTTTTATGTTTAAGCCCTTTTGCGGTACATGTAACAATAACACGATCAGTTCTTTTAAACCTTTCTAAGTAATCTAAAGCATTATCATAACCATCAATAACATGTAAACCAGATGTATATTTAGTACCTTTACCATCCATTACATTTTCCTTTATTTCGGCTTTAATAGTTTTTCCTATAGGTAATACCCTGGTGCCACCAATACCATGAAATAATGTAAGGAATTGACCTTTATCGTTAATTTCAACTATCTTGTAGTATATTTTTTTAGACATTATTTATGTTTTTTACAAAATGAACATTGGGGATAATGAAAATATTGTTTGTCTTTACTGTAGTTAGATGTCATGGGTACGGCATAATATTCACAACTATCTGAACCTTTATAGATGGTATATTCTTTAGAATTTACAGTGAAGGTTTTTTCTGTATCATTCGATTTAAAAAAATAGCCATCACATGATGATAGAAATAATAATGCTATTAATAATTTTTTCATAATACTACAATAGTAATAAACAAATTTGAGGAAAGCAAATTTAACTTTCTTGTTCGAAATTATACTGTTTAAATGTGCTAACCATTACTTTTTGTAAAAGATTATTTACGTCAATGTGAATAAGATTCCACAAAATCATATCTATACAACCAGAAACATCCTTTGTTTTCTTAACCCTTTTTTTGTTAAATAAACTGTAATATTCATTCAATTCTACTTCAAGTCCAGTTTCTCTGGCTTCTTTTCCATCTACAGCTTCATAGAATTTTTTATGTTGAGGTAACATAGCTTTTAATTCGTTCATGCGTTTATTTTCATCTTCCGTTAACTCATTCACATAATAATGTTTTTTAATGTTCTCAAAAAAATCAGATTGTCTGATACTTTTATGGAATTTATAGAACCATTCATCTTTCTCAGTTTTGGTTACACCACAAAGTTTATCTAAGTTATGAATAAATGTATACCTATCGTATAAATTGTTAATCATATCTTGTAGCTCATCATCGGTTAATAATTTACTAAAAATATGATAGTAACAAGAACCAATATCCTCATTACAGGCTTTAAGTTTTTCAATAAAAATTTCGGCTAATAATTTCTTATTTATATACATAAATATATTTTAGAATAAAGTAGATAAAATAAATATTAATGTAAATAAACTCATCAACTTTATGAAGAATCTATCCATAAGTGGAAGATCAAATTTAGCTAAGAGCATACTTATGCATAGGACAACAACCCAGGCATATGCGAGAATGGGTATTAAATTTCCCATGATTAAAAGAATAAACCGTGAATCATCCATGAGATACCTAATGTAATCCAAGGTAATAATAACCCAAAAACTATATTATTCTTATCATCTTCTTTATTTGAAGAATAATTAGACCTTATTAAAGCATTCACAAATAAGCTAATACCTACAAACTGAAGTATTGTGAAATGTGGTAATGTAGGCATTGCTGGTAAAATAAACCAATAATACATGACATTTAATACATATCCCCATGAAAATGCGGAATAGATAATTATAAAAAACAAGGCAATGAGTAGTGCAACAATATATGACATAATATTTGATTTTATAAAGTTAAGAATTATTTTTTGAATCTTTTTAATTTTTCTGTCTGTACAGCAAGACACTCATCAAATGTACCATATATACTATCTTCTGTTCTCTGTACACTATAATATTCTGGCATACCATTAACATAGGTATCAGTATCTTTACGACTTACAGATAAATTATAAGTTACCTTGATACCACTGATAGCCATGACAACATTATCAATAGAACTAATTTTTGGTGATACGATTCTTGCTTTCGCATCTGAACCGACAATTGTGTAAACCTCATCACCTGGGTCATATTTTGTTTGGAATATCATATTCTAATTATTTAATAGTACAAAGATAAAACATGATAATGATATAACCAAATTTATTTTGTTTTCTTTTTATAATATCGTTTTACGTCATTAAAATTCTTATGACATGAAAGATGTATTACTATTGGATATTTACCTTTATCAACAATATCATGGTAAAGCTCAAAATTCTTTTCATCAAAAGCTTTGCGCCAATCCATGAACTCACCAGTTTCAGGGTCAAAATAACTTTGGGTATATTTATTACCACCCATAAAGAAATGATCCCATGAAGAAGAACCAATTATATGAAAATTTTCATTATACCAAGAATCTGGTTGATTACCAATAAATCTCATATAATCATAATAATCAATAATGATATTTCCTGAGTCGAAAAACTTTCTTTTTTCTTTACCTTTTTCTTGATAACTTAGTTCTATCGATTCGTATGTGCTTTGTTTTGATTCTTTGTAGTTTATTCTGCTAAATGCCATAATTATAATGATAAGACTAAAATGAATAATAACCAACCCCAACCTTCTTTATTGTTGAAGGCCAAAAATATTACACCAAAAACCATTATTATTTGGAGTAATCTAAGTAGAATGTTTTCTGTTTTCATAGTTATAAAATTTTAACTTCTCGTTCTTCTTTATTTACCTCAATAACAATTGGTTTGTTAACAAAATTATGACCATCATCAAGTATGCAAGCATTTACATACGTTGTGTTTTCATCATAATCAACATTGCGACCAGGGTGAATGTGACCACACATATGAACCAATGGTTTGATTTCTTTAACCCTATATCTCAATTGTTCACAACCAAGATATTCGTTTTGATCAGGTAAATAATCCAACTTATAAGATACTGGTGTATGAGTCATTATGATATCAGTATCAAGTGGTATTTGTTTCCATACCTCATCAATTTCATCACCTCTGTACTTATTAAAACCCCAGCGATCACCATGAAACCACGGAGATACTGGAGAACCCCATATCTTTAATCCATTGATTGTTATATCACTGTTTTCAAGATAATGGATATTACCTGGCAAATTGTTTATCATTTGTTTTAACCAATATGGCTTAATCTTGGGCAATTCACCATTAACATCATCAATTTGGTAATCACCGAACTTTGGGTCAAATGTTTTATCATGGTTGCCGCATATGAAGACAATACCATATGTATATCTATCAACAATGCTTTCAAACCATTTAAATATGTCCTCAACTTCTCCCTTTTTACCAAGGTTGGTTAAATCACCACAATGACATAACAAATCACCATGTGGCAATAAATCTCCATATGCTTTGCTTGTAAGGTATTTATGTTTATTGTGTGTATCTGTTATGCAAACAATTTTCATTTTATTTAAGTTTATATAATGTTCCTATTCTTCCTTTATTTTTGAGGAAAATTTCACCTAAGAAATAATCACCCTTATCTGTCCAAACCAAATATCCACGTGATTCCAAAAATGCTATTTCATCTTTGAATTTTAGCATTGGTTTATATGGAAGTATTTCCCCATAAAATCTATTATTGATAATATTAACAATATTAAGTGGCTTGTTGTTCAAACAAATCATATTGTACCAGTAAATGTTCGATAAATGCTGATGATCTAACTCATCATATTTTAATACCTTGCCATCAAATGTTTTCCATGTATTTTCATGTAATTCATCTTTAGCTGTTTTAGATATATATTCGGTAAAATACTTTTTCAAATCATTTGTGTTAGTTTTACCCAAAATTTTATTAAGCGCTTCTTTAGATAAAGGTAATTTGATAGCTTTATTTGTTGACTCAAGAATCGGTTTGAGATCATCATTATGTACTGATAGACCATCAAATTTTCGGATATGGAAATTCTTATCAATACACCAGTCCCCAATTTTTGGCTTGTCATTAATTACCACATGAAGATCAATGGGGGTATTATTAAACCATTGGGTCGATCTCAAAACATCTTGAGGGGTATCTGGAATATTATACACATTACCTTTGTTTTTGTGCATCATACCAGCAAGTTCATGTAGTGTGAACTCCGTCACATCAATAGGAACCTCAATAATTTCTATTTTCAATTTTGTATCAGGAATTTCATCCTTAACAGAATCAGATGAAATATTAAGCGGATTGCTTTTAAGAAGTTTTATCTTCACACCTATGAAACTTGGCCAAGCACTTCCACGTGGTAAACGTTTATGGTCTTTAGATGTGTATATTTTACATCCTTTGGTATAACTTAAAGCATCAGCTTCAGTTTCAACATAACCAAGAGAAACATATTCTGGTTTGAATATTAAATGGTCATCTTTAATAATTTGAAGTTCTTTAATAAGATACATAAAATTTCTATTTTTTTTTAAAGGTAATAATTATTTTTGACAAAATCAAATTTTATTTCCATTTAACATGTTGAATTTTGTTAACATGGATTTAAAATTCTTTTTATTTGGTTCAAATGCAAATGGATCAGATGTTCCAAACGATATTCTAAACCACTCACTATCTTGGACACCAAATGATTTAAATGGAACCATAGCAAAATTACACTCATTAATCAAAAATGTCATAAAATCATCAATGTTAGTGAAATATTTCTTGTATGGCATCATAATAGTTAGGTAAATACCGCCACCAGGTTGGATATAATCAAACTTACCAATGTTATCTTCATCATTGAGTATATTTATGAACTCTTGTTGCATCATGCTGAATTGTTTTACCTTTTCATCGCAGAATAAAACGTAATCATCATCATCCAGATCGATATCCTTGAGATATCTTGCAACGGCAAGTTGTTCAGGCTTTGGTGCCCAAGCGCCAATATGCGAATATATCTGTGTGGCTTTATCGATGATATAATATGGTGCCATTATCCAACCAACCCTAACACCAGTAGCACAAAGTGATTTAGATATACCATCAGCACATATTAAATATTCTTTGATATTTTCATTAATTAATAATGGGTGTTCAGGTGTTGAGTGTGATAGATCATTATATATTTGGTCAAAGAATATATAAACAGGTTTATAGTTTGTTTCTTCCTTTTTTCTTTTTTCATTTTCAGCTAATACCAAATCGATAATATCTTTTAATTGTTCTTTGGTATATGTTGCACCAGTTGGGTTTTGTGGCGAACATAAACAGATAAGATGAACAATAGAGATAAATTTTTTAATGTCTTTGGCCAAAAGCAAAAAGTTATTTTCTGGCTTTGTAGAAATTTCTATGCTATCAACATCATGTAAAAACGAATAATGGTTATTGTTCCATGACGGTACGGCATATATAACAAGGTCAGAGGGACTGAGTATTGTTTTAAATATGGTATAAATTAATGGTCTAACACCACCGCCAATTAGAAATTCATTGGCACCATACTTATAACCATGATATGATGAATAAAAATCAGATAGAGATTCCCTAAGAGATTGTATACCCTGTGATGGTGGATAATTGGTATCATCATTCTCATAATGATCAATTATCATATTTTTCAATGTAGATGGAATTGGATGATATGTTGGGTCAAAGTCACCGATGGTGTAATTGAAAATATCTTTACTGTTTGGGTTATCTTTGATCTTCTGATTCAAAGCGATTATTTCTGAGCCGATTATTTCTTCAGCAAAATGTGATAATTTGTTCATATTATATTTTTAATCTTCTTTATTATTTTCATAAATCTCATTCGTATCATACCAATCTTCAATGATAAATTCCAAAGTTAAATCAGTTATTTTACCATCCCTTTTATTACCAATTACTTTGATTCCACCAGAATGAACTGTGCTTTGAGCATCACTATCATTATTCATCTCCAAATCTTTAACGGTATTAAATAAATGTCTTGTAGCTAATTTTTTTAATTCTGATATATTGGGAACCCCATCCTCTGCCCAATGCCAGTGCCAATCAAGAAAAATCATGACTTTGTTAACCTTTTCAAAATCAAAGTTATCGATAATGTTATTTATCATAACATAAGGTTTCTTAAGTTCTATAATTTTTATTTCCATAATCTAATATTCTTTAACAACCAAGACCTGGTATTCTTTTATCATCATGATGTAATTCCAAATTGATTTTTTTCATCAACTTAGGTTTAACGGTTTTATAGTGTTTATTATAAAACTTTTTGAACTCTGTCATGTCAACTTCAGGGAAACCATCCAGATTTTTTTCTGTTGATAAATAAGCTTGCATCTCATCATACATTACTTCTTCTGTATAATGGTATTGAACCAAAGATTTTTTGAATTTCTTGATTTTACTTGGAGTTAAAATGGTATTAATGAGGTTATCCATAGTTTCCTTATACTCTGGAATAAGATGATAAAATCCATGAGCAATTTCATGCTTCAATACATCAGATTTCATCTTTTGTGTGCCGATAAGATAAAAAGGGTATTCGCCACCAATATCGGCTATAATGGTGTTATATATACGTTTCATTAAATAATCGTAGACATTTAATGAACCATAATATTTAAAATCAAGTAATATATCTGTTAAAACATGAGATGGTACATTGAAACCAGCAAAGTCCAATGTATAAGAAAATGAATTATCAGAACCAAGAACGTATCTACGTTGTTTGCTTGTTGCATACCAACGCTTATATAACTCAAGGTCATAAGCTTTATTTCTTACCTCTGGATTAGGAGATTCGTAGTACTCCTGATACCTAACAAATAACATAGATAGGTCATACATGGATGGCATTTCCACACAATACAATCTATCAGCAATCTTGTGTAAGTTAAACTTTGGATTAAATTCGAGAGAGTTCTTATTTGCTTTCATGTTACAAAAGTAATAAATTATAACAAGATGCCAAAATTTAATTGAACTATTTTGATATATTTTTTATTATAATACCGAATCGTATAACCATGATTGGTCAACCGATATATTGGTATCATAAATACATTCCTCGATCTCAATTTTATCATATTTGATATTATAATATTTGAGATATCTTGAAATCAACATCATATTTATAAAAAACATAAAATAAAAATAATCCTCACTTTTACGATTTCTGTAAGTTATCATTTGATAATAATGAGTGTCATCTTTTTTAAACACGTTTTTACTTAAATGATACGATAGGCTTTTGATATCATTTTTATGGAAATCTAAATCAAAACCAATGGGTAATTTTAACCTAAAATGAGTTTCATAATATAAATGGTCTGGATGTTTTTTTCTTGTCATGCAGGGCTCTATCTCAACCTTTTGGCGGAGAATAGTGTAACCGATTTCCTGTAACTTGCAAACAATACTATCCAATTTAGGTTTATAATCATCTCCAGAATGTTTGGATGAGGTCATAACCTGGTTTTCAAAGTTATTGTTGTTCTCAGTTTCAATGACAATAGCTTTAAGGCCAATTGATTCACAATCGGATTTAAATTTATCAATATCAGTTGTATTGACCGTTATATGAATCTCATAGTTCATTTCCTAAAACGATTTTTTATGGCTTGAGTGGCAAAATATGCCAGCAACAATATAATAAGTATATCAAAAATTGTCCACATCAATGAGAATAAAAAACCAATGATGTGTGGTATAACCATTAATAATATAATGGCACATATCATAAATAATGCAAAATATCTCATATAATTAAGATTTAAAAGTTAACCAATCACCATCACGCTGATCGCTATTCCAAACAACATCTTTCCACCCAGCTTTTTTGTATCTCTCAACAATTATTTTGTGATGCTCCAAAGTATAACCAGATGGTATAGAATCTATTGCTAAAATACCACCTAAACTTAATTTTTGAGATGATAATATTACATCAAATTTCTTTTCGTAAAAATCCACTTCTTTAAGAAAAGCTTCATTTAAACTATTTGGTGAAATTGCCATGATATTTATTTTTTATTATACAAATTTACTTCTTTTTTTTATTTTTTCCAAGTTTTTCTTCTTGTTTTTTTCTTTCAACTTCTTCTTCGTGAATGAAATTGCTTAATGGGTTATCATAAGCAGTTAAACATATCATCAATTGTGTTATAGCTCCATTACAACTATAAAAAGCTGCCCAATAACCCTCCTCACTTATTTCCCTGGGATTGGCATTACGCATTGCATTAATTTCATTGAGACGTTTTTGTTGTTTTCTTATTTGATGCAAAAGTTGTCCCTCAATTAAGAAAGCTTTAGAATCTTTAGTGTTAGTAGTCATAATTCAAATCAATTATAGTTTTACTTAGTTTATTTAAAGCAATCTTTTGATATTTTTTATTGAAACCAGATACATTCCTTGGGCTTGGTAATACATGAACAAAATGATTCCTTTGTGTATATAACATATCAGAATCATCATCAATTATAATATAATTTTCAATATTAGATTTTTCCATATATTTTAATTGTTCTTCCTTTGACCAATTAATATGGTGAAAATGTAGATGTTTTTCCAGGAATGCTTCAATTTCACACCCTCTTGGTATTGTGCTATTATAGCCAATATGGTAGGTCTTTCTACCATCAATCCATAAATGTGGTGTTGTACCAATAACTTCCCCAACAAAATCCCTATTTTTCCACATATGTTTTATACAATTCAAATTAGCATCATAGGATTCTGTTATAAAGCTGGTAAAACGTTTTGAACTGGATATAACAATCTTAGCATCAGTCTTGCTTATAAGTTCATTAAGCAATTCAGTTGATTTAGGACAAAACATTTCACCCCATTCATCATTCAAATCAAATCTGGCCTGTATTCTTTTGCTTTTGCTTACCTTATGATAAAAAGCTTGATGATTTAATACGCCATCGATATCCAAAAAAATCACTTTCATATTTACAAATATAAGAAATGTTTTTCAAATAACCAAAAAAAATAAGCACTAAGAATAGTGCTGACATTTCTTTTAATAAAGACTAATTTTTTATTACCATATAAATAATGGTGCAAACCAAACTGGAGATACATAGTAAGGATCATAGTATGATTCATAGTAAACCACCTCTTCCTCTATAACCTCGATGGTTTCAGTTTCTTCAACAGGATTATCATTGTTGATTAAATCTTGCTTACGCAATTCTGCTTCTTGCTTGATAAGTTCAATCATAAGTTTTGAACCCTGTTCAACAATATCTTTGATTACATCTTCACCACCAAGTTGTTCAATTGAAATTGCTGTCTTAACAATATCATCAATTTCCATCCAGATATCATCCGATAATAAATCAATTTGCCAGCCTGTTTTGGTAGTGTCAAAACGATTTTCATTTATGAAACTCATGAAAACAATCTCGAATGAGTTCATTTTTTTGAACCTTGAAACGGCTATGCGAACATCATCAAAACGTTCATCAACCTTATATGCATCAAACTCAGCATCTGTGTTGAAATCAAAGTATTTTGCAAAAGCAAACTCACCTTTTTCCAAGTCAACAAATGAGAATATATCATATATCTTGAGATATTCCTGATAACGAACCATGAATGTGTCAAACACTTTTTTACCCAGTTCAGTTATGGTGTATTGGTCACCAGTGATCTTAACATAACCTTTGGATAATAAATCAATGAACAATGGCTCAAGAATATGATCATCTTCATTCATAATCGTTTTAAATTTGCGATTATTGTTAAGTATTTCATTTAACAATATAATCGCCTGAAAGGTTTTAGCTTCGTTAGTACTCATGATTAATTAGCTTTTACTGTTGTGTATTAATTAGCTTTTACTGATCCGTTTCTTTTATTTTTTAATGCCGCAAGAGCATCAGAACCAGAACTTGAACCAAGAACTTTATCGATTTCTTGTGCAGAACTCATTGTAGAGTCGCTAACTTCCGCATATGCTTCAGATGTAAGTGCTGTTTGAGATACCTTTTCTTGCATACGTTTCATTGTCTGCATTAAACCATCGGTATCAACACTTGACATTGTTTTGTTGATGGTAAGAGAAGCATCGGCGATTTGCTTTTCAGATTTAAGCATCTTAACATCAGTTTCGGTCTTGGTAATGGTATTACGTAATTCCTTGATAGTGGCATCAAGTTTAGCCAATTTAGCTTCCTGAGTTGTGGCATTTTTGGCATAAGTTTCAGCCTGTGTTAATGCGTTTTGGTGTTCAGTTGCGGCTGTTTCTGCCAATTTGGTTAAATTCTCAACATCAGCACCAGGTTGTTCCATTTTATCAAGCAATGCATTTGCTTTGGTTTCCCATTCATCAGCCTTTGCTCTGAATTTTGCTTCATCAGCACGAAGACCAAGAACCATAGCTTTGATTTGTGCTTCACCTTCGATACCTTGTTGCAACTTTGTGCGTAATTCACGAAGGATCTGGTCTGCCATCTCAACTGGGTTTTCCAGTGTATCGGCAATAGTGTTGGCTTTAGCCTTAAAAATTAGAGCAAGACGTTTTCTGAAACTTACTCCGAGTATTGCAAGCATACCACCTACAATAATTAATGCAATCATAAAATTTGACATAGTTTTTATTTTTTTTTACAAATGTACGTATTATTTCAGTATAAACAAAGTTTTATTCAATTATTTTTTAAAATCGTAAATAACATCAATAAAATCATCCAAATCCAAACGTAACTTACATCAGTAGTTTTTAATCAATAGGGGGACTTCGAAATCCCTTGAACAGGTACTCCTATTGAAGTTTGTAGTCAGGGATGGATTCGAACCATCATAACTCAGTAAAAACTGCTGCGTTGTATAATGTTGTTGGTAAGTTATTCTTGCAGTAACCCAACATACATGCGTCTACCAATTCCGCCACCTGACTATTTCACTTTTTTAAAGAGAAGTGTAACTCTGGGTCGTAAGTGCCACCACCAGTTTTAAAGATTAAACTGGAACTATTATAACTCACCGAGGGGTTCCCAATTCTCCACCCTATACTTTTCAGTCCAATACTCCCTATATGTATTGTTAAGGATTCACTGACTACTGAACGTGCAATTTATTGATCGTATCTTCTACACTATGTGAGTTAATATCTTTAAACTATTCGCCAAAAAAGAAACTTCAATTGCGCCTGATAAAACTTTTTTGACTTGGTACTTACTCTATTATAGGCTCCCCAGTCCTGTCTAATAATTTGCTGATACTTCATTTCCGATTACTCTGTTTAGAAAGTGGAACCGTTAAGGTAGCCATCGCAACTCGGACAATTACTCAACATGTTTTTTATAATAATTTATTTTGCTGAGATATTTAACATAGTACCACCAGAACCTGTCATAACATTAGGTAGTTTACCATCCCAGGTGCTTGCTTTGATATACTCAACATATGTTGGTGTTACAACTTGTTGTTTCAAACGAATAGCAGCGGCTTCACCTGCGGCTGTAATTACCTTGGAAGCTGAATCACCACGAGCATCAGCAATCTTTTTATTTGCTTCAGCTACAGACATTTGCAATTGCATAACCGATGTTTCAGCATCTTGTTTAGCTTTAACCTTTGCATTGATTGATGCCGCTAAGTTTGCATCTGTTGGGCGAGGTTGTGATGTAATATTGAAACCATCCACAATGAAACCATCGTTTGCAAGTTTTTTGCTAATGTTGTTGGCTACATCATGTTCATAGGCTGGTAAATTAGTAAGTATGCTATCAACTGTTATATGACCTGATACATCTTGCATACAACCACGAACAATGTTCTTAATATACTGATTTGTAATTGATTCAAGATCATCATTTCTCCATTTAAGATAAATGTGAGATGCTTTAGTTGCATCAACATGATAGTTTAAACCAACATCAACCCTGAAACCAGCACCACCTTGACAAGCAATTGTAATAGCTTGAAGACCTTCTTGACCTTCATTTTTTGCATCAGTCCATACCTCATGTTGCATGGTTGTTGGTATAGTTATAATTTGGCTTTGGCCAGGGAAAAAGAACTGCCAACCAGTTAATAATGGCAAACTATCCAAACCACGATAGTTACCTGAATTGCTAATCTTAAAACCAGCCTCTGTTGGGCTAATTCTTGTACAAGATTCCATTGAAATACTTGTGCTCAATATAAGGAGTAGAGCTACTCCGTAAGTTAACTTTTTCATTATTTATTTTTACGCTTTAGATATTTGTGATAAACATATTCAATTGGTAAACCAAAAGAAATGATTAATAAAATGTGACCAATTATAAAGGCAGGTGTGGAAGCCATATTCATCAATATGAATGATAAATCTGTGAACCCAAGTATTACAAATACTATTAAGGCTATCAACGCTATTTTAAGCGTTTTTGATTGTTTAATGCTTTTGAAGTTTAACATTTTAATGTTTTTTGTGGTAACAACCAAGTTCATTTCTGTGAACATTTTTTAAATGTTTTTTTGTGGATGAACATGATATAATCATACAAAAAGAAATTGCAAATACAATAATTTTTTTCATATATTTTTATTTTTAACGTCTACGGCCACCGCCAAATGAAGAACGCCCACCTCCGAATGAAGACCTGCCACCACCAAAGGATGACCTGCTCGATGAAAATCCTGAAGAAGACCTTCCGAAACCACCACTACGAACAGGGGCTGATGTATTACGCACACTGAATGAACGTTGTGAGGTTGTTGGTGAACTTATTGATTGACGAGGGGTATAAGATGAAGCTGGACGATATCCGCTACCGCTACGATAGTTAGATGTCCTATAGGTATTGTGGTAAACATTAGTTGTGCGATATGTTTGTCTGTAATATGGTCGAGAATAACCATAACCATAATAAGAACGATATGGATGGTAATAGCGAGGATAGTAACCCCAGTGGTACATTGGTACATAGTATGGGTGCGGATATAAGAAATAAGACATGAATAACCAATCACCTACAGTGTAGTGAGAAGTGTACATATATGTATTTCCGCAATATGCTTGATTACCAGCAATTTGCATTGTTTGTTGTTGGGGATTAACAGTTAGGGTTGCAACTGTTACAGAATTGGTTGCACTTGTTTCGTCAACAACGGTGAGTGTATGATTGGCTGATTCGACAACTTTAAGATAGTCGATGTTACCATCATTGTTAAGATCAAGATTATTGATCTTGTTGTTTGATTGGTTGATTGCTTGTTCTATTGTTTGCGGATCCTTTGTATTCTTCAACAAATTGGCAAATTCATTTACATCGAAACCTGGCACATTTGCGGTTTGGACATCAATGTTACTTGGTTGGGACTGATTAATAGTGACATTGTTAGTTTGTGCGCTAACTTGTGGTTCACCACATGAATGTAGTCCGAGTGACAATCCTAAAAAGGATGCAATAAAGATTATTTTTTTCATTAGATTTAAATTTAGAATACAAATATAGAAACTCTTTTTTTAAAAACCAAATTTATTTTTAAATAAATAAATTTGTTGTCGTAATCTCAAAAAATTTGAACTTAAAATCATGATGTTTTAGGATGAAAGATGCATTATCAAGTTTGATAATTTCAGCATCAGACAATTTTACTGTCAAATGATAATCATCTTCCATTGAGTCAGGTAAATAATTAGTATCTTCCCTACTTATGATTAATGCTTTATCACTTGGGGTCATTAGGATGTCCCTACATTTATAATCTTTACCACCAGATTCTTCATAAACCAAGTATTTCTTTGGCTCCGACCTTAGATTCAAATATTTACCAACTGTTAGCGCATCTTCATTGAATAGGTTCATTTCCTTAATCAAGTTAACCAATAGGTCAAATGTACACATGTTAATCATTTTGAAAAACACATGTATGCTTTCGGTATGGTCTTTATTAATCAACATGTCGTTGATAACCTCAGTGATTGTATCGGTATCGAGGTCATTGAAATCCTTACGGTATTTTATTCTATTAAGACGGTTGACAAAATAATCACCAAGATTATATGTATTAACTGTTAATAGAAATATTAATTTTGTTTGATATGTACCATCCATTAACGCCAATAAATCCCTGGAACTATTTCTGCTTTCATAATGGTCATGATTATATATCTTCTCAAATTCATCGATGAATATAATACATTCACCAATTTTTGGGTTAACCAAAAAGCTTATAAAATCCGAACCTTCATAAGGTGTGTTGATAAGAATAACTGGTTTATTCATCTCAATACAGAACTTCTGAGCAGTTATGGTTTTACCACCACCCTTTATACCTGAAAGAATAATACCCATATTCTTATCGGAGTTTACCTCATAAGACTTTTTAAAACGATTTATGATATCAGTATTGGTACCATATATTTTTGAGGGTAAAATAAAATCGGATTGCCTGGTTAAATAATATTCATTATTCCTTGGCTCATAATCCAAAGTGTAAACACCAACTGGTACTTTATCAAAAGTATCAGTGATATCCATTAATTTAAAAACTTTATTTATTTGTACTACTGACATACTATATTATATTTTTTTTTATTGAAAAGATATGCTCATATCATTATCATCTGATATGATTTGTGCCGAATTTAAAGTTTCGAAATAGCCAACCCAAAATGGTGAGATAATCCAATCATTACCATTATCTGCCTTTAAACATATTGAATAGTGATAATTATCCCAATCTCTTGTTTTTTTGGTATCATAGATTAATTTATCTTCTGGTGACAAACTTTTATAATAATAACCTTTTTTACCATAAAAATCATTATCAACCTTATAGCGTATATAATGTTCTTTAATACGTTTGAGATTAGCTTTAGCAATATCGAGATTATCCCACCCCATTTCAAGGATTTCATCTCTATCTTGACTACCAAATGAATCACCTGTAGTATACCAGATTTTTATTTTATGCTTCATATTATATTATTTTAAATTACTAAAAATTGCTTTTATAAACATTCCTGTATTACCTGCAAGATCATAATTATTAAGATCTTTTGGTTTAACCCATTGATATGATAAATGTTCATCTGATATGGTAACCTCAGGTTTTTTATCAAGAACCTTAAAATAAACACTAACGATATTATGTTTTTTTGCTGAGATATAATCACCAGCATACTTTGGTGCTTTTATTGTAATACCAGTTTCCTCAAATGTTTCTCTAATGGCACCATCAATTTCAGTTTCACCACTTTCAATTTTTCCACCAGGCAAACACCAACCTGTAATAGTCCTATCTTTTGGTGGCCTTTCTAATAATAAAATCTCATCATCAACTATGATGCAACAAACTGCCGATCTTTTCATTTATTTTATTTTTTATTATATATTATTTCGAACCATCTATCCATCAAGAATCTTGTGTATATTTGAGGATCGAGACCATAAGAACCTAATGACCAACCATCATTTAATTCAATTAAAGAGGTATATATGAATGGATCATTATCATCCATAATACCTAAGTCTATGGTATATGATATTGGCGCATTTTCATAATCGTTAATCAGCTTAGGTAAATCAGTTAGATAAGGGAATTTTGTACAATCGCCAGTATAATTCTTGATACCAACAATCTGACCCTTATTAATGAAAACACGATATTCAGAACTAAAATTTACAACTTCAGATGTAATTATTTTTGTATCATCAGGATATGAAAAAAGAGTATCATAACTACTTTCTTTCCTTATCACCCCACTTGGGAATAGTTTTAAATCAATCGATTTTATGAATAATGGTACTTTCCTTTCGCTTTTTAATTCACCCAATGTGGTAAATTTTATTTCACGATCACAATACTTTATTAAACATTCAGGTATATGCAAAGGTTTAGGAACCTCAATACCGCATTTATTAAAATACGTTTTGGTATCTTCAATTGAACCAATAAATATTGGTTGTTCTGATGGTTGTTTATTTAAGTTAATGCTGGGTACTTCCATTGGATCATCAACAAATACAACTTCAATACCTCTTTGACAAAATCCAAGATATGCTGAATGTATATAATCATCAGCTATCTGGTCACCAGCTTTATATAGATACGCTTTCATATTACAGTGGTGGTAAATCCATTAATTCACAAACAATATCATCATCGAGTTGCTTTCCATATAATATTTCGATATTGGTGATAATCTCTGCTTTTGTGAAAACAAATTTGTTATCAATAAATTCAAGAACAACCTCCATTGGTTTTTGCCAATCGCCACCACCAAAGAAATGTATTTTATTTTCGGATATTTCAACAAATCCGTAATTTTCTAAATCAAGTTCTTCAAGATGTCCATCTTGTTCTTGTTGTGGAAAACCAGTAAGCGTTTGGATTATGTATAATATATCTTCTGGTTGATAAACGATAAACCCATTATGAGGTGCAACCGCTAATAATCTGTCAACTATTTTCATTTATTCAATTTTTTAAATTCTTCGATTACAAAATTAAGAATTTCTTCTGAATATTCCAACTCTCCAGGTATAGTTTTATGAAATCCGCCATAATTTTTTACCATAACGTCAAATATTTCGTTATCAAGTTGAATAGCTTCATCCAAAGTTTGATTTCTTCCCTTTGGATCATAATGTATGCCCCTTAAAAGGTTAATGTTAAGGTTATTTCTCTTTGAGAATTCCTCATGCACATAATACTTAAATAAGTCAGTAGTATCATCTTTACCATAGATTACGCTATTGATAAGTGGCGAATCACTAACGATAATTTCTACTTGATTTTCCAAACGCCAAATACGATGTTGTTGTTTGGCAAAGATATAATTTTGATTAGCTAAAACATGATGTGATTTTTGCCAAGTCATATCTTTGGCATACTCACCAGTAAAATCTACAGAATATCCAAGATTTTTAATATCAGAGGTTAATCTTAAACCCATTTTACTTTTACCTGCGCCAGGCCCTCCAAAAAAATTGACAATTAATGTCTTCATCGTTTAATATACTTTTTTAATTTTATTCTCGCTTCGCTTAGATGCCATTTAGAGGTATTAACACATATATCTAATCGCTCGGCTATATCTTTATGTGAATACCCATTGAAAAACATCATAAATACAATTAATTCTTTATCTGACAAAACACTGTGAATAGTATTAATCAATGCGTCATAATTTAATTTTGAATCACATTCATTATCTATCTTGGGTTTAAAAGTTATTTCACGCCCATTATCTTCGTCTTCAAGAGAATAATCAGAAAATTGAACTGTGTTATCATAAAATTTACTATTAGATTGTCTGAAATCATATATAGTATTTTTTAAAATGCGTATCATAAAACCTTCAAAAGAACCTTTATAGCTATACAAATGTATTTTCATAAAGATTTTGTTGAAAGCTATATTTATAATTTCATCAGCATAATCATAAAATTCTGATTTTTTTGCAATATATGATACAAATAAGATATTGTATCTATTATACAAAGCTTTTTGAGCTTTTAAATCATTTTTTTTACATAATACTATCAGTTCTTCCAAACTTGTTTCATTCTGAAATGTAATCATGGTATATAGAGTATGGTTGGTGAGTTTTTATTAACATCAATACCAGGAAATTTATCACCAAATAATTTCAGGTTAAATGGATTTGTTATGATATGCGTACCATGCTTAGTAGGTATCTCAGCAATTATCGATCTCCATTTAGAGGAAACACCAGGATTTTTGTTATTCATTTCATTATGTTCTTTATTAATGAAATGAATAATGGCATTATATTTATCACTCATATCAGGAATAACCTCCTTGGTAACAGGATCAATCAAATCAATATCAACAATCCACCTTTTGTTTTCTTCAGAGTGATGCGAACCACAGGCCATGGAATAAGCATTTTTAACCTGAACATATTGTTGATTGATGATATAATCCGTAATAATCTTCATTGTGTATAATGCAATCTTTTCTGTATCTAATCTGTTAAGATTGATATAAGCACGAGCATTCTTATCTTTACAATTATTTATGATACGATCTTGTAATTTCAAAAGATCGTCTGGTTTGTAAAGATAGTAGTTATCAACAACCTTTACACCAGTTTCCATCTCACGATTATCCTTCCTTCTTTTGAGCACTTGTATCAGGTACATGGTGTTAGGTATATTGAAATCTAACAATGAATTTATTATTTCGAAATTATTGATTGACATGTTCTAATTTTGTTGCTAATGCAAAGTTACTTAATTCTTTGATACCAGTAACCTCCATTATGATTAAATCTTTGATTTCTTGTGGAAAAATAATTTCCTGATTGATATCCTCAAGCTCGACTTCAAGTATTGTTAAGTTTGTACCATCAATTTCATCGAACTCAAAATGAAAACCATTTGCAAAATGAACATATCTTTGTTTATAAAGGCCTTTAAAAACTTTATTGCTTAATTCTTCGAATTTTAATTGATCGATATCCTCATGCATTTCAACGTATTCACCAATTCCTTTCTGTATTTTATGCAGATATTCATATGATTCATGGACATTATTTGGCCAATCCGTTAGATCAATTTTTTGTCGAACTCTCTTAACTAAATCACCATCATGTAAATAATATTGACTAATACCATAAATTTTATCCCATTGTACTGGAAATGATGGTAATTTCTTCATAAGAAATCTACGCTCTATCTCTTTAACCTCTTTCATATGTGTTTCTGAATATTTGAATTAATTGTGGACTTATACTGAAACGCTTTTCGTTAATTTCCAAACTTTTATTAAAATCACCATCTTTTGTTCTTTCAATAGCCGCTTTCCAATCACAATACATTTCAACAATATCTTGCAATGTCATATCACTTACTGGGCTATTTAATTCTCGATATTCATCAATATTCCATGATTTAAATGTTAGATCTAAATGTGTGTTTGTTGGATCGTCAGATGTTATACATCTCCAAATACCAGCCGAAGAAGCATTTAAATACCCACGAGAAATTAATTCCTTCTCCATTTTCTCAGTACCAAATGTAATAAAATCTAATTCATTACATTGAACAACATATTTTACATTTGGCGTGGCTAAACCAGTATCATAGGCATGTTGTAAATTTTCTGATGGTGTTAACCATTCCAGGTTTTCAATGTAATTTTCAAGCTTTCTGCCATTTTTATGATTAACTTGATATCTATCATTTGGTGGTGATGGTAGAAAAGCATTAGCAACCAATGAATGTATGAAAAAGTTTTTACCAATATTATTAGTTTGTAATCTAATTCTCGCATAACCTTTTGGTGTTACATGTGCTTTCATTATCATTTCCTTACCAATAAAATCACCTTGTGATTCTCTATGGATTATTGTTGATAATCGCTTAACCCTACCACGTGATGATATTTGATATATACCAACATAACCAGAAATATCCATCCACAATTCATTAAACTCCACAAATTGTGGGTGATGAGAGTTATTAGCATAGTGGTGGTCTAATGCCACTTCTAATTCTTTAAGACTGGCTTTATATTCATCTGAACCATATGTCATATTTGACAGTCTTGGAGTTAACTCATCGAATAATTCCTTTTCTGGTGAATGTAACTTAGATTCATCATGAATATTAGCCCTTACTAATAATTCTTTTGAAAAATTGTTTAAATTTTGTGATACTTTGCGAATATGTTCGAGTGTATCAGCTTTGCTATCGTATGCCATAATTAAAATATAAAATCTTGTAAATCGTAAGCATCTTTTTTGCTTAACATGAAATCAAAACTTTCGGTTAATGTTTTGATTCGTACAGTTCTAACACCAAACATACCATCAAGACTGAAAGAAGTTATACTTGATAATGGTATAACTTTTACAGATTTGGTAAAGCCATATACAATAATAGATATTGCATTTTTTGTTGCTTTAATTGTTTTTGTAGCTGTACATGAATAATACCTTTCGTTAGGGTTTTTGTATGGCTCAAAAACTAATGGTTTAAATAAACCGTTTTCATCAAACATATCTGATGGTAGCATATTAGAAATGTTATTTTAGTATATTGTCAGAATATTCTTTTGGGTGCTGTTTTTCTTTCAGCTTAGCAGCTTTTTCCGCTTTCTTTGATTTTGTTTCCTTACCTTTTTCATCGGCAACAGAAACAGTAGCTGGTTTAGAAATTTCACGGACATTTTTCTTCCATTCTGATTTTGGTGCATAGGTAGCACGGCCAAAGCTAACCTCATTGTCAGCAACTTCATTACTTACACGCTTGTAAGTGTCTTGTACTTTGATACATTTCATATTATTTATCTTTAGGTTACAAAAATAATTAAAAATTTCGATTAAAACAACTTTATGAGTAAAACTTTAAAAAACGAATATATGCGCCAGTACCGTAAAAAAAACAAAGAAGCGCTTAAAGAACAAAAGAAAAAATCAGATAAAAAATATTACGATAAAAACATTGATAAATTGAAAAGCTATACCAAGGAATATCGTGAGAAAAACAAAGAACGCAAACTAAATATAACGAACTTAACAAAGAACATATTAAGGTAAAAGAAGCCCAATATAGATCTGATAATAAACTTAAAATCAGAGCTTATCGTAATGCTTATAATAGTAGCCGAAAAGAAAAAGATCCTCTGTTTAATTTAAAAGCCAATATGAGATGTTCAATTGTCAATGCAATTAAAAAAGGTGGATATAAAAAGAATAGTAAATCTGAAACAATTCTTGGTTGCACATTTGATGTGTTTAAAACACATCTTGAGAATCTATTTGAGCCCTGGATGTCTTGGGACAATTACGGAAACCCAAAAGACAATATCTACACCCCTAATAAAACATGGGATATCGATCATGTAATACCATTAGCCACAGCGCAAAATGAGAACGACATAATAGCTTTAAATCATTACACTAATCTAAAGCCACTATGTAGTTATCAAAATAGGTTTATTAAGAAAGACAAACATGTCGTATTAACTTAACTACCTACAATATTAACAGTTATCCCATGCATACAAGCGTATTTGATGGTTTTACCAAAAATGTCTGTTTCTTCTATGTCAAACGCCTTATGTGATAATACTATAGTTCTCACATCAGTTTTAAGCATCTTTTTGACCATTTCAACAAAATCCGCAGGTATATCATTTTCAAGATCCAGAATAGTTTTCATCTTTATATTTTTTTACAAATTTATTAATAATAATTGATAGAAACAAAATTAGTTATCCACTTTTTAAAGGATTTGGATATTTGGGTATTTATTTTGAGTTGAGGTAATATAGGAAGTCATGTCTTCAACTGTATCAAAATACTTGTTACGAGTATTTCCGTTGGAGAATCGCATAAAAATATGTGGTTTATAATATACATTTTTATCAGATGGGTCAACATAAGAATTATGTGATTTAACAAAATCATCAATCTTATCTGAATCGATTATCATGTCTGGTTCATAACCTAATATTTGACCAGATAAACCATTTTTGTAATATTCATAATGATCTTGTGGCTGAGGTTTTTCACCTCTTAAACGAGCAAAAAATCCAGGTTTAGTTGGTTTAGTAATATGTTCAAAATCTGCATTGTACTCGTCAATTATTGTTCGCATTGTGCAAACTTGATTCAAGTTAAATAGTCTCATAAATTTTATTTATAATCTTTTTCTACATAAGTTACTTTACCATTACTATAGGTTCGTTTATATCTAACCCAATAACCAATAGTATCACCCCAGCTATCTGAAATTTTACCTTGCTCAACAGGCTCATCAACATAAATTTGTTTTGATTCAAACCTGCTTGTGATGCAACATCACGAATATATTCCGTTGTTGTAAAATCCTCAATACTATCTTTAATACAAGCAAAATGCAATGTTTGACCGTGGAAATATTGATGACAACCCTGGAAATAGTTCAATAACTTCTCATGCATGGAGTTGAATTGGTCATTATCAGGAAAAACATCGTTTAACCAATACCATTGGACAACAGCGGCTTCATATAAAGACGTTGGGGTGTCGGCATTGAACTCAAGCATCTTTGGTATTCCATCCTTGCCCATTGCAAAGTCAAAACGGCCATAAAAACTTGGTTCTTCATTGTCCCATGATCGTATAATCATTGGCACCAATTCTGGATTGATGAATAATTTATCAAATAAATTATTATCAATAACGTGTTGAACGGCCTGTAAACATAGATCAAAAACAACATTTGAAGCATTCTCAATGGTGTTTATTTCATCCATTGTGAATTTATAATAAGCATCTTCATTCCAATACTTGTTGTCAAGGGAATGAAATTCAAATGACAGACTTTCCAGTTTATTAATATAATCTGGTCTTGCAGATATTTTTATGCGTTGCATAGTTATGATTTTATACGTATATAAATTTTATTTGGGTGTTTACCGACCCAAACAAATGAATTGACAGGACAAAGAGCGACATGTTTGCCTTTTTTATCGTTAGGAAATTTGCATAGGTAATAACCCCAATCCATTTCCTCATCGTATTTTGACAATACACAATCAGACGGAATTTCTTCAGTGGAAAGTAATAATGTAATTTCATCAGTACTATTGGATAATCGATCAAGCATTTCTGGGGCACCATCGACCATAAGACAGTCGTTAAAATCGCCACCTTGCTCAATATACTCTGGTAGTATAGCAAACCAGAGATCTTGCATCTTTTTAAATTCTATTAATCGCATCATAAATTGTCTGTTTATAAGACAAAGATAAAACAATTAATTCGAACTAACAAATAATTTTTTGAATATTTTTTTCGTGACCAGTTGTTATGGATTCAATTGATTCGAGTGGATCACCATCGTAATCCATAGCGCAAATATATTGCTCACCCTTATATTCCTTCGTCTTCAAGGTAATCAAATCAATGTCAAATCTTTCGCTGTTGTCCAAAAATAATTCGAAAGAATGGAATAAACCTTTAAGATATGTTTCTTTTACATAATGAGAACCTGATTTTAGGTTCATATTTTCAACCTCTTCGGATAATAAATCATTATACCCATAAACATCAACAATCTCACCTTCATCATCTATAACCTCAATTGTTGCAGTTTCAACAAGTGTCCCATATAACTCAAAGATAGGATTATTGTCATCTATTAATTCTGGGTTAGCTTGTATCTTATCCCAATTTTTAACCTGATCCTTTGTTAATTTGCCAGCTGTAAGGTCAACACCAGCTCCTTTTATATTGATAAGAAAAATTCTCATTTAAGTAATGTGATTTTGAAAATAAATATGTATCAATTTTTCAATGTTCTGAAAAATTAATAATTTCTTTCAAGATCACGTTTTATATCTCTCTCTTTAATCGCCTCTTTCTTATTATAATTCTTCTTACCCTTACACATCGCAATAACCATCTTAAATAGGCCATTATCGTTCCTAAATACCTTTAATGGTATAATTGTAAGATTGGCATCTAATTCACGCTTAAACTTCCTTAATTCACTTTTATTCAACAATAACTTCTTATCTCTCTTTGGATCATGAGAATAAGCCGTTTTTACTTCATTGATATTAAAGTTTTTAACATATAACTCATTACCATCGAAATAGCAATAGCCATCGACCAAAGATGCTTTGCCATCTTTTAATTGTTTGATTTCAGAACTTTGCAATACGATACCTGCTGTTTCTGTAAACAGAAATTCGTAATCAAATTTAGCTTTTCTATTTTCTATCATGGTCTAAATTAAATAATGTGTTAATTAATTGGTCGATGTTATCAAACATTTCTATATTGTACTTTGAACAAAAGATGTCAACGTTACCTTTGCGCCAATAACCTTCTGGACAACAAACAAACATTTTACCAGGTTGAGCAAATTTTCCAAGTTCAAGTAAAGATATGGGTGACATTGTTTCAGGAATGAAATTCATGATTATATAATCAGAATGTTCCAAAGCATTTAATTCCCATTCCACTTGTTGAAAGAATTGTGCGTTGGTTATATTTTGTTCCCAAGAGGAATCCCAATCACTCCTTCTTGGGTTAAATACGTTAAAAGAACTTTGTAATTTTCCACTAACATATTTTTGCCAGTCTTCGGCTGTCCCTTGTTCTATGCTCCCACCAAGAAATACAGATTTAATATTATGGTATCTATCTGCAATATTCATTGGGGGTGTAAATATTCTATTTTTCATAAAAAAAAATGTCCCACCTTTAAGTAGGTAGGACAAAATTAATAAACATTTTTGATTATTCCAAATTAATACTTAACAAATTTAAAACCTGTCAATTTTTCAACATCAGATACTTTAACAACCCATTTAGATTTTCCAACTGGGTGATCGAATGTGTTATTCATGATATAAGCATACCAAGTATTAGTTTTAACAATATAAATAACTTTCCAGCATTGTGTAGGTACAGTTAAAGATTTAACTTTTTTAGCGTTACCCACTGAACCGCACCATACATAAACAGAGTCATTTTTTAAAGTATAATCACGTGTGTCTTCCTCAACAGTTTTCCAGTCACCAGCATTTGTTGCATGTGGCTGTGGTGCCATGTTGGAAAAATAGAAACATTCCACCATTTCATCAGCATCACATTGGTTATCCGCAGCTGGACACATATGACCTCTATCATAACCTGAACCAACATAATCCTTTCCAAGATTTGTTTCTTTATATAATTTTGGATCTGGTTGGAAATTATCCTTACGTGATAATTTATCATCACCACAAGATAAACGTGACTTTGTGTCAATCCATTTAACCAACACTGGATATTTCAATACAGTGTCAAATAATGTGGTGTAACCCTTATGTTTAATCTCAACGCAATTCTTTGTGCTAACTTGAGCAAATGATAATATTGTAGTTAGAACAAATATTACCGATAAAATCATTCTTTTCATCATATATTTTTAGTTTAATAATAAATATATGATAAAACATTAAAAAATAAAGGTTAATTCTTCTTAGGATTCCTCAATAAAAACAGAATCTCCTGTATAAATGCTTCAATTACAAATAATTCGATCCAATGCTTCATCAACATCGTATCATTCTTTTGATATAACCAAATGTATATAACAATTATTAGTAATATGACAGATAGTATTGATATTTTAAAAATTTTCATAGTAAATTATTTTCAATGTATTCAAACATTTCTTTATATGTTTCATCATATAAAGAATCCTTGAAATGTGGGTATTCTAACACATATTTTTTATGCATAGATGAACCATTATTTTTGGAATATTGCATATTTGCAATACGATCACACAATTTTATATAAGTAGCATAAGGTAGATTTCTGATACCTTCATAATATTTGGCATTTGCCCTTTCAAACCTATTCTTACCTTTTTCGTTGGTAACAGCATAAACATACTCAGCAACCTTTTCACTATTGGTTATATCCATAATATCATTATATGTTACCCTTGCATCTTCTATTGCATCATGGAAATAACAACCAGTTTCAACATCAAAATATTCATTTTGTGGTATGAGATGTTTGAATTGCCTACATACATAGACAACCATATCCAAATGATGTACATATGGTAAGGTTTTATCATATTTTTGATTAACTTCTTCATGGAGCTTGCTGGCAGTATCTCTGTGGAAGTTATAATAACGCATCATCATGACTTTTCGTTTTTGCTTTTAACCTTTATTTTGAATCCAAATGATGTGGATTGGATTGTTTTGACTTTATCTGTGCTTATGAAATTATAAGTATTTTGTGCAACAAAGGAAATGGTTTTTCCTGGAAATAATGAAATTGATGATGAACCAAACATATTATAATCATTCATATCATTTACACTTGGTTGGTAGTAATATTCGAATGAAAAAGCAACAGCTGGGTATGTCAATTTTAATTTTGCTCTGAATGAATTTCTTAATATTGTTTGTAAACTCAATTCAGAATATCTTCTATATTCATAAACAGAACAATAAGATAAAGCAAGGAATAATTTATCACTGAAAACATACTTTTTACCCACACCCAAACCAATCCAATTATCTGATGATATTGAACGAATCAATGATGAGTTATATTCATGATAGGCGAATACGGTTATATCTTTTTCTTTGTAACCAATATCTTCTCTGGTTAAAAACTCATTGTCAATTTGTTTGGTTCCAGTATATTTCAATGAATAGTACGGATTGATATCCAAAACAAAATTACCACAATCAAAATGATTTGATCCATTAATCATTAATGCTGGTTGATCACCAACCTTTGTGGTTGCATATGTTCCAGTAATGTTATTATCAAGGCTATAATTAATTTGACCATAACCCAAAGTCGGAATCAATAATAATAGTAAAAACTTTTTCATATTTTATTTATAATTTTGAAAATCTATCAGCATTTCGTTCAGCAGCTTCTTTTAGGTAAGCTAAAACCTGTGGAACCTCATGTTCTTCTATATTTTTAATGTAGACACCACGTGATGCTCCCTTCCTTGGGTGAAGAACCCAAAGTTGCAAAGCTACCCTTGCCTCTGGTTCATCATAGATGTGACCACCATCGCAATGTTCACAATGACCATATACACCAAGACGTTTTGCCCTTGTTTCAACACATATCCATTTATTAATAGCATCGTGACCAAATCCACGGCCATGCTGGGCTTGATTAATCGTTTCAACCGAAGGTATTTGTTCTGGAGTTGGGGGAGCAATTTCAACTTTCTCACCATCAACCCAACCTAACCACTTTTGTAAATCCTCATCATAATAACCATTATAATCAGTAAAATCACCTAATCTTTTGCGTTTCAAAAGTTCATAAACTTCATCTTGAGTAATTTTATCTGACCACTTTCGACCAGTATTTCCAAAGTCATACCAATCATCGGATATTCGTTTTGTGGCTGGATTTAATGCCTCACCATCACAATGAGGACATTCGTGATTTTCACGGTAAATCTCAAAATAGAAGTTTACAATTTCATTGTAATCATCGAGGTTCCAATGTTCAGCAAATGTTTCCAATTCCTGTGGTGAACCCCAACCCTTATTCTCACCTATCATATAATCCTCATGGTTACCCCAATAAGGATAGTCTGGATTTTTCTTTAGTAATTCAAGTTGCCATTCTTTGGCTTTCAATAGTTCGAGATCTTTCTGATCGTATTTATTGTTTAAATCTGGATAACTTCTCATATTCTGAATTTTAATATTTTATTGTGATAAACTGACATTACACTTCCTTGACCGTGAGTAATTGCAAATTGCCAACCCATATATTCATAGATGTCTGATGGCCAATTATTTGTTAAACTATCCAGTGGTTTTGTTAACTCTGTACCCTCAGCCTCAGCCAGGTTAAATACAGCGTATAAAATTTCCCACGGATATGGTTCACAACCTTGTTTATAGCAAACATTATCCCAACGGTCATCGTGACGTTTTTCAATATTAATCATTAATTGGTCAAATAATTCTTGATTACCATTAAAGAACTTTTTAACTCTTTCACGATTGCCTTTTTTACGTTCTTCATTTAAACCAAATTCTTTTAAGGACTCTTTACCTTCATCACTCTCAAAATATTCTTCAAGCGAATCGTATTGTCCGTCTTTACCCCATTTCATAATCATTAATTTTAAACAAAGATATAAAATTAATTTCAGAAAAACAAAAATACCCCCAGTTTTTTTTTCTGAGGGTATTCATTTAAATTATTTATGTTATTACCAGCTACCGCCAGAATCAAATGATGATGATGATGAACTACTGTCATATGAAGAAGATGAACTGCTGTCATATGAGGAAGAAGAGGAACTACTATCATATGATGAACTATTGTCATAAGAAGGACTGCTATCGTAAGAAGGAGAGTTATCATAAGATGGTGATGAATCAATCCAAGATTGTTGTGTAGAACCTGGGTCAGAAGGTGTAAATGTTGTATCAGACATTGGTACAGTATTATCCTGAACGAAAGTATCTGTATTGTCCTGTACAATAGGATCTGTATTATCTTGAACAAAATCATCAGATTGACTACTCATGATAATATCTGCGGCCATAACTAAAGGTGTTACAACATCAACATCGTCATCTTCATCAATCATCGGTTTTTCATTTTCAAAATAAATCCCCTTTTTATTTAATTCTTGGATATGATCATTTAATTTAGGTTGTGTCGGTGGCACTGGTTCATACATTTTAAATGAATCCGTTTGTGAGTTTATTGATTCTGGTTCATGATGATGGTTTTTTTCTATATCATCATTTTTTTGTAATTTTCTTATCATAATAATAAGAATAATAAGAACCGATAATACAATTGGCGAAATAATCAAAAGAGATGTAATTGTGTTTGACATAGATTTTTTTTTATGAATTTAATAATTGTATCAATTATATATGTAAATATTGTGCTGTTAAAAATAACTGTAAATAATGTAGACATTGATCTATACCAATGACTACGAATGCCCAATGATAATTTTTTGATGCGAATAATGGACTGGTTATTCTACTGGTAACGAAATCCGTTAAACCATGTGCAAAAAAGGTAATTGTAAATACAAATAAAACCGTTGGTGCAAATGATAATTTAAATACATACCACCAGAAACCTGCTGTAATAAGAGCATAGGTTAACACATGAAATGTTAATGCATCAAACCTTTTGCTCTTATTTTCAGCTTGCCATGAAGTCTGACAAAAAAAGTCAGCAAACCAATGTATAAAAATTATCAATAATATATTAATAATTATCTGGTTGGTTAACATATTTCTTCAAGTTTTTTACGAATCTCGGTTAAAGTCGTTTGGTTATAGAATTTACCATCTTCGTAAATGGTTTGTAGAATTCCAGCGGCTTCCATTTCTGGAGTACATTGTGTATTTACAATATATTCACCATCATAATCTTTAGTAACACAAACCCTACCTTTAAGTGATTTTTTGGTGCTCTTACCAGAAGCATCCCTATCAGTTACTGGTTCTTTGTAGATGTCATATGATTGACGAATTTGGAATACGCTTTCGTCAGGATGTGAAGTTGCATCTTGCAATACTTCAAACCAAGCGCCTTTAGCGGCAAAACCTAAAGTATCACGAGTATTATATTGGTATGTGAATGAACCAACACCAAGTACAATATTAGTAGAAGCAAAACCTTTAGCGGCTAACCTTTCATAGATTTTAATCTGACGATCCAATGTGATTGAATCACCGTAAATGGCACCAATGTGTGGGTCAAGAACTTTGTAACCTTGTTCGTTAACTGTACCACCGAAGATTTCCCAAAGTAATTCGATTACACCTTTTTCTTCACTTGTCCAAATTTCATTTTTGTTTTCCGATAAATCTCGGTCACTTTGTAAAAATGAACCACAGATAATATCTACTGGATCACCTGAGTCAGGACGAATAACCAACTTACCATCACGAGCCATAATAGCTTCTTTGTTTGCTGGTAAGTATTCGGTAATCAACTCCCACAAATCAAATGTATCTGACACAATGGAAAGAATACCTTTAGGGAATATCTGCAACCAATCGGCAATCATTTGTTGTTCACCAACTGTAAAAATCTTAGTACAACTAACTGAATGTTCGCTTGCGTTTACTGAATTGATAAAAACTTCATTTTCAGGTTCATCATAAAAATAACGAGCGCCTGGGATGCAAATAATTGTATCAGAACCTCTAAATGAAGTAGCATGTCCTAAACCACTTGATAACATATCCCAAGGAGATAAACCACGAGCAGAGAAATCATGAGCAAGGAAAGGAATTAACCATGCGTTAGCTGGATCTGTTTTCATAACCCAATTAACTAAATTCCTGCGATATTGTAAGGCAATAGTTGCTGATGTTGATGGTTTCCAAGCCAATGATGAAATGATTGTTTCCAAATATAAAGTTAACCATGCAAAACCATCAATTGTATTGATGAATGTCATGTGTGGTATATTAGGTAATGTTTCAATACCTTCTGGTAATGATTTGATTCGAATTGGTAAATAACCAACATCATGAAGAGCTTCGAAGTGTGAAGCATCATAATCCATTCCAAGATACATTGACATGTCTTTACCAAATTTAATAGCGATATCTTTTGGTTGGCTAAAGAAATGTTCTGTGAACTCGTCATGTAGCCAACGAACAAGTAATTGTTGACCAAATGATACAATTTTTTTGATACCACCTGGAGCATATTTAACGCTACGTGGAATCCATGTGCCGTACAATCTTGTTGTACCTGGGGCTAACATTGCTTTGTGCGCTGTTTTATAGCCATCTACATAATATAAACTACAAGGTTTAAACATATTTATTTTTTGTTTTAGAATGTAAAGATACAAATCTATTTTAAAATTACAAACTTTTTATTGATTTTTTTTTAAACATCAAAATCATCACCGCCATTTTTACCATCAGTCTTGACACGCATCATGGCAATGGATAATATTGCCATTGCAGGTAACAATGCTGTACGATCATCCAACAAATGGTTATAATATATTTTTCTATTATTACCATATGGTAATTCAATAACGTTTTCATTAACACCATCAATCTCAAACCCACCTTTAGTTAAACAATAATCTTTAATGTAATCATATCTATCTGGCTTACATGCAGTAAAAATTACAATATAAGCACCAAGTTCCTTAGCTTCCCTAACCAATTTGAATACTTCTTCATAGTTAAAGTCATCAAATTTCCAGGGTGAAAGTGTATCGTCAAAGTCAATCGCCAACAAGATTTTTTTATGTTCCTTCCATTCCTTAACAAGCCTTACAATATACCTTTCCATATTCGGATGATATTCATAGTTAAAATTTTCCATAGTATTAATTTTTATATTTCCAAATAAATTTTCCAGCGGTTTTAACTTTACCCTTCAAACAAGTTGTAATGTTTGTGGGAAATATATTTAATTCAGTTCCAGCCTCTTTTGCACTTTTCCAATCTCGTATATATTCACCTTCTTTAGTATATTGTTGAATTGGTATTGATAATTTATCAATCATTGATTCTTTGCTTTGTTCAGTTAAAGTACTTTTTTTACCTTTCATTGGATGTGTGTTTGTTTTAAAAAACTTTTTCATACTTTCCGATTTTTTTTGTTTAACTTCATCTGGCATTTTTTTACCATACTGCCAATGTTTCTCACCACCTTGTGCTTCGGATTTTAATTTTCTTCGCCATTCTGGGTGTTTTTCACCAAGATGTGCCAATCGACATTTTTCCTTTGTTTCATCACTACGTTTAACGCCTAACGAACTGCCAGCAACTTTACAAACATTATATTCGCTGTTTGAGTTATCGATCCACCATTGTTCACGAATCAATAAATCCTCTTTTTTATCGACCTTTTCAAGTATGATAAATTCAAAATTATCCTCACCATATTTAGTCCAGGCTCTTTGCAGATAGTCGGAATGGTGTATTTCTTTTTTTAATTGTCGTAAATGTATTGTTTTACGTTTATAAAAGTTTACAGCCGATCCCACATATTTATGACCGTTGATTTTGTTTACTATTCCATATATTGCTTTCATAACAATAAATATATGGGAAAAGGACAAAATTCTACCCTTGATCGTCAAAGTCAACGCATAAAATAATTTTTTTATGTTCCTTCCATTCCTTAACTAATCTTGAAATGTATCTTTCCATATTAGGATCATACTCATAATTAAATGTTTCCATATTTTCATTTTTAAATAAAGGTTTACAATCGTGAATTATGCTCGAACTATATATAGTCATACCACATTTTTGCATGTCCATGAACCGCCACCAAATTTTATATTTTCTTCCATCATAAAGGACTTTGATATATTATCGTTATATTTTTATTTATCGTATTAGAATTACATTACCTTTTAACATATATAAACTATCATTAGATGTATATCGGATTTGATAGTAATATGAACCCATATCTTGAAGAATACCATTATAGGAGCCATCCCAACCAGAATTATCTGTTGATCGATATATCAATCTACCAGAACGGTTAAACACGCAGAAATCTAATATTTTCTCTGATGTTAAATTCACGATTTTGAATCTATCATTCACATTATCATTATTTGGTGTAAATGCATTTGGAACGGCAAGTTTTGATTGTGAATAACATAATATTGTTATAAACAACAAGGGAATAAATAAAAGTGTTTTCATATTTTATGTTTTTATAAATTTAACCAATAATCTTCTCCATATTCTAAGAATATTTCTGAACCAACAGGTATATCTTTTGTTGCGTAAATATATGCTCTACTTCTATTTTTTGTTATACCAATAGAAGAATTATTTGCAAATCCATCAATTTTGGTCAACCCTTCAGCATCATTTGCATAAATTACAGGTGATTGATAATCATATGTATCCAATGTTTTATAATCATCAAGTTCAACTAAATAATATCTTTTAATATGTCCAGAATCGTTTATAGAATTAACTTCCTCATTCGATATTATATTACCTTTGAAGTATCCAATTATACTATCTTTCTTAAAAAATCTTTTGGCAAATAAACCATTACCAGCATTAGGTATGGTTGATTGTTTAACAACCAAAGATTTTGTTTCCAATTTATTCATAAATTAATTATCAAACCAAAAAACTATTCTGGCAATATTATTGCCCTTCTCAAGCATCTTCATTGCGGCAAGAATAGCACGATATTCAATAGCAATATTAAAAGTATCCAATTTATCATGGATTTTGATTGCCTTCGCAAATTCCTGAGTTGTAAGCCAAGAAAATGAATGCCAATCTGGTTGTGATGTATATCTTGTTTTACCAAAATTATCTTTAATAATTTCATTACCCCATCTTTCGGCCTGTTCAAGAGTACATTCATTTTCACCTTTACCATCTTCGGTAATATACATATACGCATCAATCTTTGAATAAAAACCAAGTTCATCCAAAGGTGGTAAACCCTTAGCTGAAAATGATTCTGCAAAAGAACATCTAACACCATCACATAAAATACCAAACATAGCATAATTTCTACCAGGGTTGAATTTACCACCGAAAGAATACCAATATGGTTTCTGAATATTTTTGATTTCTTCAGGTGATGAGTATTTTATATCCTGATTGTATTTATTATATTTTTCTCTATTAGTGTACTCAACGTACATATGAATATCGCAACCCATTTTTAAAAAACATTTAATTGTTGAATGAAATCTTCTTTAATGGTAATATCTGAAAAATTGATATCAGCTTTATCTTTAACACTATTCGTGCAATAGATTTTTGTAAAGTATTTACTTAGTTCAGATAAACCAGCACTAAATATACCATGTGTTACCACCAAGTAAATATTGCCGTAATCTTTTGGTTGTACCGAACTTGATAAATTTCTACGTTCTTGGATTGTTTTTGCAATTTCAATAAACGTTCTACCACCATCACAAATATCATCAAAAATAAAGAAATCTTTGTCAGCATCTGTTACTGACATGTGAACATTTGTGTAATCAATCTTACCAGTATCAAGATTACGATGTTTTGAAGCAATGATTACCTCATTTTTGTATTTCAAAGCTTCTGCCACATGAAATACTTTTTTCAAAGCACCAGCATCAGGAGATATAAAACGAACATTGTCATAATTTAGAGCTATTTTATCCCCATCGGTAAATTTTCCATCCTGGATTTGCGTTCTGAGATAATCAGATAAAGCAAAACGTGCCAACTCAGTGTTATCAATTTTTTTGAAGTTATTTATACATGCCTCAAGCACATCTGAATGAGGATCAACCACAGTAACGGACTCGTAATTTTGAGAATTGATAATAGGAGCAATAACGTGTTTAACGTAATTAATACCACCTTCCATGAACTTTCTGTCACTTCTGGCACCCATACAATATGGAATGTATAATTCAATTGATTTTACACCTATACCACGAAGAGCTTGTGTGGCACAAATAATAAGTTCCAGATCCTGAAAATTATTCAATCTGGATTTAATTTTGATAGGTATTGTTTGATTTGTAATACCGTAGAATGTATGTATATTTTCTTCTATCAGTCTTAATGACTGCTGACCGTCTGGGAAACGGCTAATTTCATATTTTATACTATTTGTAGGGTTAACCAGATTTAATACATCTGTCATCGCTTATAATTTTTTACAAAAATAAGCATTAAATAATTAACAACCAAATTTTTTTAGAAAATTTCGTTAATTATTCCATACCTCAATGCCTCATCAGCTCCAAAGTACCAATCTGTCTTCATCTTCTTTGCTAAAGTCATCTTTCTTCTGCTCAACTTGGTTCTCTCAATCAAATGGTCATCATATAATTGATCCAATGCCATGTTTTCCTTCAGGTCACTACTCATAGTAGTCAAGGTAGAGTTTATCTCTCCGATAAGACTTGTTTCATGATACATAAATCTACACATCCTATGCGCTTTTACATAATGTCCTGATACAGCAATATTCAAAGCTATTGACATAATAGAACCATAACACCAAATATGAACAGGGGTTTTAGATGACTCTATTACCCCAATAATTGCACCACCAGCAGCTACATCACCACCCTCACTACATAAATGGAAATTTATCGGCATTCTCTCATATTTAGAATCAGCCTTCTCCATTTTTGTATCATATTCATTAATTATTAATATGAGATTAGCAGCTTCAGCAACAATTTCCTTATCAATGTCACCAAATAACACAATTTCCCTGGAAGGCTCTTCAATATCTAAATCTTCTTGCTTACTTTTACTCATATTAACAAATATAAAATATGTCTTATTATATATAAAAATAGGAATTCCCCTACTATATATAATTAGTAAAGGAACTCCAATTATTACATATTTTTTTTGTTAATTTATGACTTCAGATTGTGCTTCCTCTTCGTCAATAAACCCAGAATCCTTAATAATTCCTTCTAACACTTTGAAGTTGAAGTTCTTATGTTTGAAGATCCTAACAGCAAGGCCTGATTCAAGTCTGATACATGAACCTTCTGACCAGTGTGTTGAGTCAGTTGGGTCGACACCATCTGAAACTTGGTTAACATATTCAATGAATTTGTCATTAAAATCACGGTCATCAGTGATGTTATGTCTTAATTTAAATTCATTTACCGTAAAACGGTCAAGTTCTGGTGAGTGTTTAACACCGATTTCAGAACAACGTCTTTTAACGTCATCCCATGAGTAGTCAACCATTTTACCATCTTCATTTGTCATTGTCATACGGTAAACAAATACGTCTGATTGACCGTCAGCACAACCATACTTGAAAATCATGTGTTTATTATCACCAGCATTTGAATACAACTTGGTGAAGTTTTTGTCACCAATTTTTGTTGTATCCACCATACCCATAATTGGTCTGCCAAGTGACTCATATCCAACAATTTCAAAATATACCGTTTCACCTTTTCTCAGGTTGTCTTTAAATAGGTTGAATGCTTTATCACGAATTGTTGGATCATGGAATTGTGTTCCTGAGCTTTCCTCAATAACAACCCTTCTTGTTCCATTTAGAAATGACCAATCCTTTTCTTTGATTTTGGCACCAAAAAACTTTGCAATCTTTTCGATTGTTGTTAACTTTCTGTCAATCAACACGTGACCAACCCTTCCAGATGTTCCATGTTGCTTAGATGTGATGATAATTAAATCGTTTGGTTCGATTTTATCAATGTTAACAATCATATGTTTGGTATCGATATGTTCAAAGAACATTTCAGATGTTTTTGCTTTGCGAACTTTCTTTGGTTGATTCTCCTTAGCCGCTTTAACAGTTGCTGGATTAACATATTTATTACAGATAGGTACACCTTTCCAAGTGTCGAATTCGTAACCTTCCACATCAAGACCAGTTATTTCAATGAATGCAAAATAGTGTAATGGAACCCAAAACCCATCTGAAATTTCACCACGAAACTTTTGAGCCCTAACCCTACGGTTATCATCAAACATACCTGGCTTAGCTTCAGTATTTTTGTTCTTAGTATTATCCCTATAAAGATTATTGGCTTTACAGAATTCGTCAGATAATTGTCCGTCACACGGAAAATACACACCCCATTCAGATTCCTTAGAATCCAATCCAATAACCACTTGGTTACCATGGCAAGTTGCCAACTGCACTTTATCCGCATTTGAATGTGGCCTTACATCTTTTAATCTTGTTACAATTGCTGTGTATGACATAAGTTTATTATTTAGGGTACAAATATTTGTACCCTAAATAATAAATACAATAATAATTTTAAAAAACAAAAAACCACCTAATTTTTTTTAGGTGGTTTTATAAATTTAATTAATGATAAATTATCTCAAATTGTTAATCATCTCATTAATCTTAGGCTTTGGTTGAATTCCTTTGAATTGTTCCATTGTTTTACCACCTTTCATAAGGAATACATGGGGTATGGATTGTATACCATATTCTGCTGATAATTCAGCATTTTCATCAACGTTTACCTTGAAGAAGGCAACATCATTATTTTCCTTGGACATTGTTTCCAACAATGGGGTTAACATTTTGCAAGGACCGCACCATGGTGCATAAAAGTCAACAACAACTTTGTCATTGCTTGCTATAGCTTCATCAAGCTGAGCTTTCGATTTAATTTCTATCATATTATTTAGATTCTTTTCTTTGTTTATCAGTAAAATTTAATTCATCTTTAAGGTTGTCCATTACAGCATTTAAATTTATTTCATCACCAACACTCATGCTCTTTAAAGAAGCTGTTTTAGCGCTTCTATATGACCTTATATTAGAACTGAATGCCGCATATGTTGCACCTATCGAATTATCATTTGTAGCCCAACTAAGAGTACTTTTATCAGACATACCCATTGCGCCACCAACAGAAATAGCGTCTTGATTTGCACCCAGGTAAACAAATTTCCAGTTATCCTTTTCTTTTTGTTCGATTATGTTTTTGATAGCATTACCTTTATATTCTCTACTGGCGTTTTCTTCACCATCAGTGATAATTACCATAATGATATCACGGTCAGTTTTTTCCAATTCATTGATTGTTTTACCAATAGCATCGTGTAATGCTGTTGAACCCCTTGGTTGATAGGTTTCACCATATACTAAGTCGTTAACGTCTTTAATTGGTGTGGATTTATAATTCAATTCATATCTGTCATCAAATTGCACCAAAGTTACAAATGCTTCACCTTCAGCATTTTTTTGTTCGTTTAAAAACTTATTAAAGTTCTCAACAGTTGCTTTAGCAATACTTGACATTGAACCTGAACGATCCAATATAACAACAATTTCGGTTTGATTTAATTTTTTTTCTGTGTCAACCACATTAATTTGTTCTTGCATAAATTTTAATTTTTATTTATTTTATTATTCAATACGTTTATCAACGCCATATTTTTCCATTTGAGCAACACATAGTGCCGATATTTTTCTGAAAAGCTCCATGGTGTTAGTATGTGGGTCAGAACCTTTGTACCATGTTTCATGTGCTTTGTTAAGATTATGTTGGATTGCTGATAATGCATCTCCAAGATGAAAATCTTTTATAATGTCTGGGCGGTACTTGTTTTTACTCATCGCTTCTTGATAGTTCCGCTCACCATCGATTGCCTCATAAACTTATTGACGTGTCATATTATTAATTTATTTATTTATAAAATTTGATTTTCCTTTATATGGAGTTTCTTTAAAAGAAGATTCACCTAAAACAAATAATAAACCATTTATTAATTTATTTTGTTTAATCATTTTAGATAGATGACTTGGTGAGATTTTAAATTGTTTAGCACATTCTAACAATGAATCAAATCTCTTTATTTTTTCACCATCTTTAATAAGAAATACTTCTTTTTTTATACATTTCAATTTTTGATTATTCACTTTATCTAATAGTTAAAACATTTTGTAAATCTAATCCTATTTTATAAATCTATTAACGAAATCATTAAAATCCATAATTCTACGATAACCAACATCATACTTTTTATTATGTAAGGCATCGAATAAAAAACAACAAATACCATTTTCATTTAGTTCAACAAAATTTTCAAATCTATCATCAATAAAAAAATCAATATTTTCATTTTTTGCAATATCAACTTTAGATTTTCCATAGCCAACACTAAAAACAGGGACTGATGGAAATCCATATTTACTTAACCATTCTTCAGTCCAATCTTGTCTTATAGATCTGGCTGTTATATAGCAATCTGGTGAAAAACCTAAAGACTTTGGATCTATTTTAGGAGGTATATTTAACCAAAATTCTTTATTATTATCTAATTTTTTTAAATTTTCCGCCATTTTTCTATCAAAACTCCAGAAATGAGGTTTATCTAAATGAAACCAATCACAATAATACTCAATAAAATTATTTATTGTATCGTCAATATCGAGACCAATTTTTGGTGGTTTAAGGAATCTATGTCTTCGGTCATCACCTTGTGGGTATATTTTGTAATATTCGGTGAGGAAGGCAAGTTGTGTCATTGCCATAGATGAATGCAAAAGACCTGTTTCTTTATCAAAATCCTCACCACGTTTTATAGCATTGATATGCCTCTCTGCACAGGCCAATACATCTGACCACTTTCTACCGTTTTCCCAAGTTCTGTCACCATGTTTTTCAGACCCATATGTCATAACTTCAGCAAGCTGCTCGATAGCATATGGTGGTGTGAGATCGTATCTTAACTTTTTACGCATTTATATTTATTTACAATACAATAGTAATCAAATGGTTTGATAAAAGCAAATTAATGATGAACCTTTATCTCTCTTTTTTTGAGTAGTTCAATAATTTCATTGTAATGGTATGGACGAAATTCTGGATGTCCGTCAAGACCGCAATCCATCGTCCTACCATTTCCGTTGCTAAAACGGTTTTGTGGCAAATTATGTTGATGACCATATAGATGATAACTCCCTTTATGACACGCTTCCCATTCAAGAATAGGATAATGGAATAAAACGAATAAGTCATCATCTATAATAACATCTTCTTGTTTAGAAACTTTTGTGAAGCAATTTTGTAAATTATCACGATTATTCTTTATATGTGAGTCATGATTACCCAATATCAAATATCTTTCTTGACAATGTATTTGATCCATAAATTTTCTTACGTTTTCAAAACCACCGAACGCAATATCACCAAGAATGAATAAAACATCATCATATTTTACCGTATTATTAATATTCTTAACAAGTGTTTGATTATGTTCATCCAATGATTGAAAATCACGAATGGCACCACGTTCCCAAGTCGTTAAGCTTTTAATTAAGTTTTTATGAGAATAATGTGTTCACGTGTCCGAGGTAAACCACAAATTTCTTGCAGAAGCCTCGGACGTATTTGTTTTAAATTTTAACATATATTATTTCTTTTAATTAATTGATAATAGGATGATTTACTTATATTCAATTTTTTATAAATTTCTTTATGTGATAAACCCTCATTTAACATTCTAAAAATAGCAATTTTATTCTGATCAGCTTTTTCATTTCTACCAACAAAGGATAAATCAATTTCAGACCATTTTCTTTCCAAGAAAGGTAAATTATAACCAATAGCCTTTTCTTTAATTTTTTTACAAAATACACTATTACTAATTTCTAAAGTAGCATATCCCAATTTATTAATTCTTGTATGTCCACCTAAATCCAAAACATTATTAAAATAATCTAAAACAGGCAACCAATTTTTATGCGTTTTAATTCTTATATGAAAATCGCATCTATTATGTAATTTACGAATATTTCCATCACCATCAGTAAACCCAATAAATATACTAAATAATTTATCAAAATCCAAGTTTTTGAAAACATTTATATTTGGTGGATTTATAGTTTTATTTGATTTAATATCAAAACGATCAACAAAAATATTTATAATATCTTTATGCATTAAGGAAAGTATGCAAGCCGAATATTTTTTATTATTAATTTTATCTTGTGTTTTAACATATAAATGTTCAGATAATTTATTTAAATGTTCTTTATCTTTACCTGATAAGGTAATGGATAACCGTCCATCTTCGATGTGACCATCAGCTAATATAAAACCAACCCAATAATAAGTATCTAAATTATCAGTTAACAAATAATTCGCATCACCAATTCTTTTAACATATTTTTTTGTTGAGCAGCTCCTACATTCTGTTCCTTCTTTCTCAGAACATTTAAAACTTTCAATTGATTTATATTTTAAAACTTTATCACAAGTTTTACATATTCTATTTAATGATTTTTCCATATTTATATAGTTTTATACACATATAAATATACTGATTTTTATGAAAAATTAATGTGTATCTGATGTAAACCAGATATTTCTTTCGTTACTATTAAATTTCATTGTTTATTTTTTTTTCAATTTATATGTTGTTATTTGCTCAAGTTCGCTTGTTCTAAAAATCATTATCTCTTCTTTGTTAGTGAATTTAGAACCGTCTGGATTTCTGAAATATTTAAATTTGCGGTTATCATCAGATCTTTTATTTACGCCATGTAACACATTTCCGAATATACATATATCTCCAGTAAAGAAAGGTCTTGCGTAATCCCTTAAAACTTCTGTTTTGATGAAAAGCCAATTTTCTTCAGTTTCAAATATTATATAATCTACAGAACTATGTATATAACCTGGTTTACCTACTGGGTTTGTCCATTCAATATATTGATATTTATCTGTTTTACCATCAATATATTCATGTGTTCCTTTATCGTAGAAATTAAATGACTTTATGGATTTAATATCAAAATAATATTTAATTTTATCTTTGATAATTAATTCATTTGGAAAATCATCGTAAGGGGTTACTTCAATATCCCAGTGTTCATGTCTATCTTGAGTTGGCGTTGATATTTTATAATCACCGTATTGTTCGAAATCATTAACAAATTTTTCTTCAGTTTTTCTACCAGCTAAAACAAACTCACTTTGTGTATTACCCATATTTTTCATAAATCTTTTTAGTTATCTCAGCATCATAAAGTGAATTATGTTGATTCAATGGTTTCTCCATATCCAACAAAACATGCCTTTTTTCCTTGGGATTAATCCCCTTAGTTTTTAATAATGTAAATATATCAAAAGGTTGCGCTGTTGTAAAGTTTTTTGGCGGTTTTCTCATGGTATTTCCTTCCATAATAAGATCAACCATGAGAAACCAATCCCAAAAAACACAATCACCCCAAAACTCAATTTGCTTAAATTGATTTAACCAATCTTTTAACGCTTGTTTAATAGTTTGAAAATCATTTTTTATGTATAATGTATCATTTTCCTCATCATTGTGAAGATAATGAAAATAATCATTATATAGTAAATTGTCTATAACATTTTTATTGATCCATTCATCACATTGTGATTTATCATAATCATTAAATTCTGCATAGAATTTTTTATTAGTATCAGTTACAATACCAATTGATACTGGGGTGGTGTTCTTATGTAATCCAGTAAATTCAAGATCAAAAAAGATCTTTGTAATATTTTTCATATAATTTATATGTTCGTGACCAAATTTTTGTTTTTGTCATTTCGGAAACACTATAGATTTTTAATCTGACAGCCATGAATACTACCGCTGAACCTGTATAAGGTCTTCTGGACATATCTTTGAGTTTATAATCATAGATATGCCATTGATCATGGTAATAGGATACATGAAACCTATTTCTAATCTTTCTGAGTAGTTTGGTTTTCACTTTCTTGAAAGTTCTTAAAATTTGTTAATAAACTCAATATGTTTTCAGTACCAGATGGATTCATAGAATGCACTATAAAAAAGGGTAACTTTTGATTATGTTCCATACAATAATCAATCAACCATTTCGCACAATCATATCCAGTTTTTTCTTTAAATTCCTGAGATTCTACCCATTCAGTATAATTATCCCAATTTGCTTCTGTTGCATAATGTTCATCAGCAAGGTCATGATCAAAAGACACAATTTCAGGTAAACCATATTTTGTTATATGCTTAACAAAAGCATCATGATCTTTAACAATAACCCAATCCTTTTCAAGATATATTGGATTCATTTTACCAATCCTTTGGTACATATATGATATGCAATCCAAGGGAATTCTGTAATCATCTAAAAAAAGGCGATATTTATTACTCATATATAAAATTAATTTTTCCTTTGGATGAATAAATATATTCTCTTTGTTTACTTAATATTTGATAAATTGAAGAGGCGCTTACACCATAATATGACGCAGCTTCCTTTACTTTTTTGAAATCGATTGATTCACCAGTATTATTATTCATCGAAATAATTTTTTTAAAATGTTTATATTTTACATTTGTATTAACTTTATCAAGTTTATAAGACATATTTATAATTTTATAATTTGATCAAATTCTTTATTTGTTGGTTCAACGTATGATTTTATCATTTTGTACATGACAGAATCGGATATCACTTTACCTTCTTCTTTTTCACGTTTTGCAAGCTGAGCCTTTAATTTTTCAGCGTTTGAAAAATCAAAAACAACGGCAATCTTGATATAATCATCAGGAAAAAGACGAAGTAATTTGTTTCTACCTTTTAATGTCATGTTTGTTCTATCAATGACAATATCAAGTCTTTCGTTTATGGCTCGCATAATTCCGAATCTGAAAATCTTTTCAATATCCTTAAAATCCTTAAAGTCAAAATGATCAAATGCTTGATTATAATTAAGACCTATTTCTTTTCCTTTCTTTGTTAATATATCATCTGTGGAAGCGACATGGTAATCCCCATTTGGTAACAACACGTTTTTTACGTATGTTGACTTACCAATACCTGGAGGGCCCACCAAAAAATATACCACAGGTTTTGTTTTCATTTCGATAAAATATAGTTTTCTTTCTAATAATATTGAAAGAACTTTTGTTAATTCACTATCACCGTATAGCTTAGAGAAACTGACGACCATGTTACTTGCTGATTTTAGTTGCTCTTTATTTTCGCAGCTAAGGATAACTTGGTTGACCTTCTTATAAGCTAATACGTTTTTCATGCTAATCTGAATTTTGAAATATAATCTCTTATTTTTACATTGTTTTTGCCTCCAATCATTTTTATCCAGTTTTCTTGGGTTCTTGCGATTTTTGTATCTGGATTTTTAGCCCACTCAATGAAATCAGGATATTTCACTCTATTAAATATACGCTCATCAAGTAAAAAAACAACCGCTGTAAGCTGATCTCCAAGATCTGGTTCATGAAACACGGCAGTCTTAACTCCAAGCTTGTGCAGGTTCAAGTAATGATTGTTTAACGATCCCACAGGTAAACCAGTTTCCAAATCAGCCTTAGTATTTGTGGTTCCACCGTTTAGTATGATGAATGTTTTCCAGTTCTTAGCCCAGTCTTTATAGGCTTCATTATTGTGTTTTAAACCATATTCAACGACAGCATGGCCAAACTGAATACCTTGCTGAATCGGACTAATATTATACGGTACAAGACCATACATTCTAAGCTCTAACTTCTCTTTTTTCATTTTCGTTTCTTTTTTCTAATAATTTACTTTTCCTGGGTTCTGGCACATTTTTATAGTCATATGGGCAATGTTTGCACCCATTACCACAACAATATCCTCTTTCAAGAAGAAATTCAGATGTAAAAATAGTAAATTTTTCTGTTTTTTCAAATTTTTCCATTAAAATATTTCAATTTGTCTTATAGCTAAATCAATTTCGGTTAATTCACTTTTTGAATATTTTTTCGTTTCAGGTACATCATCCAACCCAATAACCTCTGGATTACCAAATTTACCATGAGCAGCACCAACCAATTTGTTTTTTTTATATATGAACACTATTGGCTTATACATTTCAAAATATTGTTTACTCAATTCAATATTATTGGGATTACAAATATCCCATAATACCTTTAAACCACTATTTTCGAGAAGCACAAAAGCTTCATCAACATCCTTTGGTTTTCTAAATGTTAACATATAATAATTTTATTTAATAAAATATCAATTCCAGTGTTCCATCATTACTATTATAGTCTTCAACTAAACCTGAATTTACAATAAACATACCATCGATATTTTCATCTTTTACAACAATATTTTTATATTGGTAAGCTGGGTAGTTTTCGGCTCCAAATTCAGAGTATAATTCTTCAATGTCATCAACATCATTTTTATCAAAGTTATCAATTGAAATTGTCATTTCAAAAACTGATAATGTGGTTTTCTGTATTTGAACATTAAAATTAATATTATCTCTATACTTGGCAAACATTTTCAATGCTGTATGATCGAAATAATCTTTGAACATGCTATTATTAAGTTCATATAACATTGCTATTTCTGAGAAATTTAAATTAACTATTTTAGAAATTATATTACTTCCACTTGAACGAGTAAAACGAGTATATTTTTCGAAAAAGTATTGAAACGCATCAACATTTTTTATAGATGTTTTATCGCTCATAAAACAAAGTTCTGATTATGATTAACATATTATTTACAAAGTTATGATCCACCTCTTCAGGTAAATTAGAATTGGCATATATTTTTTCCATAGAATCCATGATTGATTGTGCTTCGACAATAAGATCATCATATTCTTTTTCACCATTTCTGACTAACATCAGATCAGCTACATCATGCCTTTTAACATTTACTTGACCAGTTAATCCGATTTCCTTTGCCATTCTAAGAAGTCTAAGACAATGCATCATATTTTTTGAATCGTAGTTCTTGCCATGTGAAGCATTTGTTTCATATCTATCAGAATTACGTTTTTCTACCCAATCCCAATATTCTTTATAGTCTTTACAGTATTTAGAATAACCATCTTTATTGTAAATGATAGTTGCCACTGGTTTTTCACCTTGAGGTACTGAACTAAGTCTAACCTCATTTGAGGTTTCATCTTCATTCATAATCCCACGATAACCCAAACCAGAACCTTCCTTAGATGAATAAGCATCGTAAAACAAAGCATAAACATCTCTGGCATTTGGAACATTAACCAATCCACATTTAGCTTGGTTGTATCCGCTATTATCCAAAAATTCTTTAAGAGGTCTTGACTTGTAACCATCAATAATATAGCAAAAATCTAATATGGACTTACGCTCCTTATCAACAGGATTAACAATTTTCTTATTCAATCCCCTGGCTTTTTTTATTTGTGTTGAAGCATAACCACCAAATGTGTTTTTACATTTTTTTGTTATGAATTTAGATTTATTATTCAAAATAATGTCAAACAATTCATGTTTATACACAATGTTCTCTGGAGGCATATTCAATATCTCGATGATATTGGGGTTATTTGTTTCAAGTAATTCAAGAAACTTACCAATTTCATAAAAGGTGATATCATTGGTTTCATCGTTGACTTGGTCAATATAATTAAAACCGTATATGTTATCTTTAGGCAATATAAAAACACCACGATAGTCCATATCGCTTGATGGTTTATTTGTACCATATGCATAGCTACCGCTTAGACATTCAAATAATATCAAATTATTATCCCTGAGTTCTTGTATTGTCATTGTTATTTTTATTAATATAGTCAGCTAATTGTTGTGCTTTATCTTTGTCAAGTATGATGAAATCTTTATGTAACGTACCTGTCTTTAATAACAAATAAGCGTTCTTGATTCGATGCCATAATGAAGATTTTTTATTATTAAAACCATAACCCCAATATGCAAACCAATATTCGTTATGTTCTTCTTCAAATGTAACCTGCATAGATTCTGTGTGACATTCACACATCAAAAATAAATCATTTTCCATAATACTACAAAAGTATTAATTATTTTTCAAAAAACAAAATTTTGAATCTTTTTCTGTGGCATGAGCCACATATATAATATTATTGGTTGAAATTATGCTGACAGTATTATCCTTAGTGTTAATTTCTTTAACAATACCCCATTTTAGAACATCCAGAAAATAGAATTCTATTTTATCACCAACTTTGTACTTATTTATCTTTGAAGACATATGCTAATCCCACCAACTTTCTATATTACGTTCTAATAGCGTAAATAAAATACGCCTTGCTTTATTGTGTAAATAATATCCCATATTCATAGCAATAGTTTGTTTGGATTTATTATCAAAGATATATTTATCTGTCTTTGTAACTTCTTTATAGGCATGTGGATACTTTTTAAAGTAATCATCATACTTTTCCCATATCTCTTCAATCCTTAATGTTGAACAATCCTCATACAATTTCCTTTTGTCTTCAGACATTTCATCAAGTTCTTCCTTGGTCACTGGATCAAAATGAAATTTTGATTTATGATAATCCATATATTCGCCAGTATAAAATTCATCAGATATGAGCTTCATCAATCTAACACACAACTCCATTTTTTCAGCATCACGAACATTATCAACATGTAAACCCTTTTCACGAATGTACTTAGCTTGGAATGTTAATTTTGTCATCATTACTTGCCATATATAATGGTCATCCCAGTCCCTATCTTTCCAAATTACAGGGAACCAACGTATAATATTTCTAATGCCTTGATATAAATCCTTATGGTAATATTTACCTTCGAACTTCCACCACAAAAATATCTTCCTGAAGATACTCAGCTTTTTTTCATTATTGTCAAAACTCATTATAGATTAATATTTTTTTTCATAAATTCACGAATATAGTGTTGTAACCCAACTTTTTCAATTAGGGCAAGCAACTTTTCAATTTCTTCATCTTTAATTTGCAAAGATACAATAAATTCATGAATTGAATTGATAGTATCGTCAGTGATATTAAGTTGTTTTAACTTAATTTTAATAGTTTCTTTTTCCATGGTTTTGGATTTAAAAAACAAATATAGTAAAAAATTTTGATTAAATCAACATTCAGGGTTAAATATTGTTATATTATAGGAATTTGATCTCATATTATCTATCTTTATATTTGTGAAGAAATAATCCAGTTCATGCATAACTGTTTTCTTCATCAAAAATGTTTTTGATAGTGGTGCATCAAAAAATATATAATCCAATGACCAGCTATTATTGATAAAATCAATACCACAAACAAAATATAGTTTATCTATGAATTTGATTAATGATTTAAGTTTTTGAGTTTCAAAACCCAAAAATTCCCCATATTTGTTTTGTGTGTATTCAACTAATATATGAAATTCATATATGTTAAGAATATAATAGTTACCAGAAAATATGTTATTGAATTTATTTCTGTCAGGATTTCTACGCAAAAATTTACGCATGAAAGTCTTATTTGTTGTATTAAGGTAAATCATTAAAATTTAATATCAAATTTATTTTCAATATCTTCTGGTGTTACATAATTAAACAATTCTGATAGACCATCTATTGGTATCATGATTATTATACCATGTCTATTTTTAAATGCTTCACAAATGTTGAAATAATCTTCAGAAATTTCCCAATCTTCATAAATATCGATATATATCTTATCGTTTATTATAAATTCTGGGTAAAACGTATTAAACGGAAATGTTTGTTTATTCGTTTCGCATTTCAAATTATATTTCAAAGCCCACTTATTGAATAGTGATATGTCTTCCATAATACTTTAATTTAAAATAAATATATAAAAATGATTGTAAAAATGAAGAGTATTGTGTATTTTTGCCCATATTTATAATTTATGAAAAATATATCATATACAGGGATTATTTTGGATAATAAATCCAGACAACTATTGGCTGAAAAGTATAAGCAAATGATGCCTGATGGTTGGGAATGGATTGCTCACCATATGACAATAACTATGGGTTCTTTACCCAAGGAAAAACTTGATTTGCTTGGTACAGAACAATCTATTACCGCTGAATCTTTAGGTATGACCGATATGGTTATGGAAATTGGTGTTTCTGGGTTTGAATCCAAAAATACTCAACCACATGTAACATTAGCTGTTAATAGAAAAGATGGTGGTAAACCATTCATGTCAAATAACATAACTGATTGGCAACCAATTGAAGAAAAATTTATACTAACAGGCCAAATTAAAGAAGTGGGACAACCTGATCAACCTATGAAAAAAAATTTAAAAGAAATTGTGGATATCAACGATTTACCCTTTAAATCGGATGTAACAAAAGCTGGTGGTAAAATCTATCAAGTTGGCGGTGCTGTACGAGATACCTTCTTGAATAAAACATCTAAAGACCTTGATATTTTAATTACTGGTGTACCTTCAGATAAACTACAATCAATATTGAGTAAATACGGTAAAGTGGATCTTGTTGGTGCATCATTTGGTATTATCAAATTTACACCCCCAGGTGGTGAAGAAATTGATATTGCTTTACCACGTACTGAAAAGGCTAAAAAACAGATCGTGGTAACTTTAGGTCAAAACGATATATTTATAGAATATAACGATTCAATGAATGAAAGAGAACTTAAAGGTTAAATGTCACATTTGTGATTTTGAAACTACAGCTAAAGGTGTTGGTAGGCATTACCATAACATACACGAATTAAAATTATCCGAAAATGCGGATATATATCTGATGTATTTTGATTATAACAATCCTGGAATATTGGATGATATAAAAGATATGATTCGAAACGGTATTGGTTTGAAATCCATACAAAAAAAATATCATAATATTGGTACTGGGTCGCTACCAATGCTAAAAAAATCATTAAGTAATATATACCCAGATGATTTTAATAAGAAAGTAACTGACAGGGGTAAGCAAACCTTACTCAATAATACAGGGTCACGTTACTCTGAAAAATTTATTGAAAGAATGGGTGGTTTTAAAAATCAAACATTAGCAAAAAAAGCGGCTAAAGTCGCTTCAACTAATGTTTCAAGGTTAGAAAAATTATCTGAAATGTTAAAGTATAATAACCCCTCACATAATCCACAAATTATTGAAAAAAGAAAACAAATATACGATGAAAAAACACAAGAAGAAAAAAGGGCAATCATTAAAAAACGATTAGCTACTTGTGAAAAGAATCAATCTTATTTAAAACGAGCTGAAACAATAATAAAAAAATATGGTGGGTTTGTTGCGTATGGTAATAAAACGGCAGGTCATTCAAATTGGCATGATAAGTTAAAACAAATGTTAATCGAAAACAATATAATAACAGAATCGGAACAAACTGTCGTTAACAATTACACAAGTGATGAGGTTGATTTAGAGAAAAAAATTATTATTGAGCTAAATGGTGATTTTTGGCATTGTAATCCAAAATTTTATAATGGTGACTATTATCACCCTTTTATTAAAATGACAGCTAAACAAATTTGGGATAAGGATGAAAAACGAATATCTGATTATATTCAAAATGGTTGGCGAGTGATTGTTATTTGGGAATCAGATGATTTAAACGAAAAGATTAACGAATTGAAAAAAATATATGGATAAGAAAAAAATATTACAACTATTAGAATTAAATGGTTTCAATGTCATTAACGGAGTTGTTTACAATAAACCAGAAAATATAATTAGTTTTTTAAATAAAACAATTAAGCCGACTAAGATAAAAAATTTAGCTGGTCATAAAGGATTTGATGTGACTTCCGACCATACTCTACCAATTGAAAAGGATCTTGAAAGGCGTGATTTTACTATCAACTCAATAGCTAAGGATGCTGAAGGTAATCTAATTGATCCATACAAGGGTATTGAAGATATTAAAACAAAAACTATACGTTTAACAAATCCTGAAGCTTTTGCTGATGACCCTTTGAGAATGCTAAGATCGGTTCAATTTGCTTCGAGGTTTGGATTCACAATTGAGCCTCATACTTTTGATATGATTCAAAAAAACGCCGATTCAATCAAAACAATAGCGTTTGAAAGGGTTATAGAAGAGTTTCAAAAGATTGTAGATAAAGGTTCACCCTATGTTGGTGTCACTTTGTTGGTTAAGTCTGGTTTATATGAAGGTATTTTTGATAGCAGGTTTCTTGGCTCATTCAAACCATTTAATCATGTCAACAAACTAAGTGAATTTATTTATTGGTTATTACAACCAATTACAAAAGACCCAGCAGCTTATTTCATGAAAGTTATGAAAGGTGATTTGAAGACTCATGCTGAAATGAAAGCCTTACAATTGGTTATGGATAAACCTGTGAGAACTGACCTTGAGGATAAATGGATGGTTTTTGGTGTAAATAAGATTGCGCCGACAATGTTTGATAGTTATTTCATATTGAACGAATTGGATAACGTATTACCATTTTTCGAAGATGGTAGATATCCGATATCATATAAACAATTAGCTATTAATGGTAATGATCTGGAAAGTCTGGGCTTTAAAAACGAAAAAGTTGGTCTTGGATTGAAGTTGGCTATGGATGCTGTTTACTCTGATACCGTTGCAAACGATAAATCACAACTTTTGCAATATGTGTCTGGTAAAATGAAAACAAAAGGTTAATAACTAAATTTATAACCTTTTGTTTTTTTTCTTTCACCACGAATAACCCTATAAATCATTTCTGATGTTATTTCTAATTCGGTTGTTGCGTCATGTATATTTTTAAACTCTTTAATTAAAACACCATTTAAACCATACATTTTAACTGGTTTCAGAACTGGTGTTCTATCATACGCACCACGATTATGTTCCTTTAACGTTTGAAATATTTCATATTTCCTACTCAATCTCAAACCATCCGAATTATTATACATATTATTTTTTATAAAATCCAAATCTTCAAAAGAATAATATAATAATTTACATATACAACCTTTTTCGGATTTATATTTGGTATATATAATTTTAGTATCAGTTAACCCAAATGAATTAAACTTTTCTTTTAATTTTAATATAAAATTTTCAGAACCAATAATTGAAAACCTTAAAATACCTTCTTTGTTCATTTTTGATATTGAACCATCGCCATCAAAAACACCTCTAACAAAATCCCAAAAATAATCATCATTAATATTAGGATATTCACAATCAAAAGATTTATTATTTTGTAATCCTAAACAATTTAAATCAACACACATTTTCTTAGATGGTATCTGTAAACTAAATCTTTTATATGTTTTATTAGTTCTTTTATCATAGACATCATATTCACTTAACTTATGAGTGGAATTTAATTCTTTTCTAACGATATCAACTAATTCATAATCTTTAGATGTTAATACTACCTTAGACCATTTTTTACTAATATACCCATCTGATAATAACAAGCCTAAAACATATGCTTTAGACGATGAATTTATATTTTCAAAAAAAGTAATATTCATACTATTTTTACAGTTTTTAGAATTAAAATTTTGTTTTTTAGTTTTTATATTATTTTTAATTAAAAATTTTCTGACACCAGAAGCGGTATAGCCCAAAATATCACCAACTTCTTTTAATGTTTTATTTTCCTCAAAATAAATTTTTTTAACCTCTTGTATTTCTAATTTCTTTTTCATATCTTTACTTTATTATAAATAGCATATAAAAATTAAAAGTTAATAATTATGACAAAAAATTTAGAGGTTGTGACCTTTTTTGATTTTGATGGTTGTCTTTTTTCAACACCTTTACCTGAAACTGGTAAAGATATATATCAACAAGTTACAGGTAAACCATATCCTCATATAGGTTGGTGGAGTAAACCTGAATCACTTGATATGGATATATTCGATATTAGACCAAAATCTGGTATGGAAGAAGTATATCGTAATGTTATGAAAAACCCAGAGGCACATGCTGTTCTACTTACAAATAGACAATATAAATTGGGTGATGAAGTTAAAAAAGTATTGGATAGTCATAATATGACATTTGAACATTATTCTTATAAACATAATGATCATGAGAAGGGTGACAGAATGTTGGAAATAATGAAAAAATACTATTCTGGTGTTAAAAATATTGTATTCTATGATGATGACCAAAAACACCTTGATAATGCTGAAATGGTATTAGCTGGTAAAGATTATAATCTTAAAACAGTTAAAATATCTTCAGATTTAGATTACCTTGATCAAAGCGATAAAATTAAGTAATTTTGGGTTTATTTTTTATTGAACCATAGTTATATTTAAAGAAAAAAATATAATTATGGTTCAATTTATTAAAACAGCATTGGTCTTAGGTGGCGGAGGTTTCATTGGAGGACATATTGCAAAAAAATTAAAATCTGAAGGTTATTGGGTAAGAGTTGTTGATATAAAAGAACATGAATATTTCATGGGTTCACCAGATTTCTGTGATGAATTTATTGTTGGTGATTTAAGAGACCCTAAAGTGGTTTCAAAAGTTATGTTTTCACCAAATCAAAGGTCTTTAGATGATAAAGAAAATTCCTTTGATGAGGTTTATCAGTTAGCTGCCGACATGGGTGGTGCTGGTTATATTTTTACTGGCGCAAATGACGCTAATGTTATGCATAACTCAGCCTTGATAAATTTGAATGTTGCTTATGATGCTGTAAAATATAACGTAAAACGAGTATTTTACTCATCATCTGCATGTATGTATCCTGAACATAATCAATTAGACCCAAATAACCCAAATTGTGAGGAATCATCGGCCTATCCAGCAAATCCTGATTCTGAATATGGTTGGGAAAAACTATTCTCTGAAAGACTTTATTTGGCCTTTAATAGAAATTATAATCTTGATGTTAGAATTGCAAGATTCCATAACATTTTTGGGCCTTATGGTACCTGGAAAGGTGGAAAAGAAAAAGCGCCAGCCGCAATGTGTAGAAAGGCTGCTGAAACACCTAATGGCGGTATAATCGAAGTTTGGGGTGATGGTCAACAAACAAGATCATTCCTTTATATTGATGAGTGTGTTGAAGCTGTATTCAGATTTATGCGCCAAGATTCCTTCTTAGGACCTGTTAATATAGGTTCAGATGAAATGGTAACTATTAATGATTTAGCTCAAATGGCTATAGACGCTTCTGGTAAAGATATTACAATAAGTAATATATATGGTGAGGAATTTGAATCCAAATATGGTTTTAAATGTCCAACTGGTGTAAGAGGTAGGAATTCAGATAATAAATTATTCCAAGAAAAAATGGATTGGGTTCCATCATTCCCATTACGTGCAGGTATAATAAAAACATATAATTGGATAAATACACAGGTTAAATAACTATCCAACTTTCTCCATATATATCTTTATAGTCATCATAATTTAAATTATTGAACCACAATTTAGGTGCAATAATTTTTTTATTTAAATTATTATTCAACCAGGCACCCCACCAACTAAATGAACTATTAGCAATAATATTATTATCACATAATGTCATTAAACAAAGATCAAAAACATCTGAATTTCCTATTGAATATTTAATATTATCTCCTTTGAAATTTTCAACAACCCATTGTGGATCATCTGAAATAAAAATAAAATAATTATCACCAATAAGTGATATTGCATTATTATAATAATTAACATCACACGTAGGATGGATATTAGGAAATTTTAAATAATCACCACGTCTTACATGAACCGATGTTAATTTTTTACCATCTAATAAACTTAAAAACTTTTTAACATCACGTTTTGTTTCTTCATCAAAATCAAATATTTTTTTTATATCTTTAGTTTGATCTTTAAAATATTTTTCGGATTGGAAATAACCATCTATTTGTATATTAGGAACATATTTAATTTCTTTAAAATTAAAATATGGTTCTTTATATACATAATCTATTTTTAAAAAATTGTTTGGTGCATCGTCTATATTTCTAAATATATTATTTTTATAATTATTAGCTGGTTTACCTTGCAATGGTGTATGGCAAGTATTTAAATTAAATCGTGAAACATCATTATTTCTTATAGCTAAAGCTGTTGCTGTCGCTATTTGAAACATTTGATTACCTAATCCACCAGAAAGTTTTGCTGAAACCATGTTATTAATATTTATTAATAAAAAACGCATCACCCCATCCAAAATTTCCAGCCATAACTTTTTCTTTTGGTTCAAAATTAAAATTCCCAAGATATGATACTATTTCAGGATAAAGTGCACAACCAGAATATAATTCCTCATCATTAACCTCAAGAAATAAATATTTTACTTGATATAATAAATCACCAAAACCTTTTAGTGATAAAAGCTCAGCCCCCTGAATATCTATATTTACAAAATCATAGTCTTGAATATCTAAATTATTTTCAATAAATAAAGTATCAATTCTTTTTGTTTTAAGTATAATTTCATCGATATAATGAACTGTTGGGTGAGCAATTTTATGGGTGTGTAAATCTAATATTGAACTACTTTGCCCCTCATTATTAGATATTTTAAATTTAACTTCTTGATTATCATGTTCTGTCGTACAAACATTAAAAATTAATGAATTAGGATATCTATTAACATTTTTTTGTAGTTCTGGTATTAATTTTGGATTAGCTTCAATCCAAATTGTTCTTTGAATTCCATTACTATAATAATCATCAACCTCTTGACCAGTATTTGCGCCTATATGTAAAACACCTGTTGGTTTTATAGAATATTTTGATAGTAAAGTTTGATATGGTATTAACATTGTATTTATTTTTTATTTAATTTATTATGATATGATATATAATCAAAATTATTTTTAGTTGATTGAAACCAGTAATCGCCTAATCTCGAAAAACCGCTAAATTCTTTTATCCCTTGACCTATATTCGATGGATTATCATATTGTTTAACACAACCAGGTACGTAAGCATATGTATATAAATCTGGAGATAGTTTCATAAATAACCAATCAATACCCATACTCATATGTACATGAGTATCAAGTAAATCCAATATTCTTGGTAAACTTTTTTTATTTACAATATATGCATAAGTACTCCAACAACCATATGTTCTCACAATATAATCAACATCTGTTTTCTCCACATCTGTTCCCTTTTTACATGAACATTTTTGCATATCTGGATGATGTCCAATTTTATGCCATTCAGCTGGAATATGATATGTGCCACCTAACCAAAAAACATCCCATTCATGGGTATTAAGAAAATTCTGAATATCACTTAATCGATCCATGAAATCATCACAAAAAATTAAATCATCTTCCATAACTAATGCATGTTTATTTTGTTCTAATGCTTTTTTCATTACACCTACCTGTGAAAAATGACAACCTATAGCACCAGGTGTTCTATTTAACATCGTCTTAATTTTAACTAATGGTTGATCAACTTCGTTTGGTAATAAACCCTTAAATCTTATAGCTGATAGCCCAATTCTTTCAAGCTCTGAAACCATTCTATTATCCCTATCTTTTCTAACATCAAGATTAATATATGACGCATACGTTTCATCAAGTATATCTTTATTGGTTGTAATTAACTGATCTTTTCTTACATAAATCATACCCCATTTTTCTTTTCTATTAACATCAAAATCAAAATTAATATCATTCCATGATAACCATGTTAATTCATTTTCAAAATAGATATCATCTTTTTCTTTAATTGAAAAATTATTATAACCAATATCTTGTAAATATTTTACAATAGCTTCAATATTTTCTTTATTTTCTTCTTCCCATTCAAAACAAATCATGGTATTAGATAATAATTTTGTTAACCCTTTAATTACATTCAGTTCATAACCCTCAACATCTATCTTTATAAAATCAGGTATACCATATTTTTCTATAGCACTATCAAGAGTAATAGTATTAATAGGTATTTTTACATTCCAATTATGTTTATTAGAAAATCTTGAGTTTTTTATAAAATCTAAAGATAATGTTGATAATGTTTCAGAATTACAAATAAAAAAATCATTTATTCCATTATTATCTGATAATCCAGAGCTATCAATTATAACATTATCATTATCTTTATATATTCTATTTAATTTATTATTTAAATCTGGATTAGGCTCGAAAGCAACTACTTTATAACCAGAATTTAATAAAATATTAGTTTTTTGACCAATATTAGCACCTATATCAAAAGCAAGTTTCATTTTAGTTAAGTTTAGTAAAATATTTAGGTATCATATTAGTATGCGCACCTTTAAATACGTATTTATCATCAGGGCATAAAACAATTTTATTTGGATTTCTATTTAACCATCCAGCAACAAAACTAAATGTTGACATACAAATTATATTATGTTCGCATTGAGACATGTAGGTAAGATCTTCTAACTCACTTCTATCTTCAGAAAACATAAATTCGCAATCCATAAAATTATATGAATTGAATTGAGTTTTACACCAATTAATATCGTCCGAAAAAACAATAAATTTAAAATAATTTAATTTATTAAAATATTTTATAGCTTCCGAATAATAATCCATTCCAACATATGGGTGTTTATTTTGTAATTCTAAAAAATCACCTCTACGAACATGTATCGATACAGTGTTATCTATTTTTTTATATTCAATATTAAAAATATTTAAAATATATTCTCTATAATTATCTATATAATCGAAACATTGCCAATAACCAATAAATCTCGGATTAGATAATTTTGGTATATCCATTAAATATGGAATATCATTAGGTCTTGGCTCATAAAAATCATTAAATTTATCACTATGGCCCGTTGAAAGTAAATTGAAATATGTTTTATTATTATCACAATTAACGCCAGTTGTTGGAATTTGATACAAAATATTATGTTTTTTACAATAAGCAAGTAACATAGCAATTTGATAAAAATTATTTCCTATTCTACCTTGTAGAACAGTTGTTGCCACATTTGAGTTATCAAGGTTATTTTTATTATTAAAGTTTTTTATTAATTCAATAACATTATCATAAAAAGTCCCAGTTCTATGTAAATTATTTCTATAATGTGAACCATCGTGTACCAGATGATCATATTCTAAACCAGGAACAAAATATAAACTATACCCTTTAGCTAATAAACAATAATTCAAATAAATACTATCTGCTGTAATAGGATCAACTTTTGGATCCCAAGAATCTAAATACGTTATTTTATTAATAAAAAAATTACAAGTATTCAATGCAGTTAAAAACATCGCTTCGCTCAAATATTGATTAATATTGTTTTTTGTGACTAATAAATCACTAAACTCTCTATAATCAAAATTTGGTTTGGCAAATACTGGTAAATAAACAACATCCTTTTTCCATTCTTGTATATTAAAAATTGTATTAATATAATCTGTTGTTAAAACATTATCACTATCAAATAATATACACCATTCATTTTGAGCTAATGATATTGCTCTTTGTTTATTTTTATAACAATCTAAATTAACATCATTCCTATAAAGCTTTATTTTATCTTTACCATTACTAAAATTAGTTAACTTAACATAACTATCATCTGTAGAACAATCATCAACAATTATAATTTCTGAGACTCTATCATCATTAAGGATTTTTGAAAAGGAATTAATTGTTAACTCAAACCTATTCCAGGTTGGGATGCAGATACTTATTTTTCTATTATCCATTAATATTTTTACACAAAAATAAAAAAAATAATCAATAAAAGCAAGCATTTGTTAAAAAAAATGAAATCATAAAGATAAATCATAATAAAAAACCCCAGAATATTCTGGGGTTTATCATTTAATCTAAGTAAGTTACAAAATCAGCTCCTTCAAATCTCTCAACACCACTTTTATCGAGTGCCCCAATATATGCTATGGGTGATGTACCCATTTCAAGCATACAGATATTTTTATAACCATTTTCTTTTGTAATTTGAGTATTTGAATCGTCAATAATCTCATCGACTTTGGAACTAACCTTCTCAATTTTATTTTGTCCAGGGATTACATTACCCCAAGATACGTGTGGGTCGCCGTATTCTTCAATACAGAACTTTCTACCACTTTTCATAATCACATAATATCGCCTATTACTCATATAATGTTATTTTAATTCGCTAAGCTCTTTTTTCAAAGCGTTTATTTTTGATATCTGTTCTGGAAGATTAATTTCCTTAACATTAGAGACTTTTTTAATTAATGCATTATTCATCTCATCTTGAAGAAATTGTATCCTTTCTTGAAGTCTCTTTTTCTTTTTATCAATCTTACTCATAACGTCTTTGTTTTTTCTTATTTAATCTATTATCAAAATCCTTTATAAAAGATTCTGGTATTATTATTTTTTTATCTTTGAAGATATCAAAGATTTCGTCCCTGGTAAAACACCAATCAGCAATCCCATCTGTCCACTGATCTAAGAATAACCCCCAAGACTTTTTTCCAATTATAATAGATCTTAATAAATTCGGATGTCTTGATTTTATTGGTCTGGTTTTAAAATAACCATCATCATATAATCTAAATCCTTCCTTACAATCAACCCCATTCGGATCATATTCAACCTGAACATCTTCACCACAAAAAGTTAGAATTCCAGTCCTGTAAGATTTTAAAAAGAAATTAAATTTCTCATTGAAACCATCCGAATATTTTCTCAATTTTCGTTGGTGTCTTGTTCCAATACGGTCAGAAACATCTTTTAGTCTCTGACCCTTCGTGCGACCAGCGTGGTGCCTCCATTTAAGTTTTCCATCAGTTTAAATTTTATAAGTGGAGCGTATGGGAGTCGAACCCATGACTCGACCTTGCAAGGGTCGTGTTATCGCCTTCTTAACCAACACCCCATATTTTGTAGCGCATAACGGTTACGATCCGTCTTTTTGGCAGTGAAAGTGCCACGTTCTACCATTGAACTAATGCGCCATTTTAGTATCGATGAAGGGAATCGAACCCTCGTTTACAGATCGAAAATCTGTCGTGCTAACCGTTGCACCACACCGACATTATTAACATTCACATATACATGTAATTGTATAACATTCATAACATCTGTAACCATCTTTGATATTGGAAATTATAAAGTCGTTGGCATATTTATCAATCGGTAAATCTCTTTTGATTTTTTCATCAATAACTTTTTTTTCCTCATCACTTAGTTTTCTATAATCTTTTCTTTTTTTCATTTTATAGTATAAAAAGCTTCAAAAGTTCCAGGCGGAGAGTTGCATAATCGAAATGCACCCAAATTAATGAGCCGCTCACTTAGCAGGTGGCGACAGCGACCCTGGCTGTTTAACTCTCCATTTATTTTTACATAATCCAACGCTGCAAATACTTTGATTCCATTTCAACAAAGAAATCTGCATCGCCCATATCCTCAACTGGTATTTCAAATCTTACATCAAATGATTCGAAAGTACCATCATCAAAATGCTTATTAACATATGTGTAATAATACGCATTACCTTTCCTGATATAATCAAGTTGAGCTTTCGGATTTTGCTTATACAAAGCTTTTTTTATTTCATTCTTTTCCATAATCATATTTTTATTTGCACGAACAATAGGATTCGAACCTATATCTGCGGTTTTGGAGACCGATATTCTACCATTGAACTATGCTCGTATTTTAATTTTATTAAAGTATTGTACAATTTATCTTTAGATAAAACTTGTTTGATCTTGGATTTTTTCTTGTTCCAATCAACCAATCTAAGGATTTTTCATCCAAAATAATTTTGTTTTTCATACTTTAAAATTTAGCGGTAGATGAAGGAATCGAACCCTTACCAGCTCATCACCGATAGTCACGCTTTTCAAGAGCGTTTGCTTCCATAAGCACCATCTACCTTATTAAAACAATATTTCAAAGAACTTCCTTTTTTTGTAAGTTGAAATGGACTTGAACCATTATCTCAAACCACCAGGGTTCTCAACCACCTTACATTATTTTCAAGTCATGACTCAATACTCATAATGTATAATCAACTTATTTGTCAGGGGTGCAGAATTCGAATCTGCGTTTCATGCTCCCAAAGCACGAGTAATTGACCTGGCTATACTAACCCCTGGTTTCTAATTCTATGCAAAGTAACGGACTTTCTATGAATTAGTAACAGTCTTCAACTGTGAGAGTGGTCAGATTCGAACTGACAAAACCGTTAAGTTCCTGTTTTACAGACAGGTGCCGACTAACCGTATCGACAACACTCCCAAAACAAAAAACCCTGAGATTTTATTCTCAGGGTTCTTATTATCTTTTTCTTTTTTTTATCCTCTATCGTCAGTATCTTTTGTTGACTTTATAGGAAAATAAAAGTAATAAGAACCCCTTCCGCTCTCATACGCTGATGACGGTTCATAACTCGGTGCCCATGATGCGGCTACTACTGTTAATCTTGAGTTTCTCATTTTCTTTTAATTTTTTATAGTTTTTTTAAAAATAACCAGGATAATGTTTTTTTCTTACCAATAGAAGTTTTTAACTGCTGGAATTATCCTCTTGTTATATATAGTACAAAAGTAGTAAAAATTTTTGAAAAAACAAATGTTTTCTAATTTTTTTTTCAGATTTTTTATTTTTTCATATATTTTTTACAATGATACAATAATAATGGGTTTATATCAGGTATTTTTTTCAAAAAGTTATATTCATATTGATAACATAAGGATTCCTCTGTTTCCACAGGTAATGTTATACACATATAACGTAATCTTAAATGGTAAGATTCATGTACCAAAGCTGCGGCAACATCATTAACATCATGAGATTTCATATCATATGACGATAGTGTTATTATACCTTTATTTGTACAAGTTCCAAAATTGGTGGAATATTTTTGATTCCAGAATGTTATCTTATCACAATATTCAAATAGATTTTTATATGAATCTTCATCAGTTTTTTCAATAAGTTCTATTGCTTTAATAACATCATAATCCCAATAATCACCAGCTTTGTCAATAACCATTTGGCCACTAACATTGATAATACCAATAAATATAAAATATAATAATATAATAACTTTTTTCATCATATATAAATAGCCACCTCTATACATAAAAAAATTAAAAAAGTAAATAGTTCTTTTTGAAAAACTTTTCTATTTATTTATAACAACAACAATATTCTCATATGAAAAAAATTTTAATGTCTTTACTGTTAGTTTTATTTACAGTAACATCCTATTCTCAGGTAGTAGGTTTATCTCCAGCGCCGTCTTCAGGCATTTGGGTATTGGTGGATACGTCATATACTGTAGGTACCAATACAATGGGTTTTACCAAGGCAAGATTGAGTTTTGCCAACACAACTGGTACAAAAATTACAGGTATGCAGTTCCGTGTTTATTATGACAAGGTTGCATTCAACGGAATGAAACCAACTGTAACATCATTGTTCAGTTCATCAAACTACATGCAATATGTATCGGATTCGGTAAATGGTAACATTACGATAACAATAGCGTTCACTGGTAGTAGTCCAACATTTACCTATCCAGCCGATTCTGTTGGTTTCGAAATAACCCTTTATCATTCTCCAGCTGCAACGTTTCAGTATTTAACCTCAATAGATAGTATGAGGGTTACTGGTTCTTTATCATTCCAAGCTTCTGCTTCAACAGTGTATGGTAATGATACAACTTTAAATCTTTATTCTTATGGTGGTTCTTTTTACAGACCACATCTTGCATATCATGGTAGATTTGCAAATGTTACAGGTTCTGCTACCAAAAATTTAACATTAGCTCTTGAAAAGAGACCAAGAGGTTCTTCAGGCACATGGACTCCAGTTGGTGTTTATGTAACTGATACTGCTGGTAAATTTTCATTTAACGAAATTGTAGATACAACTTATTGGGATACGCATTTATATGTAAAAGGTGATTCTATGAATGTTGGTGCAACAGTTTCTGTTGCTGATGCTCAAAAAGTTAACCAATTTATTCTTGGTCAAGCAACACCTTCTGGTTTTGACTATTATACTTCTGACGTAAATGGTTCTTATACAATCTCTATTGCTGACGTTTATTCAATTTACGGTAGACTTGCAGGTAGATTTACAGCATGGCCTAATAACGTTCAAGATGTTAAATTCTTCACAACTACTGAATATTCAACAATTAATGGTTCAACAACCAATTATACGTCTACAATTCAAGGTGTAACAAATTTAACATTCCCAATCGTTCCAGGATCAGTTGATTCTGTAACATATTATGTTCTTGGTATGGGTGATGCAAATGGTACTGGTTTTCACATGGCTCGTGTAACGCCTATCCAAATTATCAATCCTAATAATGCATATCATTATATTATTGATGAAACTGTGGATTATGATTTCCCAACTGATAAAGTTGAGGTTAATTTACCTGAATTAACTGTTGATGAAGGTAATCTTGTTTCAGTACCAGTTGATGTTAAAATACCTTCTGGACAAATTGGTTCTTTGCAAGTAGCATTCACTTATGATTCAACATTGCTACAATTCAAAGGTATGGAAACAGAACAAAAATTCAATAATTGGATGTCAATTTTGAATCCAAATTCTGGTACTGTCGAATGGATTGGTTCTGACATGACAGCTAACCAATTTTCAGCAAATGATGGTGATAAACTTTTCAGTCTTGATTTCTTGGCATTAAAACCACAAGACCAATGGGGTAAGAGCCCATTATATGTAACCAGAAAATTTTCTGGTAATCAAAATGCTACAGATCTTTCTATAAACCCAACAAATGGTATGGTTGCTGTTATGAGATTAGCACCCAATAACAATAAAATTGATAAAAATTGCGCAATAACAGTTACACCAAACCCAACATCAGGTCTTGTGTTTGTAACATTTTCAATACCACAAGATTGCACAGCAAATGTGGATTTTTATGATTTGAGTGGTAATAAAGTTTACACAGTTTATCAAGGAACAATTTATAAAGGAAGTTATAAATATATGGCTGATTTATCATATTTAACACCTGGAACTTATTATGGTGTGTTAAAAACCAGTACTAATGATATAACTTCAACAAAAACATTGAAACAATAAAACACAAATTAAAAAAAACAAAAAATGGCAGAAGAAACAAAAGCCCCAGAAACGACAACCGCTGAAGGTGGTTGGTCAGGTTTAAAGAAAACATTAATCGGTACACTTACAACAGCTATTGCTGGTGGTGGAGTATGGTTAAGTACACTATTAAGTGGTGGTCATAAAGAAGCACCGAAGGAAGAACACAAAACAGAAACTGCTGCGCCTGCACCAGCACCAGCTGCTGCACCAGTTGTGATTAATCTTTCTAATAATAACACAAACCAACAAAAACAATCTGCTTCTGGTGGTAATTCTAACGCAACAGCAACCGCTGCAAAACCAAAAGAAGAACCGAAAAAAGAAGAAAAAAAGAAAGAAACAGATTCTCCTTGGTAGGATAAAAAAAAACATATGTTAAACTGAATAATGAAAATGGGTTTAAAAGATTTAATAAATACCAGCAGTGACTACACTGAGGTAGATGATAAAAATAGGTTCAATTACCTTTTACAAACAATGATGTCAAATCGTTGGAAAATAACACTTATTGTACTTTGTACATTCTTCTTTATCGTTTTTGGTATTGTGATGGCTGTGCTATTCAAAGCAACAATAGCTGAAGCATGGAAAGAATTGTTATTGATTCTTTTAGGTGCATTCGTTGGTAATTTGAACAAAGTAATCGATTTCTATTTCTCTTCTGAAGATAGAGATAAAATGCTTATTCAAAAAATGGATGAGGAAGACGGTGAATCATTATCAAATATGGCCGCTGAAAAATAAATTTAAAATTAAAACATATTTTATGTCATTTAAACAATGGATAATTGACCTTTTCAAAGATGAAAGAGGATCAACTTCAATCAAACCAGTTATTGCATTCATGGGAGCATTATTCCTTTGTGTAACTACTTTATTAAACAGTTATACACATGGTGATGTTAAACCTTCCGATGGTTTGGTTAATGCTGTTATGATTATAACAATAGTTGGTATGGGTGCTGATAGCTTGGATAAATTTTCTATTAAGGGGATTTCATCTACTTCAACACCTAAAGCTGAAGAAGGAAGTGGTGATCAAGTATAATTATAAATAATTGATTGTGTTTGGATAAAATCTGAGCACAATCAATTTTAAATCAAATTAATATAATGTCTATAAACGAAAATGTAAATGTTGGTGTGGGTGCCAGCGTTGGTAATGAGAATTTGGGTGCAAGCGCTGAAGCATCAGCAAATGCAGGTGTCCAAATAAGCGATACAGAAATAAGTGCAAACGCAAATGCTGAAGTTAGCGCTGAAGCTCATGCTAATATTGATACTGAAGTATCACAAGAAATATTACCAGGTATTGATGTACACGCTGAAGCTGGTGCTCATGCTTCTGTTGAAGCAAGCGCTGAAGTTCATGCTGAGGTTTCTGCTGGTTGGGATGGTAGTGATGCTCATGTAACTGGTGGTGCTGGTGTAAGTGCTGAAGTAAATGCTACAGGTGATGCTGGCGCTGGTGCTGGAATTGATACACCTGTTGGTGACATTACAGCTTCAATTGAAGCTAAGGGACAAGCTGGTGCTGAAGTTCATGCTTCAGCTGAAGGTTCAGTTTCTGTAGGGGAACATGGTGCAAGTGTTGGTGGTGATTTATCTGCTGGGGCTTCTATTGGAGCTGGTGGTGGTGTTACAGGTAATATAGCTGGTGCTAAGATAAGTACAGGCGCTGAAGTTAGCATAGGTGCTCAAGTTGGTGTTGGGGGTGATGCTCACGCAACGTATGAAGGTGGTGTGGCAAGTATCGGTATTACAGGTGATGTTGCTTTATTAGTTGGTGTAGATGCAGATATTAATGTTGATATTCCAGTTGGAGATATGGTAGATACAGCTAAAAAAATAGCTGAAGAAACCCAAAAAGCTAAAGAAGAGGCTGATAGAATTGCAAGAGAAACAGCTAATGCTGCTCAAAAAGCTAAAGAAGAAGCTGAGAAAGCAGCTAAAAAAATTGATAAAGGAATAAAACATTACTTGAACCCTAAAAATTGGTTTTAAAATATGAAAAAATTATTTATATTAATATTAATGTTATTTGTATATAACGCTAATGCGCAATCCGTTGGTTCTGTAAAAACTGAAGCTTATAAAGCAAGTTTTGAAAAGGAACAATCGATTGATGTTGTATCTAATTATGATGATACTGTAAAATATCCTATTCAGTTATTAAAGATTGGTATCAATGAAGAATTGTATTCCATGTATCCAGAATTAAAGGATAAACGTGTTGGTTTAGGTGTTACAAATATAGTTATTGAATTTTTGGAAATGACAAACCGTTTTATATTCACTGAAGACAAATTAGAGATCAAAGAAAGAATGGTTAGTCAATTCAAAGCATCTGATAAAGGTTTTACAGAAAATAAAGTAGATGGTAGAGGTAAAATCAAATTAGCAAAATATTTTGTATATATTGAAGTTTATGATTTTAGTGTATCTGAGGATGAGGTTGTTAAAGTAAGTGGGAAAGCTACAGCTACTCAAACAACAAGACTTGGTCTACAAGTTAAATTTGTTGATGCAGAAACTAATGAAGTGATTGTTGGAAGTGGTTTAGGTGAAGCTTCAACTGTTAAACAATCTTCAATTCTGAGTGACGTTGATGATATTAAATTCAATCAATCAACAATAGGTATTACAACCAAAAAAGCTCTTGAAACCGCCTCATCAAGAGTTATAACAAGATTAATAAAGAAGGGCAAATTTAAGAACTAAAAGTGCGTGAAAGTAAAATTCCTTACAGTTATTTTATTATTGATGCTATCTAAAATAGCAAGTGCACAATCATTTTCTTATAATTACGTAGACCCATGTACTGGTAGAACTTCTATTATAACAATACCATATGGTCAGAATCAAATTGCTGTAACATATTATGGACAAGTAAAATCATTCACAGCTGCCGACTTTACTAATGGTGTTTTTAACCAGTGGGCAACGAATGTATTCAGTTCTTTTAGAAACACATCACCTTGTCAATCCGTAGGTACAACAAGCAGTATAAGCCAAGCTCAGGGAACATCAATAAATTTCATCAGTATCATCAATTCAGTATCAGCAATATCAGATATGACAGCTGGTGTTACAAACGTATTAGGCGATGCTGTGGGTGCTGCTGGTAGTGTTAGCCCAGAGGCTGGTGGAGGTTCTGGTGATAACGGTAATTCTGGTTCTGGTGGGTCTGGTTCTGGCGGATCTGGTGGATCTGGTGGTTCTGGTGGGTCTGGTTCTGGCGGATCTGGAGGAACTGGTAGTGGTGGTTCAGGTGGCAGCAGTTCTGGTAGTGGTGGTTCTGGTTCATCAACAAGTGATAATTCTGGCGCATCAACAAATAATAGTTCTGGTTCTAATTCATCAACAAGTGAGAAAAAAACAGATATGATATCTGGTACTTCTAATGCTGTTCAATCAAGTTCAGGTGGAAGTGGTTCAAGTGGTAGTAATAATAAACAAAATGGTGGAAAACCATCTGTTTTGATAGGTAGTGATCTTGTTGGATTCCAATTCAAAAATAATACAGTCACAAGTGGTGGCCAAGTTAATGGTAGTTATTCATCATTAAAATATGATGGTAGTTCTATGCATGGTTTAATGGTAGATTTTAATACATCAATTCAAGGGCCTAACATAACAGGTTATTATGCATGGATCAAACCAAAAGCGATAACACTTTTAGCCAATACCATTACAATAGGTTTTCAAGGTGCTGGTTCTCTTTATAATTCAGTTGCTTTTGGTCAACTTAGAACAATAAAGAAAATAAAGATGAAAACAGTTTATATGTTAACTGTAGCTGGTGGTGAAATATATCATCAACCATATATAAGCACAGCTGCAATTGTTGGTGAAGCAAAAGATTTTAAGATTGGTAAAAGAATAGATATGAAAACGATGTTACTATTTGTTTACGCACCCTTTGTTAAATATTATAGTGATGCGTTATTAAAATCTCCATATGTTATATTACCAGTACTTGGTACTAATATAAATGTTACTAAGGTATTTAGAATAAATTTAAATTTTGGTGGTTCATACTCAATGGGTAATGATGTTTTGAATTACACAATAATGATGGGAACAAAATTAGCGTTATGAGGATAGTTTTAGTTGTTTTGTTTATTTTATTAGCTATGAATGTAATAGCTCAAACATTTACTTATTCTGGTTACATTTATAATTCAAATGGTTCTGGTGCAGCAAACGTGCCAGTTAAACTATATCAAAGGACAACACCTGTAATGAGTGGATTTACATCTCAAACAAATTACAATGGTCACTCATATTATAGATCAACAGGTGTTGCTACTTGGACATCAGCTCAACAAGCTTGTGCTGCTATGGGTGGTCACTTGGTAACTATGTCAAATGCTGCCGAAAATAACTTTGTTTATAGTACATGGCCTTCAGGTTGGATTGGTTATTATCAAGACAAAACTGGCGCATTTTATGGTGAACCAAATGCTGGTTGGAGATGGACTGAAACCCCAGTAACTAATGGACAAGTTTGTTGGTATAATATATCAAACGTTGTTAATGATACTGTTTCAGCCCCAGGTATTACATTAAACGGTACAAATATGAGAATATGGAATTCTGTTTCATATTCTGGTTCTGGCAACACAATCACAGATATTAATGGTAATGCTAATGCGGTAATGTATAATTCTCCATCATATTCATCATCTGGTGGTAAGTATATAACATTTAATGGTTCTAATAACTATGCACTTTTGAATGATATATCTTCTAAATTAAGTAGTTCGGTAATTTCAATACGAATGTGGATTTACCCTACTGGAAATGGTGTGATATTAGATGAATTGGGTGTTATGTCAACATCATCTGTTTGGCATGAATCTGTGTTTGAAATTACTGGTTCTAACACATTAAATTGTGGTCTATGGAATGGAAGTAGTATATCAAAGGTTACTTCATCTATATCATTGAATACATGGCATTGTATTGGCTTAACGTATGATGGTTCGACTCTAAAAGGTTATTTAGATGGAACCAATTTTGGTTCAACAACTTTCAGTCGTCAGGTTCCCTTTGGTAGTGGTGGAGGCGAAAACTTTGCTATTGGACTTGCTGATGCAACTAACATGGGTTCTGGAGCATATGGTTCTTTTAGATTAGGTGACTTATCAATTTATAAAGTATCCTTAACATCAGACCAAATGAACAGGAATTATATGGCTGGCGCTTTTAGATATGGTGTTTACCCATATTCAGCATGGAATGGTGGTGAACCAAATAACTCTGGGGGTGAAGATTATATACAATTTGTTGGTGGAGGTCTTTGGAATGACTTAAATAATTATAACTCTTTAAATTATGTTTTAGAATTCGATACAATTATAACATATACACCTTGGGCATATTATGGTACATATTATACAGATACTAATGGTAAATATAACATCAGTGTACCTACCAACCCTTCACTTGACTGGCAATTAGAATATGATGCTGTTACACCTGCAAGTAATTTAAGTACTGTAGATTATCTTGGTGTGTCAAATGTTATATTAAAAAGGACAACATTTAATGGTTTACATTATTATCAATATGATGTGAATGGTGATAATAAGGTAAGTGTAGCCGATCTCTACTATATTATCGCAAAATCTGTTGGTAGATTTTCCTCTTGGGGTGGTTCAACTTTTATATCACAATTATTTACACCATCACAATATACATCGATAATTGGAACAACAAGTAATATGAAATTGACATATCCTGGTGTTTCATCTATAATAATAACATCAGCGACCAGTGGCGGCACAGCTAATTATTACCTTATAGCACCTGGGTACGCTAACAAAGTAACATATTAAGATATGAAAAAGCTCATTCTATTATTATTTTTCATGACATCATGTAAATTATTATTACCCAGCAAACAGGAAAGATTAAATGATTTAAAATCTGTTTGTCCTAATTGTTTGTTATATAATAACATGGGAGAATACTATGCTTTAGATACAACATGTGAACCAAATAAATTATATTTTATTTCTTTTTCACAAGGTGAATATTTGAAGACAAGTAACGCATTTCATATAAGACCAAATTTAATTGAAATAAAACAAGTAAAATGAAAAAACTATTATTCGCATTAATGTTAATTCCTTCATTGTCATTTGCACAATGTGTTAAGGTTGAAAAAGTATCATGTACAATGAACATCAGAGAGCTTAAAAGCAAAGATATTTTGTTTGGTGTAAAACAGATTACAGAAGATGTGTTATCCGAAAAATATTCTTTATGTGACTCTAACGCAATACCAGTTAAACTTGAAATCACAAGAGTTGGTGTTCCCCAAACAACTTTTAAAATAGCTGGTGTTGGTGAATCAACGCAATCAACGCAGGTTATTGTTAAACTTTATTTTGGTGAAAAAATTGTTGAGGGACAAGGTTCATCTGATACAAAAGCAAATTTTGCTTTTATGGAATTAAAAGATGGCAAAATACCTTTTGAAAAATCTACAATTGGTATGTCAATGAAAAAGGCTATTATTGAAGCTGTAAGTAAACTTTAATTCTTAGTTTTTTTATCAACATCTATTGTATAGGTGATTTTGTCACCTATTTTATAGTTTAAATTATGTTGATAAACTGTTGTACCACAATCCGTATATAAAACATATGTGGGATCATAGTCTGTAATGGAAACAATAGGTTTTTTATATATACTATCAACAACACATTCAATTATAATTTGATTATTGTCTTTTTTCGCATACTTTTGTTTTATAATGATAGTCATCACTATAAAATAAATTACTATACCAGCAATAATATATTGGGATTTAATCATTGAAATATAAATTATGTGGCTCGTACCAGGATCGAACTGGTGACTCTGGAGTTTAGAATTCCGAATGTTGCCGCTACACCAACGAGCCTGATCTGATTACATCAATCGTGAACCAGGATTACCCATTAAATCAAGAGTATCACCACTTGACGGCACCATTATCATCGCAGATGACATTATACCCATAATTTTAGCTGGTTCAAGATTTGTTATAAAAGGATAAACCGAATTTACAAGTTCATTACAATCAATTCTGTTACCGATGTTTGTCATTACTGTTCTAACATCTTCATTTCCGAAGTTCACAGTTAACTTTAACATCTTATCACTTTTTTCCACTTTTTCTGCGGACGTGATTTCACCTAACAATATTTCAACTTTATCACTAAGTTCCTTGTAAGTATTGAAGTCTATATTTTTTTTCATATATTTAATTTAAATTTAGAGTACATGGATGGATTCGAACCACCGAATTGATACTTTGCAGGCACCTGCCTTAACCACTCGACCACATGTACAAGTTTGTGTAGTATTAATAACTACACAAAAGTAATAAAAGTTTTTAAATAAACAAATTATTGTTCAACTTTTCTTTTATTTTTTTGTTTTGCTTTCCAACCACGCTCAACACGAGCTTTATCCCTACGTTTTTTCCATCTTCTATCAAACCAATAAGAACCAAGCTCATTGCTTATTTCTTTATCTAATTGAACTATTTTATCAAATAGTTCAATCTTTTGAGCATCAGTCAAAGGTGTTGGTTTATTTCTCCATTTATCCCTGTTTTTCATTGGGGTTGGATTAAGTAATCTGTGTACAGCATTACTGAATTTAGATTTGATCATTTCTGTTTTAGAGTTTTTCATTGTTAAAAATTTTAGCGATTATTAAATTATTTTCTGTTATTATTTTAAGACTTGCTTTGAATTTTATAGAACCCTTTGTACTTGGATTGTAATCCAACACCAGGTTCTACATCAACATGATGAACATAATAAGTATCGCCTCGACATTTAACAACCCACATAGGTACAGTAGGATCTTCGAGATGTTTCTTGTTAAAATGGAACGTAATTGGTTCCTTTCTTTCTGTAATCTACAACATAGTTTTTAATTTTAATGTGACATAATTTTATTGTTTTTATATTCCTTTAATGCTAAAGGCAATGAAGACGTAACTTTGGAAGCCTCTTTAGAGCCTTCAAAAGCAATTGCGGTCATTTGATGACCAATATCAGGTTCGGTGAAATAAGAGACGGCTATGCCTCGCTCTTCTAACTTATTGTATAATTTATGTAGCTTTTCTTCATTTTCAATGGATAAACAGATTAGAAAGTTATTATTCCATTGATTTGCTCGTTCTGGATGTTCCAAGAAGAACTGAGCTAAGGCATGTCCACTCTGGCTCATCTGTAAGCCAGGATCAATATCTTTTCGTGTTACGACAATTAATTTGTTAATCTACAACATGATAATTTTTTTTTCGTTCTAATAATATATAGTGTAAAAGTATGAAGAAATTTTGAAAAAACAAAACTTTTTTTAAAAAATTTTCAGATATTTTTTAATATCATATATAGTATCTTCTATTATACCATTATATTTTTCCTTAGTATCATAATAAAAGGGTAATCTGGTGTTTTGAAATATTTTAGGGTTTTCTGTTACATAATTTTTGTATTCAATATCGAAACATCCCAATATTTTGGTGTAAAATTCACGCATGTTGGTTAAATTACCAGATCCTATGATAGCATCTTCAGTGCTTGATAAACATGTTTCAACAAGTAATTTTGGGTGTGGTAAATCTCTTTGAAAATTTAAATCACCAATGATTATTGGTTGTTTGTCATTTATTAAATTTATGAATTTCTTGAATAAAAACCCATCTTTTCTATAAGGTGAATTACAATTGAAAGGATAAACCATAATAATGTTAAGACCTTGCGATTCTCTTAAATGCATTATTTTATCTCTAAGAATTTCCTTTGATTTAATATAATGGGTGTAGTTGTAATTTATGGGTGTTTCCAAAGTTATACCACCAGAGCAATTATTCCATAACTCACTGGTGATAAAAACAACTATCGTTTTACATTGGTCTTTAATTTTATTTATAACTTCAAGTGTATAATCAACATTAACAGATATATAATCTTCAAGTGATATATCTGCAAACGTTCTATGTTCCCCAAAGGTTAATATCGCTCTATTATATTCATGAAAACCAATGCTACTTAAATCAAAGTTTCGAGATGAAACTCCAATAATGTTTGGGTCTTGTTCTTTAAAATATGTAAAAAATTGACTTGTGTTACCAATAATTAAATTCATTAAAAAAATATTACATGTCCATTATTCTTAACACTATTAATGTCACAATCAATAATTCTTTCACCGTAACCAGATATATTTAATTTAACCTGTTTTATATCATTAGATAACAATACATGATAATAAGCGTTTATATCCAATTGTACAGTATTAACAAAATTATCATCATAAAATATATCAATATTGTAATTGATACCACCGTTTGGCATATATGCGGTTTTATTAAGAAGGATAAGTATTTTTTTGTTGTTATCATTTGGCGCTCTCACAACAGTAAAAAACGTATTTATCAAATTCTTCTCACTAAATCTTCTATTCATTTGACCGAACTCCATCAAAGAATTATTTTCATTATTCTTTATAAGATTCGTATAGCTGTCATGACAATCATAAACTAAATGATCATATTGTTCAAAAAATCTATAATAAACGTATTCGTATGGTTTATGAAAATGATAGGTTTTCGATACCTGAACATCATACCATTCATCCTTCATATGTGGTAATGTCAACGAATTACATAAGAAATTAATATCAGCAAAAAAGAATGCAGTACACATCATAGGCAATTCTTCAGACATCATACCTTTCCACGCCGCAAATTTATAACCATTTCTAAGTGCATTCATATTTTCATTTAAAAAATAAAAACTACCATCTTTAAATATATTATCATCTTCTGTATATATTGCTCGTTTGTAATTCAATATTTTTGCCATATTGAAACCCAATTTAATATTTTTTGTTATAGTTGAGTTTACAGTGGGCCAATAAAAATTAAATAATGCATTACCTATAATTTCATGATCTAAAGCAAGGTCTGTTAATCCAGCTTCATACATTTTGCATGAGTAATCTTTTTCAATCCTTTCATTATCTGTATTCACAATATAATAATCGATTGTTGGTAATATATGTTGAGGTATATCGCACCCACTAACAACAAGTATCGGTAAATTTAATTTACTGAAATAGTGAATTTGTTTTTCTAACATCTCCACCTTATCCGAACTATTTGGAATAGCATTTATAATAACAATCTCTTCTTTAGATTTCATAATAATCGAACCAATATTTAATCATTTCATCTAACATGGATTCGAAGGTATAATTTGGTTTCCAGTTAGTTTTATCTCTTAATTTACTTGAGTCACCTTTTAAGTCATTTAATTCCTCATAACGCAAGAATTTTGGGTCTTGTACAACATGCTGTTCCCAATCCAATCCAAGTGAGCCAAACACATATTCAACAAGATCTTTCACTGAATGTGATACCCCTGTTGCACAAACAAAATCATCAGCTTCATCTTGTTGCAATATTAACCACATAGCTTCAACATAATCCTTTGCGTGTCCCCAATCTCTTGTTGCATTCAAATTCCCCAAATAAAGTTTATCGATTAAACCAAGTTTGATTTTAACAGCTTCTTTACAGACTTTATTTGTTACAAAATTTGTTCCCCTTCTTGGTGATTCATGATTGAATAAAATACCGTTGGAAATAAACATATTATAGGAATTCCTATAATTGTGGCATATATTATGAGCAAATAATTTTGAACATCCATATGGTGATACTGGAACCATTTTGGTTGTTTCTCTTTGGTACCCATCTGAGTCTATACTATTACCAAACATTTCTGAAGAAGATGCCTGATATATCTTACATTTTAAACCCAATAATCTTGCCGCTTCAATAACATTTAAAGCACCAATACCAGTAACCATAGACGTATGAATAGGTTGATCAAAAGATATTCTTACATCTGATTGCGCTGCGAGATTATATATTTCATCTGGTTGTATTTCTTTAAGTACGTTTATTAACGAACTTAAATCCACAAGATCAACATAATAAAATTTTATTTTGTCTTGTATATTATCAATTCGACCAATTTCACTTTCTTTGATAGAACTTCTTTTTCTTGTACCATGTACTTCATATCCTTTGGATAAAAGTAATTCAGCTAAATATGAACCATCTTGTCCGTTTATACCTGTTATAAAAGCTTTTTTCATTAGTTAATTTTAAAGTATATTATTTTCCTATGATTTCAAATTTAGGACATGGTACAATAAATTTACCACCACGATTAAGAAATTCCTTTTCTCTGCCTACAAATTCATTAATAAAATGCCATGGTAGTACCAAAAGATAATCTGGTTTAGCTTCTCTCATTTCATCCTCAGATATAATTGGTATATTAGTACCAACTGTCTTCAAACCATATTTATAAGGACTTCTTTCTGCAATGGCTGTTATTAATGTGTGATCCAAACCAAAGTATTGTAATAACGTATTTCCTTTGGTTGATGCGCCATAACCATAGACTGTTTTACCTTTTGCTATCTCACCTTTGATGAATGATACTGTCTGCTCTTTCAAATTATCAATATCTTTCTGATATTGTTTCCAAACTTCAGGGGATTCAATATTAATGATATTTTCATAATTTAAAATAGACTGAATTCTATAATTACAAACATCTCTTAATGGTGCTGTACCGAATGATGTTATAGCAGCTTTATCTTTTTGAACATAAACTCTGAAACTACCGCCATTTACATCATTCAATTCACAATCAACAATTTTCAGATTATGTTTAGCAAATAAATTTTGGATGGTTCTTAAAGAGTAATAATATCTATGTTCATGACATATATTGTCAAAAGCCAATTGTTCAATCATAAGCGGCGTGTAACTCATTTGTAACACCCACAAACCATTATCATCAAGAATTTTATTGATATCTTCAATAAAGGGATTTGGATCCGATAAATCATAGAACATTGCTATCGTTGTAATAACTTTACATTTTTGGTCACCATAACCTGTTTTTTGATAACTGTTATAGTTAAAGTAATCTTGAACAACAACACCATATTTACATGCCTCATTGTAAAATGAATCGTCACATGGGTCAATACCAAGTCTAACAAAATCATATGGTATTTGTCTTAACATCGTACCATCGTTACAAGCAATGTCTAACCATATATCACCTGGCTGATATTTAATTCTTGATGTGATTTCATTAACAATATTACCAAGTTCTTTAGTCATTGTTGCATTGATACCTGATCTATACCAATACTTTCCCCACATACTATCATCTGGCGCATCTTCAACTAATCTAACAGCACCTGTGCTTTGTTCAATCTGCAAATCAAGACTATATTTTTTTCTGTCAGCATCATCAGATGTTATGAAATCTGAAACACAATGATCACCTAATATTAAAACCTTATCCATAATTTTTAACTTCTATAAAATTCGAATTATATTTATTATTTATTTTTTGTTTAATTTTGAATCTTTTTTCATTGTTATCATGAGATAACTTACTGTAATACAGATAATCCGAATCATTCAAATTGGATCTTACCATATCTTCAGAATCCCATATTTTTTTATTTATTTCCAAAAGTTCATTGAATTCTTCAGATGATGTTGACATCTTTAAATCATTTTCAACAATACCTAAAATATAGTCATATTCTTTAGATAAATCAATAAGCTTTTTGGGGTCTTGGATTCTTTCTTTTTTAATTGTTAAAATTGTTAACTTATCAACAATCTCACCGTGTGAAACCTCTATTTTCATAATTTACCTTTAATTATCCATAATCTTCTTGAGAAAGCGTCAAATTGATTACTGTTTCTATCAACCCAATCATAATGATGACAATCACCATTTAATGATGAATCAGAAAATTTTTCAAATTTAACATCACACTCATTTAATATATTTTCAACATATGATGTTGATGGCGTACCAGCTGTTGATTGTAAAGCCTGATCTATACCTTGTTCATTCCTAAAATATAAAACTGGCTGGGAATTATCAAATATAACAGTTTCAAAAAACATAAGTTTACTGTTATTAATACAATTGATCAAATGTTGTCTATGATAATTTGTAAGATGATAATATAAACCAAAATTTATAATAATGTCCCACTCACCATAATTCCAGTTTGGTGAATCCAAATCACCTTGTTCAACAATCAAGTTTGGATAATTTGAACGAATATTATCAACATTTTCTTTTCTCCCTTCTACAATCTTTACATAGGCACCCTTTTTAGCAAATTGCGCACCAATATAACCATTAAATGCACCCAATTCTAAAATTCTCTTACCAACAAAATAATTTTCTGGATATTGGGAAAATATGAAATTGAGTCTGGCATTTTGCCAACCAGCATGATAATTACTTACTTCCATAATTTTCTAAATAATATTTAAGATCTTCTGGTGTACCCAACACCACCTTCATAAAATTTTGTATGAAAAGCGATTTATTTATACTGCGCTGTTTACACAGCTTATTGAAGCTTCTTAACGTTTCTTCGTCAACACTAAAAGAAACTAATTTTTTATTTTTTGTTTTGTGTGCTCCCATATATTTTTAAAATTTCATCAATCGTTTTATACCCAATACTTTTAAACCAAAATAAAAAATGAAAATTATTTCTCATTTATTGTAATTGTTAAGATAATAGACTAAAGAATCAGGATCCCCCAACCCCCACATTTCAGATGCCTCATATATTCTTATTTTTTTACCATCTCCAATCGCTTGATTAAAGACTGGACATACATAAAATTCATTATTCACACGTATGTTTTTTTCTATCATCTGTTCAGCATATTTGACAAAATCAGACCCATGTTTCCAATAATAATATCCAACAGTTGCATTATCAGATATCGGATTTTTTTCCGCTACTTCTGTTACAAAACCATTTTCATCAACTTTTGCAAAAGACCATTTAGGGTGTATAGCTTTGAATATTACAATACCACCATCAGAGTCGGTTTCATTCATTTTATACATAAATTCATTAGAATCCCATTCAACAAATTGGTCTGAATTAGCAAAGAACAATGGAGCGTCATTATTAATGTGTTCTTTTGCTAAAAGAGCAGTACATGCAGCTCCTTCAGTCATACCATCAGTTTCAACAATTTTGCAACCTGGTGTAATTAAATTTAGTAATGTGTCAAGATTATATTTTTCTCTATGTTTCTTTTGAACCACATATATGAAATTGGCATCTATATTTAAATTCTCAACAACCACTTGAATCATTGGTTTATTTTTGATGTCAATCAATGGTTTGGGAAATGTATAACCAGCTTGTTCAAATCTACTACCAGCGCCAGCCATAGGTATCAATACATTTAATTTGGAATCTTTCCATTTAGGTATATTCATATTTTTATTGATTTTATTTATTGTATTAATTATTGTGGAGCGTTTTACTTCTTTCGGATTTTTTACTCTTAACATATTTGCGCCACTTCTCGATGCTGCAAGTAAACCATATGGTGAATCCTCAATTATAAGAGTTTCTTCTGGTAATACTTTAAATTTTGACATAGCATTCCAATACATTTCAGGGTGTGGTTTGCTATTCAAAACATCTTCATTTGATATGAATAAATCAAAGTATTTGATAATATCTAATTTATCCAAAATTGTAATTATGGTTTTTCTAATACTATTTGAACAACAAGCAATTTTATAACCGTTTCTTGATAATTTAAGTATTGTACCCCTTAAAGAGGTGTCAACTTTTAAATTATCTAACATCTCAAGAGTAAATTTTTGCTTATTATCCCAAATTTCTTGATAATGAGATGTGGGCAAACCCTTTTCTTCCGTTAACATTTTTAGCTTTTGATCGGTTTTTAAACCATCATATTTACTTAAATGTTCTTGCCATGTAATCTCATATTTATATCCTACCAACCTCAAAGCTTTATTAAGTGCTTCAAAATGTAAATTTTTGGTCTCAATTAAAACACCATCAAGGTCAAATATTATTAGCTTTATCATTGTTGCCAGTATCCTTCATGTATTATTGTTTCATCCGCAGCTACTTGTCTAACTAATCCATTCAAAATATGATTGACTTGAATTGGGTAATCCTTATTGAATGTAATATCAAAATTGTTGATAAAAGGAACATTCAAATTTAAACTTTCAATATAATATCTTAATATATCTTCTCCATTTTCAAATGTGGCGAGATAATCAGGTTCTTGATGTATAAACCAATTATAACAATCACATATAGCATCCATAATGTGTGATCTTCCAGCAAAAAATAAATCAATCATTCTATTTTTTGAACAGACCAAATACAAATAATCCTTATTAATATTGAATTGATTTATCTTAATATCAAATCTACTTCTAATAACAAAATCATACTTGAAATTATTGAGATATTCATATTTTTTCTTTAATGTATTAGCTCGATATATGCGGTAAAACATCATTCCAATATGTTCCATTTTGCAATTTCTTGTTGTTCTTACTCCAACATATCTTTGCATTTCTTTTGGATATATTTTATCATCAAGAAATTCATACAATTTAGGCTTATATAAATTTATGATATCGGTTTTATCAACATAATCGGTTACCAAATTATCCATAAAGTGGTATGCCACATATTCTGGTGTATTTTGATTCGGTAAACCAGATTGTTCACATGAAGAAATAAAAACATCAGCATCCAAGTCAAAATTTGGATAATTGTGTTTATAATTTCTGCTATGTCCAGATAAACAAACAGCTACTTTCATTAATTATTATTAATTTTTTCTTGTTCGATTTCTAATGGTGTTAATAAGCCACGGCCATATTTAGCCATTCTATTATTATATCTTGTCTTTACTTTCTCTGATATTGGTAATGGTATACCCTCTTCATCTATACGAACAAATTTTATATGTGTTTGAGTAACAATGTCTTGATTTCCAGTATATACATTGTGCTTTCTAACCTCAATATATAAGGTCACAGATGTATTACCGAATTCTGTAACCTCACCATAAATTTTTATCAAATTACCTATCTTAACAGGTTTTTTGAATGTTAATTCATCTATTTTTAACGTTACAATTTTAGGAGTGTCGCATATTTGCATAGCATATGCAGCCGAAGCATCATCAATTAGTGACATCATAACGCCACCAAACATATTATCAGAAATTCCTATTTCAAAGGCTTTAACAAGATGCGTAGATATTAATTCCATATACACAATAGTAATAAATTATCGTGTAAAAGACAAGTAAATATAAACAAAAAAAGGTACCAATTTGGTACCTTTTACACTGTAGAGGAGCTATTCGGAATCGAACCGAAGTCTTTTTAGTCATCGTTTGAAAATCATTCACAAGTTTATCTTAGTTTTCTAACCAAGAGAAATATCAAGATCCATTTACCCAGGACTACTTGCGTGAGGATAATAATTTTTAGACTCTGTATTAAAGAGTTCTGATTTATTGCCCAGTAACGACCCAAACCAGAAAAGACCGAACCCATTATTATTTTACACCCATGAGTTAAGGGATTAAGCAGGTTTTTTCCCTGTTGTTAGCTTACGCTAATTCAAGATCTGCAATCTCAACAGCCTGACCGTCAAACACAATGTTTCCGTCAGCATCAATATAGCTTGCGCCGATATTGTCATTTAGTTTTCACATAGAGTATTTAAAGTGCTTCCAATGTTAACACTACTTGCATCAATTCAAAGAACATCCTAAAAATCAAAGCCAGGTAGCCCCATGATTTATAATTATTTACAAAAATAATAAAAGTTTTTCAAACTTCCAAATTTATTTAAATAATTGTGCGACTGAAGGGAGTCGAACCCTCACGAACCTTACGGCTCATTGGTTTTTAAGACCAACCTGGTTACCAGTTACAGCACAGTCGCATTTTGCATGTCTACCATTCCATCACCGAGGCATTTATGTTACAAAAGTAATAAACTTTTTTGAAAAAACAAAAAATTTAAGGTTTATTTTGTTCATTGAAAAATTTTATCCAGATTTTAAAAAAAGCATGTGCTTTTCGTTTCATATCTAATTCATTTTTTGCTGAAAAATACGAATTGATTTCAGGCAAATAACAAGAAATCAAGCCATCTTTATTAGATGTATATTTGATTTCAAATGGTATATCTGTTGTTATAGATTTTTCATATTTGTTTACCATAAAAAATTTTTGGTTGCTCCACCCAGAATCGAACTGGATTTTCTTGAGTATCAGTCAAGCGTTATAACCATTCTACTATGGAGCAATATTTGTGTAGTTACGTCAAGATTCGAACTTGAATTAACAGGGTCAAAACCTGTTGTGCTAACCGTTGCACCACGTAACTATCTAAGACTATAATTCCCTTGTAGTCCAAGAGGGATTCGAACCCTCACTGTATAGTTTCTAAAACTATTGCCTCTCCCATTTGGGCTACTGAACCATTATGTGACTCTGGTCGGACTCGAACCGACACGTCCTAAAACACTGGCTTCTTAGACCAGCCTGGCTACCAATTACAGCACAGAGCCATTATATTGTGACTATGGAAAGATTCGAACTTTCAACCCCTCCGTCCGTAGCGGAGTGCGCTAATCCGTTGCGCCACATAGCCGTAAAATAAAAAACCCCAGATCGCTTTGCGTACTGGGGCTTAAGTTTTCCTTTCTTAATTCTTCTATGTTATGAAAAAGTTTTAACAATAGATGCCCCATCTCTTAAAATTAAGAGTTGTAACTGTTGTAGGCGAATAATGTTATTAACGTTTTTCATTTTAAAATATTTTATGCTTTTATATAAATATGTTCTTTTTTTAAAAAAAATCGGAATAATGTTTTTTTCTTATTTAGCAAGGTTTAAATGCTGAAATTATTCCCTTTATAAAATACGGATTGCTTTTTTTTGACGTTTTAAATTGGAAGTTTAAATTGGAAGTTTAAATTGATAAAAATTTGCTGTAGGCAATCCCATTATTTCAATATAGTACAAAAGTAATAAACAATTTTTAAAAAAACAAGTTTTTTCTCAAAAATTTTTTTTACCACATTCTTCCTCTCATAGCAGCTCTGTCAGAAACATCAAATAATGTAAGGTTTCCAGATTTATCGTAGCCTAAATTCCCATAGTTTACATCAGGTACCCTAATACCAAGTTGTTGACAGCTTCTGTAAATTATGTATAAATCGTTCATGAATTTTTGAATTTTTGGGTCTGAATCACCTTCTGAACCATCATACTCTTCTTCATCAAAATTACCGATTTGTGACACATCTAAACCTTGTGTTGTTAGAATCATTTCAGTTCTTTGGAATAAATCCTCTATTGAGCTGTCTGTATTAAGTTCTTCCATCACAATATAATATAATGTTGGTTTTTCTTCTTTATACCAACCCCAGTCATATATTTTTACAATACCAGGTAAATTTTTACCTTTGATTTGTCCAGCCAGTTCAAATTCACTTGGAGAATTCGTGATTTTTAATACGTTACCATTACCCAAAGAATAGGCATTTCCATATTCACCAGAACCGAGCCAATCTATGGAATTGTATTCAATTCCCTCATCATTAAGGAATTTTTCCAGTTTATCTGTATATCCCTCCAATAATTTTATCATTCTCTGAATGGCAAATATTTGCTCATTTAAATTCTTCATAAATATAAATAGTTTAACTTATTTTCAAATATTTATAGATAACTATGAAGTTAACCGAACAAATAAATAAAATGAAGGGTATCATGAAAATACTCGGAGAAGATTTGAGTATATCTGAAACATCAGAAAATTATCATAATCAACATCTTGTGGATATTGAAAATGAATTAAAAAATATTGATATATCTGAAGATTCAAAACTTCATATTACACACGGTGATAATATTATAAAAAAGACTTACAAACAGGATTTTGAAGGTTTTAAACCGCATGGGTTTTGGTATTCAATTGGTTATTCATGGTTAAATTGGGTTAAATCGGAAATGCCAGACTTTTATGGATACAAAAAACCTATATATGTTTTTGAAATAGATACAAGTGCTTGTAATATATTGAAATTATCAACATTTGAAGAAATTGCTGATTTTCATAAAAAATATAGTAGTGCAGATAACAAATTAATAGATTGGTTTGAGGTATCTAAAAAATATGATGGTATAGAATTTAACCCATATATTTATAAAGCAAGAAGCTCATTTATGTGGTATTATTCATTAGATGTTGAATCTGGGTGCATTTGGAATATGAATAATCTTGAATACAAATTAATATATACAAACGAAAACAAAATTTAAATAATATATGGCAAATATAGATTTTCCAATACCATCATATATAGGTGAAACATATACCTTCGGAACCACAACATGGACTTGGAATGGTTATGCTTGGGTTGGTAGTGGTGGTTCGGCTGGTAGCGCTGGAACATCTGGTTCAGATGGTTCTTCTGGTACAAGTGGTATGGGTTCTCCAGGTACTGATGGTTCTTCTGGTAGTTCAGGAACAAGTGGTGTTGGTTTAGCAGGTACTGATGGTTCTTCTGGTAGTTCAGGAACAAGTGGTGTTGGTTTAGCAGGTTCATCTGGAACGAGTGGTGTTGGTTTGAATGGTACATCAGGTATAAATGGATTACCAGGAAGTTCTGGAACGAGCGGTTTTCATGGTTCATCAGGAACATCTGGAGTAGGTTCGCCAGGTTCTTCTGGTACCTCAGGTTCTTCAGGTTCTGCTGGTAGTTCAGGAACAAGTGGTGTTGGTTCTGCTGGTACAAGTGGTGCAAATGGTTCCTCTGGAACATCATCTTCTGGGGTATTAAATTATCAACAAACTGCTGGTACAAGTGTAACAATAAATAATGGTTCAACAGGAACGGTGATATCTGCACCATCAATCACAACAACAGGTAGACCTGTACAAATTATTGTTGCTGGTGATGCTAATAATATAAGTGCTGCTGGTTGGGTAAGATTACAATTATATAGAGACACAACACCTATAGGTAAAGTAATTCAAGGTGAATCAAGTTCAGCAAACGAAAATATACCATATGCATTTAATTATATTGACACTCCTTCTGCTGGTTCTTATGTTTATTCTTTAAAAGCAATTACAGTAAGTGGTAGTAATTTTCAATTTGGTGAGGCAGATGGCCCTGTCATATCTGTTGTTGAGTTAGCAGGTGCTGGTACATCTGGTATAAACGGTACTTCAGGCAGTTCTGGTTTATCTGGAACAAGTGGAAGTTCTGGTACAAGTGGTGTTGGTTCTGCTGGAACATCTGGTAGTTCTGGTTTATCTGGTACAAGTGGAAGTTCTGGTACAAGTGGTGTCGGTTCGGCTGGTACTTCAGGAACAAGCGGTCTTCATGGTTCTTCTGGTACTTCTGGTATTGGTTCATCTGGTACGTCTGGTTTTTCAGGTAGTTCAGGTACATCAGGCTCTTCTGGTTCATCAGGCAGTTCTGGTTTATCTGGAACAAGTGGTAGTTCTGGTTTATCTGGAACAAGTGGAAGTTCTGGTACAAGTGGTGTTGGTTCTTCAGGTACAAGTGGTAGAAGGGGTACAGTATGGTTTGAAGGGTCAGCTAACCCATTGGCAACAATACCAGGTCTGATGGATGGTGATTTTTATTTACAAACAACAGACAACACTACTTGGCAATTTGCAGCTGGTTCAGCAACATGGTATTTATTAGGTAGTATTGGTGGTACCAGCGGAATTAGTGGTACCAGCGGTACCTCAGGTTTTGATGGTACGTCAGGTACAAGTGCAATAGGTACACTACTTTATGGGAAAACAGTGTTTGTTGATGAAGTAAATGGTAATAATATGACTGGTAGTGTGGGTGATATGACAAAACCTTATGCATCAATAACAGTAGCTTGTAATGCTGCAATAACAGCATTCGGAACAACAGGTTATGATTATACCATTCATATATTTTGTGGTACCTATAATGAAACTGTATTTGTTAATACAATACCAAATGGTATGAAATTATCACTATATTTCGAAACAAACGCTAAAGCAACATGGAACGTTGTTGGTGGTGGTGGTTCCATTTTTTCACTTGGTGGCGCTGCGTCTTCATTAAATATATCTGGTACTGGTAGATCACAAAACACAATAGATTTCAAAAATACAAATGGTATAGATACTGGAAACGGTACAGTAACTGTTAGTAATATACAATTGACTTCAGAATCAATTCATTATACAGCGCCATCTATGAATTGTATAATTAAAAGTAACGCTGGTTCAATAAAAATTGATAATTCAACACTCAATTTCAATTATGGGACACCATCTACTACATACATAAGTAATGTAATTTGGTCTATTGGTGCAAATATTTACATAAAATCATCCAAACTTGAAATTAATTCACCTTATCAATTTTATAGAAGTGGGCCAAGCACAGTTGTTGGTACATCTACCAACGCTTCATGGTGTATATTTGATGATGTAAGTAATGTAAGTTCTCCATCAAGAATAAGATTACATCAAGTAGTTTTGAGTAATATCAATACAGGTGGTGGTGGTTTTATTTATACAAACCCAACAACTGCTAATACAGATACTTATGGTGGTATACTATTTGATGATGTATACTTCTATAGTGCAAATACAAGCCATGATTTATTTACCTTATGGAATGATTCAACTTCATATAAAGATACTTATACGTTAGCAAGTCCTTGTACATCTGGTGGTCAAGATCCAGATGGTGTATTGGGTACAACATCTGATTCTTGGTTAGCTAATACATCAACAATATTAACAAATTCTCCAACAGTTGAGGGGTATTGATAAATTTTAATTTTCATTAATTGGCGGTTCCTCAATATCATCTGGTATTCCTAACATTTCTTTTAATTTGTCAAGTTTTTCACCATCAAAATAAAATAAATCATAGTCAATACCAACAGTTAATTTGGTTAAACCGAAACTTTCATCGTTTTCCAACTCATCGATAAGACCAATAAGTTCATTATGTTCTGGTTTCTTATCATAAAAAACCATGTGCAATATATCCGCTTCTTCTTCATTAAGCGCAATTGCAAAATATGCGTAATCTATTTTCATATTATATAATTACCTCCTCAAGTATTCTTTTAAATGTGTTCATGTCAAATTGACCAGAATATAATTTATTAAAATTACCAGTCAACATACCTTTCTTTTTCATTAGATTAGTTTCATTGTTGAATGTAATTGATAAATTTAAAAGATTACGTCTAATTTCTTCTTCGGTTAATTGAGCAGGCAAATATTGTTCAAAAACCAACATTTCAGCTTTTTCTTTTTCAGCAAGATCCATACGGCCACCTTTTTCAAATTGTTCCATAGAATCTTTACGTTGCTTAATAGCATTCACAATAACTTTCAAAGTATCTTCATCGGATAAGTCAGAAACTTTCTTAGCTTTTTCAGCCTCAGTGATTTTACTTTTAAGATTATTTAAGGCATCTTTAGCAATTTTTGATTGCTCATCTTTTCCTTTCCATGCGGTGATATAATCCGCATTAATTTTTTGTTTTAACATATTTTCTAATTTTTTTTATGATACAACTTCTTCTTCTTCTTTAGGCATATTTTCTTTTAAAAAATCAATAGCCATAATTTTATTTGTGTGCATGAAGATATCCTTACCTTGCTTAGTTGTATAAGCCCCAGATTTATCAATATGTATAAAGATAAAACCATTTTGGAACCCATCTATTGTATAATATAAACCTTTATAAGTCCATGCTACATATTTGTTGAGATATTCCGCAACCTTTTGCATCTCTTCTTTTGTGGTACATTTAATTACAATATCTTTATTTTGCATTTCTGCTATCTTCATCTTGTATTTTCTTTTTGACGTTAGTTAATACTTCACCCAACCAGTTTGTTCCTTTCCAATTTTTTGGATCTTCAATACCATGATCTGTGTCATACATACCAATACCCCATATAGTATCCTTAGGTGATGCTTCAACAAACATACGGTCACCAGTTTCCAGCATTTCAGCTTTTAACTTTTTGTTTTGTGTGAACTTAGCATAATTTGCTTCAAACACATAATCCTTACAAACAGCATCCCACTTTTCCTTATTAAAGTTTTTAACTTGCCTACCAAGCTCTTTTTGGTCGAAAGGATGTGATTCTTCCATAATAAGATCAGCAGTATCCTCATCACCAAATAACATAGCTTTTTTGTACATCATATACTGTTCGCAACAGTTATACGTTACTCCATCAATTACCATATTAGCACGTTTCCATTGAGAAAATGTACCATTCCAAAAAAACACATATTTGTCCGTTATTCTCATAAAATTTGATTATAAAACAAAATTACAAAAGATTACTGATATAACCAAATATTTTCAAAAATAAGAAACCAGAAAATGCATAATAAACTTAATTGGTATATTAAACATAATCTGGTTTATTGTGCGCCATGAAGGTACTGACCCTTCTTCCACGAGTTAAAAGCTCGTTACTTCACCTTAAAGCTTATAGCGCATTATTAGTGACCCCACAGGGACTCGAACCTTGATCCACAGCTTAGAACTTTTACTTCTAATCCATATATTTATAAATAAAGAAATATATGAAAGAAAAATTATGTTCAAGATGTAAACAACCAAAACAAGAGTCTGACTTTTATCATAGAAAAAGTAGAAAAAATAGTGCATTTGGTATGTGTAAAGTATGTTTTAACTCTTATTGTGTTCAACGATGGATTGAACGCAAAATAGACGCTATACATTACAAAGGTGACAAATGCGTAGATTGTTCTACTTCTTATCCAGAATATCCATATGTTATCTTTGATTTTCACCATTTAGATCCAAATAAAAAAGATATGGATTGGACTAAATTAAGATTACAATCTTGGGATAAAATAACGGATGAACTTGATAAATGTGTTTTACTTTGTTCTAACTGTCATCGTATACGGCACCATAACGAAATAAAATTTTAGTGCTCCCAAGAGGATTCGAACCTCTATGAAGACTTTAGAAGAGTCTCGTCCTTCCATTGAACGATGGGAGCATAATATCCATTGAGCTATGGAGCCATTTGTTTTACAAAGATAAGTAATTATTTTTTACTTACCAAATTTATTTTTAAAAATTACCTCCAGTTAGATCAATGATACGTTCATGTCTACATTGCCTTAATTATTCCGTTAGACAAACGTGTACGGAAGCTGGTTTAGCAATTTTTTTTGTACCCCCTGAGAATTTCGAAATCCCAACCTCTTGGATGTAAGCCAAGCGCTCCGCCTTTGAGCTAAAGGGGTATATATTTGAGATAAACAAATTGTACCGATGTGGGATCTCGAAACCCAAACCTATCCCATATGAGGGGATCGCTCTTCCTTTGAGCTACATCGGCATTTGCTGGTATAGCCGCCCATCACCAGCGTTGTGCTTGCTTTTATAAAGCACTTTATCCGATTCTCCCCTAAGCCCTCAGACGATGCGACATTTCAACGATTAATTACTTCGTTTACTATAAGAGTTACAGATTTCTCTGTCGTTTTTAATAAGGTTAGGAATAGAGGCTGTTTGGTGCGCATTAGGGGTGTCTCTTCAAACTGTATAACTCAGTCAACCAAACCTTAGACACTTCATCTATCAACGCTTTTATGCATATTCCTATGGAGCGGTAGAGAGGAATCGAACCTCCGTCTCCTACTTGGAAGGAAGGAGTAATAGCCACTATACGACTACCGCAAATTTAATTAAGCATATGAATCATTATCTTTTTCATCAAAACCGCTTTCCCATGAATGTATTAATTTATTTAAATCATCATAAATTTTTATGAGTCCTTTTTTAATTTTTTTAGCGAAACCATGTGCTTCGTGTTTATAATTAAATTCGGATTCTCTATGAGTCAATACACCTTTTTCCCAGGTACTTACTTTTACTTTGTGTGACATATTCTTTTTTATTTAAAATATTCTAACCAAATATCTTTGGTCTTATTAGTATAAATAGTTAGTTCTTTTTGATTCTTTGTAACATTCAAATTTGGTGATTGATGTGTTAGTAATAAAGCCGCATATATTTCTTCAGTTTGTGTTGCTTTTGCTACAAACCAACTATCAATCCATGGTATTTCTTTAGATCCAACAAGAGGTACGCCTTGACTTATAATATCAGCACCAACTATGTTAAACGTTTCAGTTATTGAAACTTGCATACCAATATCCATTTGTGCACAAATATTTGAAAAATCTTCTCTATCTTGCCACCCATGGTTTATTAATTGATGTCCTTTATCAGATAATTGTGAAAAAAATCCAATAAGATTTCTCATAACAGGTTCACCTTTTTGTTCAACCCTACCACCGTTAACATGGAACCTCAATTTTTTATTGATTGAGTCTGCAAACTTAACAGCAGCGATTGCTTGCATTATATGATTTTTTAAAGGTCTAACTGCACCAAAACAACCTATATCAATTATATCTTTATCATTTGCTGTATAAGTTTTTGTCTTATAATCTTGTGGATAAAAATTTGGTAAATATATAATTCTATTATCCTTTTCAAAATCATCCCAATTCATTTTATACCCAAGATAAAATTTTATCTCATTTAAAGTTCTTGGTGAATTAACAGCAATTAAAACATTAGGATATGAAATATAATCACCTAACCAATCCATAGCCATTCCCTCGTTTGCAAGAAATGGAATTTCACTATGTAATCTAATTATCCATTTAACACTTGGATGTAAGTTACAAAGAACTGAGAACTTTGTTGGTACAACCCATAACGCTTCAATAATAACGTGTGTTGGTTTGAACTCAGTAACTTCTTTATCAATACCATTATTATCAATCACAACAACAATTTTTGTTTCAACCCCACAATCCAAAAGCATTTGATACATGAAGGATGCTGAATTATATAGACCTGTTGTTAATCCAATTTTAGAATCTTTAACTGGATTAAAATCCTCTTTTCTTTTTAAAATAAAAAGCACTCTACATGACATATTATTTATTGTTTTGGAGCAGTAAGGCAGAATCGAACTGCCGTCCTCGCCTTGGCAAGGCGATGTAATAGCCACTATACGACTACTGCAATTGAGGCGATGCTTCGGTACGCCTCGGTTCCCTATTCACCCATTTACAGTGACCCCAGTTACCTCTGCTTTTTTATTCTTTTGCTACTAATCAGTTACCAGCTGACCAAGAATTTCAGAATCTGTAGATTCAACTCCTTACGAAGAACGCCATGGGTAGCGTTTTTTTTAGTTAAAAACATCTTAACCCAATGTTGTGAGGCTTTCGCCAGGGGAATCCCACCATCCATTCGTTTTTTAAAAGGGAATGGAACCTTTTGTCATCCTGGATGGATTCGAACCACCGACACACAGTTCTACATATAAAATTTTCACTGCGGAACACATTCTCATCAGAATGCTCTTTTTTTTTACCGTTGCTCTACCAACTGAGCTACAGGATGAAATTCCCCCATCTTGAGATTATGGATGAGTAGTTATTTCGGTTTTCTATTTCTACAAAACCTGCGAGGCATCCCTCATTAAAAGTGCCAACACTACTGGGAAGATTTGTGTGTCATCTTTAACCCCAAGCCGTCCCACTCACGCTGACTGACGGTCTGCGAAATCATTTTTAATCTTGATTCAAAGACTCTGAGTATCTCTAACTCATTGCGGCGAGATCAGGATTCGAACCTGAACCTTTTTCTTAATAGGAAATTGTTAGATAGTTAATTTGCAGCATTCATCCACACTGGATGATTCTTTTTTAATGCTGCCGTTACACCATCTCGCCTTGTTATACAATAGTAATAAACATTGTTAATAAAAGCAAATTATTATTGTAATTTTTTTTGGAGGACACACTCAGAACCGACCTGAGAACTCATGCTTACAAGGCAAGTATTTTTCCAGCTAAACTATGCGTCCATTACAACTTTTAAATTATCCCCAGAGTTGTGAACTGTGCTGGCATACGATCCAGAAGTTTAGTGGCTTGTTCTCGGATGATTAATCCGATATTAGACTTTCTTATCTTCGATCCCTTGGCCTTTGGGCTTTTGTAGCGAACCCAGGTAATGCTCCTGGTATCTCCAGGTTATGAGCCTGGCGAGATAACTTTTTCTCTAATTCGCAATGTTTAAAAAGGTTAGTAGTTGTCTTAGAGTTACGGAGTCTGTAATTAACATATGACCGTTTCGACCACGTTCTCGGATCAGGAGTTTTGTGCGTAACATACTACTATTTGTAGCGAGAGAAGGACTCGAACCTTCGACCTCACAGGTTATGAGCCTGGCGAGCTACCGCTGCTCTATCTCGCAATATAATATCTTAATAAAGTTAAATATGCACGTTAAAGATGTAAAGTATATTATGCAAAAATAGGTTTATTGAGGTGTTTTGCATATTATAATTATCTTTTTCGTCTTTGTCTTAGAGCCGAACCAGCAAGTGTTTTTGTTGTTTTACTCGTTGATTTACTCTTTAACGCTTTGCTTGCTTTTTTTGCAACACGTTTGGATGTTCTTGCCATAATATATTTTTTTGAGCTGACGGATAGAATCGAACCACCGACTCTGGCTTGGAATGCATATAACTGTTAATTGCGGTATGGAATCTCATCAGATTCACTTGTTTTAACAGCGTGTTACCATTACACTACATCAGCATTGAAATTCATAGGTTGTCAACCCACCGTGTTTTTTGTCCATCATACTATTGACGAGATAGTACTTCTCATATTTACAGGGTTATGAATTTTGGCGGAGATGAAGGGATTCGAACCCTCGACCTTCAGCGTGACAAGCTGACATTGTAACCAACTCTACTACACCTCCGTATTAAAATTAAAGGGTTAAAAGGTTCTGCTTTCAACAAGGTGCGCTTAACTTACTTCCTTTAATTTTGCTCTTCCAGCAGGATTCGAACCTGCGACCAACAGATTAACAGTCTGCTGCGCTACCAGCTGCGCTATGGAAGAATTTTTAAGTGTACCCTACAGGGTTCGAACCTGTGACCCCAACATTATGAGTGTTATGCTCTAACCAGCTGAGCTAAGGGTACATAATAACGTATTTGCTATGATAGGTTATGTTATTCCGTTTAATTTGGTAATAACCGAATAATTAAATATTTTATTCCCTTTGTCACCTGTTACCATCAGATAAGGCTGTTTTCAAATATACACACCTATCAAAGCAAATTTCTTTATAAAGTGGTACCGACTGGAATCGAACCAGGGACACCGAAATTTTCAGTTTCGTGCTCTACCAACTGAGCTACGGCACCAAATTCGGAATGGGGTTTTAGCTTGAATCATTAAAAGTGAATTGCTTAAAAATTTGCTGGAACCATTCCCATTTGTTTTACAAAAGTATGAAGTTATTTTCAAACTTCCAAACTTTTTTTTATTTTTTTTTGTTTATCCCAATATGTCAAAGAACATTAATTATAAGACCCCTTCGAGTGTTTTAAGACTTATTTAGCCAGACCTAAGTCCTATACTTATCTCTTATAATATTTGTGTGACAGGTCGGTTTCGATCCGACTACCCCTTCGCTCACAACGAAGCGCTCTCCCAATTGAGCTACAGTCACCATGTTAAAGAACTACATAAAAAAACCCCAGCTTTTTGTGCTGGGGTTTCTCATTTATAACTTTTACTTTCTATTAGTAATCGCATAAGAAACCCCTGTCAGTGTGATCATTCACTCTGCCAAACGTCATTCCTATATTTTTTATTTGCGATTTCATCGAAAGCTTAAAATTTTATGTGTTAATAATAATTAGTACAAAAGTAATAAAAGTTTTTCAAAAAACAAATCTTTTTTTATATATTTTTTATTATAATTTGTTTTTAGTGTTTTTTAACGATTTTATCGGCTGCATGTGTAGCTGCCCAAGCGTGTGGTTTACCTGCTGCTTCATAACCCATTGATTTTGCGTAACCGATACCAGCATCATATAACTCATGTGATTTTTCGTTAGGGTTTGAGTTATAGTCAACGTGTATCGTAATTTTTCTATCAATACCTTTTAAGGTATCAGCAACAATAACTGACTTATTAACTTCTTCCCATAACCTCATATAGTTATTAGGTTTCATTGATTCAGTTTCTTTTTTGTTGATGATGTGACCACCTTTACCTGGTTCATACATACACACACTAACAGCGTAATCAATTTTCTTGTCACGTGTTTGTGAATCACAACCAATATAGATTTCCGCATTTGGTTTGTCAGAAATCCAGTTTTCTACATACTCTTTAAGGTTATGGATAACCATACCTTGTCTTGTTCTGAACTTAGCCATTTCAATAAATTTTTACAAATGTAGTAAATAAAACTAATAAAACAAATTAATCTTGTTTTTCTTTTTCCACATTTTGTTTACCACACCATGGACAAAACCATTTTTTCTTTTCGATAGGTGCATCACCTATTGACCACCATTTGTTACAGAACGTACATAGAAAGTGTGATAGATGCTCTATTGACCTAATCATATATCAAAGGTCGTAAAACCGATTTGATTATTTTTATCTTTTACAAAAGATATATGTTGTGCTCTACCATTTTTATGTATGATTACATGTGACTGTAACCATGAGCTTGGGCCTGAGTTATAACCCATTCTCAATTTGGTTGATGTACCGACAGCTAATGCACCATCTTTTCTTCCTGGTGAATGATAGTGGCCTACAACAATTTTTGTATTCAATGTTCTGTATTGATTAAGAGAGCCTCTTGAACCATTTGTACCTTGGTCACCATGTTGCCCAAGTTCCCATCCATTAACTTTATATGATTGATTTCTTCCGAGTGTTACGTATTTAGGATATTTTGAGTTAATTATTTCAGGTATTACACCTTTGATTTTATACATATCCTTTTCATATTGTTCCATGAGCATTTGTGAATACTTCATGTATAGTTTTGAATTCTTGGTTGTTGGTTGTTTTTTCCAATCTTCATTCTTTAACCATCTATCAAGAAAATCATCATGATTACTTCTAACAATAACAACATTTTTAAATTTTTCAAATGTTGCAAGATTGAGCATCATTTCATCTATTTCTTTTTCAAGGGAATTCTTACCATGTATTTCTTTTGCGTATTGTACAAAAGGATCTTTCATTTCATGATGATTAATTGATGTGCCGTCAAAAACATCATGCAGAATTACATGTTCTGGTGTAACTTTATCAAGTAACTCCATTGTTTTATTTATAACATCATTGTCATGATTTCCGTAATGCATATCACCAAAAACGATTGCGGACATTTCATTTATTTTGGTAATGTTTCCAGAATCAACTTTATAGCATAAATCTTGGAAGGAACCAGATTTATCATCTGCTGTAACTTGTCTTACATAAAATGTTTCATCATCTTTTATTTCAACAATAACGAATCCATATGTGTGATGAAATTCACCTTTTTTACCTGATTTAGAATCAGTATAATTCATTAGTGTTACCGAACCAGTTGTAACCATCATCTTTGGTTTACAACCTTCAAGTACAGGTATCATTTCTAATTGTACCTTTGGTGCACCAAATACACATGAATTGACACCACTTACACCTTGCATACCACTCATAGGGTTTGTGGCTGTGGGTTGTATTTTAATGTCAGACATAATAGTTATATACTTGTGTATAGAGTGTCTACCAGCATCTAAATATGGTAACACATCATCATGCCATGTATCATAGTCTTTATCAGTAAATACCGATGTTGGATTTTTATATCTACCAGCAATAACGTGGATATCAGCATCAATATATTCAGCATATGCTTTCATGTTGTTGAAAAACTTACTATGTACAGGTGTATCGTTTTGTGCCCATGTTATTAAAAATCTTTTCTTGGTTTTATCATGAACCCTTTGTTTTGCGGTTTCATATTGTTCAGATTCTACTTCAACTTTTTCTTTAAATCCCAATTTTTCTGAGCACCATTTTCTAACAGTCCTTTCCGATTTACCAAAAAGATCCATTAATAGTTTCATTCTTTCATCCCAACTTAATTCAGTATTCCAGTATATATTTCTGGCTTTTTCAATTTGTTCTGGCGTTACATCTTTAAACTTCATAATTATTAAATTTAATTTTCATATTTACCCCTCTCTTTAGGGTATGGTAATCCTACAAGATTTGGGTTTTTAATTTTAAATTCTTCACGCAATAAATTAGTTTCTTTTTTATCTTTGCCTAAAATATATGCGTATTTGTGTTTTTTAGGTATACTTCTCTTTTCACATGAATTCTGATATTGCTTACTTAATTTACGTACTCTATCTTCAATATCTTTGGGCATATTCTCCCATATAATAGTATCACCGTTTTGCCATGATTTATCCCATGTGATACCATCTTCAATAGCAAGTTTCTTATAGACACTTCTACTTCTGAAATATCTATCAGATACCCATTTACCGTTCTTTGCTTTATATTGATTTGTTGCCCCAGAAGATTGCCCTAAATAGTAGAAATTACATGCTTGGTATATTGTACCAAGTTCTTTAGCTTCTGGGTCAGAATAGGCTGTAAATACCCTGTAATCGGTATTTTTAACCATCCATTTAATTGAATACATTATTAATGACGAACCAAGATTCTTTGGCGACCATGATATACATGCACCTCTGGATATTAATCTTTCAAGTTTCTTAGTTTTTTCTCCAAGCAATTTTGAAAATGAGTTGGGCATATCCATAATGATAACACCAGCTAAAATATCTTTATATTTTGCTGTGAAAAAATGTGTTGGGTAGTTACTTATAGTACCTAACCACTCATGTCTTTTAATAAATTTTTTGATTAATTCAACAGTATCTTTATCAGATTTCGGAATAAACTCAAATGTGAAATCACTTACTTTAAGATTATCAACAATATCTTGTGTAAGATTGGATTCGATCAAATCGCCTTCCTTATTATCAGTTCTTATCTGATATTGCCAGCAATGCTCTTTGTCGTAATTTTTAAACCTCTCTGTTATATCTAAAACCTCTTTTTTTACCATTATAATAAATGTATTATTACAATAGTAGAAAATTTCTTTTAAAAAAACAAGTTAGATTAGGAAACAACTCTTCTTACTTTACCATCAAGGAATGATTTGTAGTTAGGGCCTCTAAGTATCAAGATTTCATTACCCTCACGTTTAAATCTAAAGATACCAGCAGCTTCAGCTGAGTCCAATAACGTCTGTAGATAACCTTGTTTATGTTTCAAGTTATTCTGTTCAAAGAAATCGTCAAGGATTGGTTTTTGCGCTGTGTTAATAAATGATATAAGATCTAATATGATCTTATTCTTATTAGGGGAACTGAATGAATATGCGTATGTTGGGTTATCACTTCTCCAAAACACAAATTTGAATTCGAATGGTTCCAATAATATAACCTTTGTATCAATATATTTCTTCAATAGGTTGAAGAATGTTTTTCTGAAGAATTTCTCAGCAATAAACTCATTTGTTGGAATTCGATATATTTCAAAAAAGGTTGTTAAAATAACTTTATTATCCTTTTTAACAAATATTTCAATTTTATTAGTATCGTTAGGGAATAGTAATGTTTCTATTTTCAAATTAGTAGCATCTTTATTTTCCCAAACAATAAATAATTTACCCTTTGGTTCTGGTTTTTTTACAGGTTTCCAATTTTCCGCATCTGTTCTTAAAGTATATTTAAGAAATTTAGTGTCAAATGTTGTTTTCAAAACCAAGTCCACCTTTTTTGGGTTTTGGGTTTTCTTTGGTTTATTTGCATTCAATTTTGGTAGATTCTGTAATTGTTGTTTCTGCGGCTCTTTACCTAAAGGAACATTCGAAGCCATGTTTTTAACCGCTGGATTTACATTACCAGGGTTAGTTTGTTGTGTTGGAGCTGGTTGAGGATTTTGTTGTGGTGTAGCCAACTCTTCATCAAGCTCTTTGAATAAATCTTCTTCAATATCTCTCTTGTTTTTTTTAATCGGAACTTTTAATTGATACCCATCATAAAGATCAGATGATTCAAGAAATAAATTATTATAATCAACATCATAACCATTTTCCTCAAGGATGATATCAATATCATTATCAATCAAATCAGAAATATATTCTGAAACATTACCTCTTATACTGTTAATCGGTAATACTTCAACATAATATTCCCTATTGTTTTCATTAATAAAGGAAATATTATCAGATTTGGTTACACCTTCTGACAACATTTTAGTTATTACATTATTTCTTAATATATCTGATTTTTTCACTGATATTCTCTTTTGTATAAATAGTTGTGAATATGATTAAATTTAATCATAAATTACAACAGTGCATTTTTCTTTTTTATAGGTTGCGTTATCTCTAAGCGCCGTCTTGAGATGATTAGGTAAATTAGTGTTATCAAGGTTACATGCAATTAATTCTGGTAAGCTTGTCAATTTTTCTGGAATGTAGGTTAGATTTTTATTGTAATGTAAATCTAACATAAATAAACGCTTCAAATTCAGAATAGAATCATCCAGGTTTTTCAAATCACATTTTGATAGTGAAAGTCTACATAATTTCTTACATTTATCAATATTTTTTGGTATTTGACTCAATTCTCTATTATTATCCAAATTTAATTCTTCAAGATTATCTAATCCCAGTAAATCAAAATTATTTTGAATATTACAATTACTGAAATCAATTTTTACAAGATTTGTCAAACTCGAAATAAAATCTGGGATATGTTTCAATTTTTTGTCATGTATTATTGATAATTCTTTTAGATTTTTCAAGTTGGTAAATGATTCAGGTATTTCGCAAACATTACAATTGTTAAGTAATAATTGTTTCAAAGCTGTAATTTTACCGATTTCTTTAACATTTTCTTCTGTAAGATTGAAATCAACTAATTCCAATTTTTCTGGTTGAGATTTAACGAGGATACCAATTAATTCTTCAGCATAACCGAGTTTTGTTAAGAACTCTACTACTTTCTGAATTCCTGTTCTATCAGCTTTGCTCATATCACTAACAACCTTAATTATATGGTTGCCCAGATAAAATTTGATTTCAGGATTTTTGTTCAAAAATTCTTGTATATTGATTGGTCGGTCATTTGCATCCATATAGTTACCAGTTTCAAAATGAAACTGTAAGCGAACGGAAGCATCTTTGTTGATATGTTTTTTGGATCCAAATCCTTTTTTAATCAATACAAATAAAGGGCCTTTATCGTAATAGGAATGGAACATATCAGAATATCTTGTACCTGCTGTACACCATGTTGTATTTTTACCAAGAATCTTATTTGATTCTCTATTGTGAGTTATTACAACTACCCATTCTTTATTCTCAAAACAAAGTTCAGTTAGTGGTATTCCAGCATTTTTATATGAGTTTGCATTTCTGGTTTTTAAATCAACATAATTTTGGATTGATTTAATTTCAGAATGTGTTAATGTATGAACATTTTCATTATCATCATCATCATCATCATCATCACCTGGTGCATATGGTTTTATTGTATTAACAAAATCATGATATGTTTTATATTGGTTAATATCTTTTTGAGATGTTGACAACACGTTAGTCTTCTTAAGAAACATAAAAGTTTCAAGAGCCTCGGCTATTTTACCAAAGTCTTCAAAGAATAATGTTTCTTTCCTAATAGTTTTAGCTGAAAACTTATCACCAGTTTTGTTATCCCTTGTAATTTGTGGTCTGTCTTTACATAGATCACTATAAAGATTCACAAACCATTGAATATACTCTTTATTTGGTGATGGATCAAATTGTAGGAAATAGTTCCATAATTGGTCTTTGAAAGTCTCACCAGTACACCAAATATCGCTATTGGTATTAACAAAATGAGCAAATGATATGTCAAAATATTCATCATTTAAATTCGCATCTCTTTCAGGATTTATACCTGTATTTGATAAATTTGGTATAAATTTATTTACAAGTTCAATATTTTTAATATTGAGTAACTTATCTTTTTTTATAGATTTCTCTAAAGTTTTGTTGAATTGCTCGTAAACGAAATCCAATCTGGATTTTTTATTTTCTAACATAGTTTTCCAATTATCCGACAAAAATAACAAATAAAGGAATAAAAAACAAATTTTTAATAAAAAACCTTAGATCCATCTTCATCATATTTGATGAATCTTTTTATGATGGCACCAGCTTTTGCATTAGCTTCATCTTCTATATCGCCACCAACGTCTTGTACAGGATGTTTTACCTTGTTGTCTTCATATTGCTTTTTATGAGTTAACTCATGCGCTATACTTCTGAATACATCACCAAGCATACGATTTTTACCATAAACAACCAACTCTTTATCATTATCTCTATAATAAGCTGTTGTTTTGATACCATACTTTTCTCTTTCAGATACAATTTTTGTTTTGAACTTACCAGTTATTTCAAGCTCATCAATACAAAAATTAATGAATTTATGAGTCAAATATTTCTTTTCCTGATTATATTTTAATTCAGGATCAATATAAACATCAAATTTACCTTTGAGTACGGTTTCAACAAGTTTCATATATTATAAATATTCCTTTTTTTATAAAAGAACTTTATTTATTTCGTTAATTATCTGTTCTGGGCTAATTGATTTAGTACATTCAAACATTCTTGGTGTGTTTTTAAAATCTGGACACCATTCCCAATCACCTGGATCAAGTCTATGTCTGTTAAAACAACCAGTACACAAATTTTTATAATCATTATATATTCTAATACAATCCTCAAATTCTGTATAAGGATAACTAAAACCAGAAATCATCATTGTTTTAGTTCCGAGAGCCCATGAAATCCAACTTAAACCACTTCCCACACCAATAAACATGTCAGCATTTTTAATATCAGCTATTCTATCTTCTATTGGTAAGTCACCTGTTTTATTTATGACACCAGTTAAGGTTCCACCAAGTTTAGAATCATGCCACGCATCTCCGAGTGGTTCTTTTGTAATCATTACAACCTTATAACCTATACTATTCAAATGGTCAATTATTCTTTGCCAACCACCAGGGAACATCCAATATTTGGCATGTGCTGAAGCATGTGGTGCTATAACAACATATTTACCTTGTATATCGGTATCTGGTTTTTTTATGTTTAATTTTGGTTTAATTTCCATATGTGGTAAGCCAAGAATCGATGTTGCTGTATCAATCATTGGTTGTGTTCTGAAATTAGTAGGTACTCTGTTGTAATTGATTGAACCATCTTCATTATAATACCAACCAACAGTATACATAGCATATAAATTATATACTGTATCACCAGGTGTCACAAATTTAATTTCAGGATATTGTCCTTCAAACCAATCATTATGGAACGTTGAAACTGTAAGATTCAAATTATATTTTTTTCTGAACTCATCAAATATTGGAAACCATGCTATGGTATCACCTATCGCACCAGAATCCATTGCAATATAAACATTCTTATTGTTCAAATCAAATATATGTTCCGATACCAATATATCGTTCTCGAACACTTTGATATGCCAATTGACAAGGTATTCTTTTGATGGTTTACACCAACAATTGTTTGTTATTTCAGTCGTGTATTCAATTTTATCAGTATCTCTATTTATAAATTGAACCTTATACTTTGTATTTTTATCACCTGTGATTTCAAGTTTAGCACCTTGAATGAAGGTGTAATTAAATCTATTTTGTTTTTCAATTTGTGGCTTAACCATTATAGGTGTTTCCTCATAAATTTTAACTAATTGATCTTTCATGCTTTTTTGTTTTTCTATTGTTTTCCCATAGATATCTATGAGTTTATTAGTTATATTTTTATATGAATGTTTCTCTGCTGTATCTAACGCTAAGGTTCTACATTGGTCATAATTAGCAATAACATATTTTAATTTTGTTACTATTTGATCTATGTCCCTTTCTACTCTAAATAATCCAGGTAATTTACCTTCTGTTTCATATGTACCAACTACAGGTAAACCACATGCCATTGCTTCTAACAATGTCAAATTTGGATGTCCAGCTTCAAGTATGGAAGGATGAAGAAATATAGTATGTTCTTGATATATATTAAGCAATTGTTGTTCATCGGCATTATATATAATATTAAGATTTTTATAATCTTGTCTGAAAGAATTAAAGAAATTTCTATTATTTTCAGGCCCTACAATAGTTATAGGTAAATTCAAAACTTTGGCTGCATTTACAGCATAGGAAAACCCTTTTCTATCAAATCCTTGATCATTTGCAAAACCATTATTTGCAACACATAACAACCTGTGTTCTGTAGGAGTTTTTCCTGGTTTGAAAAAATCTAAATTTACACCATGTTCCAAATAAATTAATTTCGGATGATAATTGAAATATGGTATCAAAAATTTTGCAGGAACAATTGATAATACTGATTTATCAATAGCTTCAAGATTTTGTTTATAACAATCTGAATCTTTACCATAAACATAGACGTGATGGTCATGACACGTGAATATATAATCAAGACCACGATTCTTTGCTTCGATTGATAAATTCGCTACATGAGTATGAATTATATCAACTGTTGGATCAACATCATTTAAATACTTAATTTCACTTTGATGTCCGAGAGCATTAGTGTTATTATGGTATTCCCATATAATCTTTTCAACAGCTCCCCACCCATTTGGTGGTATAGGTAATAATCCTGGTGTTACTTGGCAAATTCTCATTTAAAAAATACTTGGTTATATACAGAAACTATTTTATTATTTTTAAGAGCTCTAATATCTAAGGCCAAAGCATCTTTATAATAAACCCAGAAATCACTTGGGTTTATTGCGTTAATTTTATCGAATGTTAATTGATCAACAAATGGTTGATCTCTTGCTATTGTATATAAATGAAATGGGATCTTGGCTAACATCAAATAAACAGCAAGTGATGAAAAATGCATATGCCTTTCTTTAGCATAAGCAAAATCCTGTAAAGCACTTAAAAAATCTTTATTTAAATCCGTTTGTTCATAGTTTGGAAAAAATCTACCCATAACTTCAGTACACATGATTTTATCATTATTATATCTAAAATCAAGTCCTAAATTCAATACAAAATCTTCATCAACTACAAGACCATATTCTTCAGCATAAAAATACGGTACATACTTATCTGGTACAGCTCTAAAACCAAAATTATAATATCGTGAGATATTTAAATTTGCTATATAATCATTTGGGTTGAACTTATAGGGTTGTCCTCCTAAATCGTAATTTTCAACAATATGATTACAGTAGATTACATCTTCGGTAAAAGGTTGAATTCTAAGTAAAGATTCTACTCTATTTATAAATGGTACGCCTGATGGTATTATAAAAATTATTTTTTCATTGTATGTTTTATATAACCACGAACATACTGGTAAACATAGACCGAAATCTCCTGTCTTACCTGTGTGAGTAACTCCTATCATTTAATTTTAATTTTACCGTTATTTTTAATATTATTTTCCATGTAAGATTTATTAACCACAATCTTCTTTTTCATAACCCTATTTTCCATTAATTTTATCTCAAAATCGTTTCCATCAAAATCATATATCTTGTAGAACATTTGATTTTTAGTCAAATCGATTCTATTCAAATCTCTTGTATCTTTACTCACAACATCTATCGTGATTGTTCTATTATCAACAAGATTTGATGAGTTAAACCAAACAGCAAATTGATTAGGGTTATTCTCAACAGATAATACATTAAAATATTCAACTCTTGAACAAGTGTCAATTTTACAATTACTCAATAAACCATAAAATTCATCATTGCTCAACATTTTGATTTCTGATAATTTATCTTTGAGATTATAATAAAACATATTTTCTAAACCATTTGAACCAGAACCAACATCATTTTTCCAAGTTGTATAATCCTGTTCGGTTTCTACAACTCTAAAATTTTTACAAAAGAAATCTGTTCTTGTTGCAAATAATACTGTTCTTAAACAATCACCTTCCTGAGCTTTATTATAATTGAATACAGCTTTATTATGTTTCAAACCCTTAACAAGTTCTTTGTAAACATTTTCATCGACTATATCCATATCAAAATTGTGACATATGGCATTAGTATAACCTAACTCCTTTGCAAAACCAATAGCATTACGATAGTTTGTATATACAGCAGGGCCATGATAAACATCATTATTTTCACTTTTAATATTCATATCAACTTTGTATCTATCTGTTTCAGTCCAATATAATGAATAAAAATCATGATGTGTCAAAATATTATCATGGTCGTAAACCACATAATTAGCCTTTTCTTGAAGTTCTAAAGGTACTTTGGCATGAGAAGCTAAGATTACTTCATAACCCTGTTCTTTAGCTGAAATAATTGAATCTAAGGTCAATTTAGTAGTACTTTCTGTTGTCGGATATGATGATATAATCACCACAGTTTTGTCATCATGACCATAAAGCAAAGATTTTATTTTTTTCAAATTTTCATCTTTGCTTGAAAAATCTAAATATTGAATATTTTTGAATTTGTCAAAATAATTTTCATATACTGGCAAATTATATATTAATGTTGGTATATTCCAAGATATTGCTTCTCTGATAACCAAAGGCATTGTTTCTTTGTCATTAACCGTTCCTTTAGATGTAAATAAAAACAAATCCATCGCAGCATAATAATCATCAACATTCGTTTTTTCACCATGCCAAATCATATTATCTGGTTTGTTATTTAACAGTGGTTCCCAATAATATCTAAAATTATCGGCCATATTACCCAATGAATGGAACATAACTTTTTCACCAAGGAATTGGTTCGCATATTCATAAAATTCTGCTTGATTTTTTCTTGGTGTATAAAGACCAACATGGAGAACATGTTTATATGTGGGATCAAGACCGAGTTTAATCAAAGCTTGCTCACGGTTTGGTCTTTCCTTAAATTCTATAGGGTATTCAACAACTTCCGATGGTATATTCAGTGATTTTAACATACCAACTTGGTAATTTGAAACTAAAATAAACTTATCTGGTTGATATTTTTTTCTGGAAGTATCAAATGATGAATCATGTGATGTTTCAAATATCTTGTATTTCCTGTCGGATGTATATATCTGTTTTGCTATATCATCAGACATGAAATATTCAGGCATTTCTTCGAGATGTATAATGTCTGGTTTTATATTGTTGATTGTATCAATCAATATTTGTTTTGATCCACCCCATGGTATGGTGATTAAATTATCACCCAATAAATCTTTTATTTTGTTTTTTTGAATAACTAATCGGCCACCAGTAATATCTTCATATTCAACAACATATATTTTATATATGTTTTTTAATAATTCAACTTTTTTTGTAAGGTATTGAGGAAGGCCACCAGTGCTTAAATGGGGTGCTATATACAATAGAACTTTCATCACTTTTTTTATATAAAAGTAATAAAAGTCCTATCTAAATTAAATAGTAAATTAAGTTGTTATTGTAACACCTAATTTATTTGCAACGTAGGTTGCTGGGTAAGAATTACTACCATTCCAATTAGAATAATCAGTACCAGTAATTACAATAATACCACTATCATGTACAACACTGGAATCATCCAATACTTGCCACTGCACTTTACAATATAGATTAAAATCATCGGAAGCGCTTGTTACCGATAACTTGGTTACATTAACCGTATCATTGTATTTCCATTTTACTGGAGAAATATTTACTGTCATATATTTATATTTTTATTAATTTTGATTTATTAACATGATATTATGTTTGTAATAACACCATTTCTATTAATTTGCCAAGACTCAGCTGTATCCAAGTTAAAATACCATTGATTATTACCATCAAATAAATCGTAATAATTTCCGCTGACATCTAACACATAAACCAAATTTTGATAACCTTGAAAGAATGTACCAGTATTAGGGTCAGTAGAGCCAGTTTTACATGCATTGATATCTGTTTTATAAGCTGTAAGACATACATTATACCCTTTTCCAAATCCAAGCCCCAAAACTTGCATATTTATACCATTTTTTTTATTTATATTATATATGTTTACACCATCCAAATTATTTGTGATGTTATTAACCATATCAATTCCGTTCAGTTGCCCCATAGTTATATTTTTTATAATGTAATATAATCATTTGATGGATTGAAGTATATTGTTTGTACAGTTCCGACACCCCCCATTTGAGCAACAAACCCAACAGATCTTACTATATTTCCAGATGTGTAATACGTATTTACCTCATCTAAAGTTGCAAAATTACCTGGTGAACCAGGAGAAACCCCATCCATATAAAGTTGATCACCAACGTTTGGAGTATATGTTGATGATACACCATATGGTTCTGAAATAAACCCTCTTATTAATATATCTGTTACAAATCCGAGTGCGGCTGTTTTAACACAAACACCCAACATATTAATAGCTGTGGCTGAACCTGTAGCGTCAGCAAGTTGCCATATACCACTTGCGTCCAAGTAACATAATTGTCCGTAACTTAAACCATATGCACCAGCTGTTTGATTAATCAAAACATCACCTGTAAAATTACCGCTTGAATATCCTGTAAGGGATAATACCGATGTTATACCAGTTCTTGGTGTTCCACCTGCAAGAATAGTTGTAAGACCAGCAATTAAGACTTTGTTTGTTGTGTCATATTTAACATTATGTGTGTCTGTTACTGTTGATGCACCAGCAGTAATAACCATATAATTTGGATAGTCACTGAATGTACCACCACTTATACCTGATGTACCACTGAAAGATACACCACTTGTACCTGGAATACCACTTGTACCAGCTGTACCATTAACACCAGATGTGCCAGCTGCACCTGTACCTGATGTACCAGTAGCACCTGATGTACCAGCGGTACCATTGATACCTGATGTTCCACCACCACCTTTAGTACCTGATGTACCAGTAGCACCTGAAGTACCTGACGTTCCGTTCACTCCAGAAGTACCAGTTGCGCCTGATGTACCTGATGTTCCGTTTACGCCTGAGGTACCTGCTGCACCTGTACCTGATGTGCCAGTTGCACCTGAAGTACCTGATGTACCGTTTACACCTGATGTACCTGAAGCGCCTGTACCAGACGTACCTGTAATACCAGATGTACCAGCGGTACCGACTGCTCCTGAAGTACCAGAGTTACCTGATGTACCAGCAGTTCCAGATGTACCACTTATACCTGTTAAACCGTTAACACCTGATGTTCCGCTTGTACCAGACGTACCAGATGATGCTGCATTAGTACCAGATGAACCAGCAACACCAGATGTACCGTTTGAACCTGTTGTACCACTTGTTCCAGAAACACCAGAATTACCAGAGTTTCCTGAATTACCTGATGAACCATTAGAACCAGTTGTTCCAGATGTTCCTGATACAGTTGATGTACCTGAAGTTGAAACAGATCCTGAAGAACCATTACTACCTGAAGTACCTGAAGTAGAACTTATTGTCGAAGTACCTGAAGTTGAGTTAATTCCTGATGTACCATGTGTACCAGAGCTACCTGACGTACCGCTTGTTGATGATAATGATGAAGTTCCAGATGTGCTTGCTGTACCTGATGTACCATTAGAACCATTAGTACCAGAAGTACCAGAAACTGTTGATGTACCAGCTGTTGCATTTATACCAGATGTACCATTAGTTCCTGAAGAACCACTTGTATTACTTAATCCACTTGTACCAGCAACACTATTTGTACCTGATGAACCGTTAGTTCCTGATGTACCTGATACCGATGATGTACCTGATGTCGATACTGAACCAGAGCTACCATTAGAACCACTTGTGCCACTTGTTGATGATACGGTTGATGTTCCAGAGGTTGAATTGGTTCCTGATGTACCATGCGTACCTGAAGTACCAGCAGTTCCACTTGTTGATGATACTGATGATGTACCTGATGTAGTTGTTGCTCCAGACGTACCATTAGAACCTGATGTTCCAGAGGTAGAACTTATTGTTGATGTTCCAGAAGAACTATTTGTACCACTTGTACCATTAGTACCAGAAGTACCAACTGTACCTGATGAACCTGATGCACCGCTCACACCATTTGCTCCAGACATACCTGAAGTACCTGATGTACCAGTTGTACCAGATGAACTGTTTGTTGATGATGTACCAGAAGTACTTGACAAACCACTCGTACCAGATGTACCAGATGTACCAGCTGTATTAGAAATACCTGATGTACCAGCTGTAGAATTTGTTCCAGAAGTACCATGTGTACCTGATGTACCAGAAGTACCACTTGAAGCAGATGCTGTTGAGGTTCCTGATGTTGTTGCTGAACCTGATGTACCATTAGAACCTGTTGTGCCACTTGTACCAGATGCTGTAGATGTACCAGAAGTGGATGTCAATCCAGATGTACCACTTGTACCGCTTGTTCCTGATGTACCAGAAACAGTAGATGTACCTGAAGTACTTGCTATACCACTTACACCATTTGTGCCTGATGTACCACTTGTTGATGATACAGTTGATGTACCAGAAGTGGATGTCAATCCAGATGTACCACTTGTACCGCTTGTTCCTGATGTACCAGAAACAGTAGATGTACCTGAAGTAGAATTTGTACCTGAAGTTCCGTTTGTGCCTGAAGTACCAGATGTGTTAGATAATCCTGAAGTTCCAGCCAAACCATTAATTCCAGATGTTCCGTTAGTACCATTAGTACCTGAAGTGTTACTCAATCCAGAAGTTCCACCAATACCATTTATTCCACTTGTTCCATTAGAACCGTTAGTTCCTGAGGTACCAGAAACGGTAGATGTTCCTGATGTGGATGCTAATCCTGATGTACCATTAGAACCGTTTGTACCTGATGTTCCACTAACAGTCGATGTACCAGCAGTTGAGCTTGCACCACTTGTTCCATTTGTACCTGATGTACCACTCGTATTGCTTATACCACTTGTACCTGCAACACTATTTGTACCTGACGAACCATTTGTACCTGATGTTCCTGAAGTAGATGAAACTCCGCTTATACCATTAGTACCAGATGTTCCAGATGTGCTTGATGCTGTGGAAGTTCCAGATGTTGATACAGAACCTGAAGAACCATTTGTACCTGATGTTCCACTTGTTGATGATACAGTAGATGTACCTGAAGTTGAATTAGTTCCTGATGTACCATGTGTACCAGAACTACCAGTTGTACCAGCTGTACCACTTGTTGATGAATTACCAGATGTTGTTGTTAAACCAGATGTACCTTGGCTACCATTTGTACCACTCGTTCCGCTTGTGCTACTCAATCCTGAAGTACCACCTAAACCATTAATTCCAGATGTGCCGTTTGTACCTGATGTGCCTGATGTATTACTTAACCCACTTGTTCCAGCCAAACCATTAATACCAGATGTTCCGTTAGTACCATTCGTTCCTGAAGTATTACTTAATCCTGATGTACCACCTAAACCATTGATACCAGATGTACCATTGGTACCTGATGTACCAGATGTACTTGAAACCGTTGACGCACCTGATGTAGATGCTAATCCTGATGTACCATTTGAACCATTAGTACCTGATGTACCTGAAACTGTTGATGTACCTGATGTAGATGCTAATCCTGACGTACCATTGCTACCATTTGTACCACTTGTACCAGATACAGTTGACGTACCTGCTGTAGCATTTGCGCCAGAAGTACCATTTGTGCCACTCGTACCTGAACTGTTACTCAATCCTGAAGTACCAGAAGAAGAATTTGTTCCTGATGTACCAGCTGTTCCTGAAGAACCTGCCGTATTTGATAAACCTGATGTACCAGCTGTACCATTAGTACCTGATGTATTACTTAATCCAGATGTACCAGCAGGCGATGAAAATCCTGATGTACCTTGTGTACCTGATGTTCCACTTGTTGATGACAAACCAGACGTACCAGCTAAACCAGATGTACCATTAGAACCTGTTGTTCCTGATGTTCCAGAAGTTGAACTATTACCTGATGTTGTTGATGTACCAGAAGTTCCATTAGAACCACTTGTGCCACTTGTTGATGAAACAGTTGATGTACCAGCTGTTGAATTAGTTCCAGATGTGCCATTAGACCCAGAAGTTCCAGATGTATTTGAAAGACCTGATGTTCCAGCCAAACCATTGATACCAGAAGTACCATTAGAACCAGTAGTTCCTGAAGTACCAGATGTTGAGCTATTTCCAGAAGTTGTTGTTAATCCTGAAGTACCATTAGAACCAGTAGTTCCTGAAGTACCAGATGTTGAGCTATTTCCAGAAGTTGTTGTTAATCCTGAAGTACCATTAGAACCAGTAGTTCCAGATGTGCCAGATGTACTCGAATTACCACTTGTTGTAGTTAATCCTGATGTACCATTAGTTCCTGTTGTACCGCTTGTACCTGATGCTGTTGAAGTTCCTGAAGTTGAGTTAGTTCCTGAAGTACCGTTTGTACCTGATGTTCCTGAAGTATTTGATAAACCAGAAGTACCAGCTGTGGCATTTGCTCCAGAAGTACCATTTGTTCCTGAAGAACCACTTGTATTACTTAAACCACTTGTTCCAGAAGTTGAGTTAGTTCCAGATGTACCAGCCGTACCAGAAGATCCAGCTGTGTTTGACAATCCTGATGTACCTGCGGTACCATTAGTACCACTTGTATTACTTAATCCTGATGTACCAGCTGTACTTGACAATCCTGATGTACCATTGGTACCTGAAGTACCAGATGTGTTACTTATTCCTGATGTTCCAGCTAAACCACTCGTACCTTGACTACCGTTTGTACCAGATGTACCAGAAGTATTTGATATACCAGATGTGCCAGCTAATCCATTTATACCAGATGTACCATTAGATCCGCTTGTACCACTTGTATTACTCAAACCACTTGTTCCAGCAGTTGAGTTAGTTCCAGATGTACCATTAGATCCGCTTGTACCACTTGTATTACTTAAACCACTTGTTCCAGCCAAACCATTAATTCCAGATGTACCATTTGTTCCTGAAGAACCGCTTGTTGACGATAATCCAGAGGTACCTGCACTTGAGCTGATTCCTGATGTACCAGCAGTACCATTAGTACCACTTGTATTACTTAATCCAGATGTACCAGCTGTACCAGATGATCCTGATGTATTTGATAAACCAGATGTTCCAGCTGTAGAATTAGTTCCTGATGTTCCAGCTGTTCCTGAAGAACCTGCTGTATTTGATAAACCTGATGTACCTGCGCTACCGTTTGTACCAGATGTATTTGATATACCTGATGTACCAGCAGAAGATGAATATCCTGATGTACCATGTGTACCTGAAGTACCTGATGTATTTGATAGACCAGATGTGCCAGCTAAACCACTTGTTCCCTGGCTACCTGTTGTACCACTTGTACCAGATGTTGTTGATAAACCACTTGTTGCATTCAATCCTGATGTACCATTAGATCCTGTTGTACCAGATGTACCTGAAGTATTTGATAAGCCAGACGTACCAGCTAAACCATTAATTCCAGATGTACCATTCGTACCTGATGTTCCACTTGTATTACTTAATCCGCTCGTTCCAGCCAATCCGTTTATACCTGAAGTACCGTTAGTACCGTTTGTACCTGATGTATTACTTAATCCTGATGTACCAGCGCTCGAATTTACTCCTGATGTACCAGCCGTTCCGTTTGTACCTGATGTATTACTTAGACCAGATGTACCTGCACTTGAATTTGTACCAGATGTTCCATTAGAACCACTTGTTCCACTTGTTGATGATAAAGTAGATGTACCAGCTGTTGATGAAACTCCTGATGTACCATTAGAGCCGCTTGTGCCACTCGTTGATGAAATTGTAGAAGTACCAGCTGTTGATGAAACTCCAGATGTACCATTTGTACCTGAGGTTCCAGCAGTACTTGATAAACCTGAAGTATTTGCCAATCCTGATGTACCGTTAGAACCTGTTGTTCCTGATGTTCCAGATGTTGAACTATTTCCAGATGTTGTTGTTAATCCTGATGTACCGTTAGAACCACTTGTTCCACTTGTTGATGAAATTGTAGATGTACCAGCAGTACTTGACATACCTGAAGTACCATTACTACCTGATGTTCCTGATGTTCCTGATGTATTTGATAAACCAGATGTACCAGCAGTTGAATTAACCCCTGAAGTACCAGCAGTACCATTTGTACCACTTGTCGATGATAAACCAGATGTACCTTGTGTTCCATTACTACCAGAAGTACCACTTGTTCCGCTTGTACTTGAATTACCGCTTGTAGAACTCAATCCTGATGTACCATTTGTACCAGATGTACCACTTGTAGATGATGTAGTTGAAATACCAGCTGTAGAAGCTATACCGCTTGTACCATTAGAACCTGATGTTCCTGAAGTACTTGATACTGTGCTTGTACCTGATGTACCATTAATACCTGAAGTTCCTGATGTACCATTTGTTCCAGAAGTTCCACTAACACCTGATATACCATCGATACCGTTCAAACCATTTA